ATGTATACACGTTACAGCTTTAATCCGCACTTGGGTAAAACCTACGTGTACGACAACAAATACTACAAAAATCTAGGTAGCGTAATCAAAAACGCCAAGCGCAGGCGTCATCAGCTCGAGCATGAACTCGAGGAGCGCAATCTTGACCCTCTAGACAAGTACTTGGTGGCCGAGGACCCGTTTTTAGGACCGGGCAAAAACCAAAAATTGACCCTTTTTAAAGAGATACGTAATGTCAAGCCCGACACGATGAAACTTGTCGTTAACTGGAGCGGTAAAGAGTTTCTCCGTGAAACCTGGACGCGCTTCATGGAAGACAGTTTCCCTATAGTTAATGATCAAGAGATCATGGATGTATTTCTGGTAATTAATATGCGTCCCACTAGGCCTAATCGTTGCTACAAGTTCCTGGCTCAACACGCGCTGCGTTGCGACCCAGATTACGTGCCTCATGAAGTCATCCGCATCGTTGAACCATCGTGGGTAGGTAGCAACAATGAATATCGCATCAGCCTGGCCAAGCGCGGCGGCGGATGTCCTGTCATGAATCTGCATGCCGAGTACACCAATTCGTTCGAAGAATTCATTAGCCGAGTGATTTGGGAGAACTTCTACAAGCCAATTGTGTACATAGGCACGGATTCGTCAGAGGAAGAAGAGATTCTTCTTGAGGTGTCATTGGTGTTTAAGGTTAAAGAGTTCGCCCCCGACGCGCCTCTGTACACTGGACCGGCTTATTAAAATGAAACAAACAAAATTATTGCACAACATTTATTTCATCATCGTTATTATTCATCTATTACTCACACAGTAATGACTAATAAAAATTATGACTAAAAAATGACTAATAAAAATTATGACTAAAATCAATGATTCACCACACAAATATCAAAATTGGTGTTATTATTTTCCCATTGAATTATCGCCAATGAGTTTTAGGTATGCACAACACTCTTTGTGTGATGGCAGCATCAAATCAGCCACGATTGAATCGCAACAAAAGGTTCTAAACAAGTTTGAATTACTATCGTAGAAACAACCCCATTTCGCTGCCAAACTATCGGCGTTAACTTGCAACAACGAATGCACGCGCGTTTCATGATCAAAAAAATCTTTATGCACACAACTAACAATATTCTCATTGCGTAAATCGCCTTTGCAATCGCTATGCAACATTTGTAGCGTGCTAATTGGAACTTGACAATCATTTTTTAGGCCGCATATAGCACATTTTAATTCTTGATTGCACGTCCAATACAAACCTAACGATGACAATTTATGTATATTTTCCGATCCAACATTGGAAGGAAACGTTTGTATGCGCTCGCTTTGGATGCGCATTTTATTACTTTTTTTGTTACTTTTTATAAAAGAATTGAACAGAAAACTTTCTCTTTGAAGTTCATCACTGTAAAATTTTTTATCTCGATAAACCGTGGACGCGACAAAAGCGTTTTTGAATTTGACCAAATATATACAGATAGGCGCGTCCATCACATAAATCTGCCTTTGCATTTGCCTATAGTGAGGATCGGTCTTTTCCACTTGAAAACAGTAGTCGCCCAACTTGTTGAGCGAAAACGCTGTATGTTTAACACGGTATCGATTTTTTTTCACATTCATTTTGTTTCTGATCTCGTCAATGGTTACATCTTTATATGTGATGGGCGACTTGATTTCTAAAGGTATACGCAAGCCTGTGTCGGTGGCAAAAAATGCATCGGGAGAAGCCGAATATAAACCCATACGAGAAAAAAACATTCCGCAATCCAACACCACTTCTGTAATGTTACAACCCAGCTGTTCTTCTATCTGCCGTTGTATCAACGCAACTAATCCGGCGTGCTTTTTTATTTCGCTTTCTTGATTATGTCCAAACTGAAAAGCCTCTGAATTTTGACAAGAAATAAAGGTCGAAGATCCAGACGCAGTTCTCCTGTCCAAACGTAGCAGCATCCAAAGTGGATTTTTTGTTTGGCCACGCGTGCTTCGTTCTAAATACGAGATAGTCTCGTTGGTTAAAAACTTCTGCGTCAAGTTCGTCACATATGTGCAATAATTATAGCGTTCGTAAATTTTTTTTTGTTCGTCAGTCAGAACATCCATGATAATTTTTTATCGCGCCACAATGTTTATCTGCGCCCGCGCCAAATACATATAAACCGTTATCAAGTCGTGCTGCTTTATAACGCGACTGGCGCTGTTGCTGTGTTAAAATGTTCAATACGAGTACGTTAAACGATATTGCTAAAAAAAAATTGAGCAATAATTTTTGTATTCCGCGCAGCGACGTGCCCAATATAATTCGCAAGTTATTCACGTTTTGTGTACGATGCAAAGTTAACACCGTGACCATAGTAAAAGGAAGAATTTCTTATTGTTACGATTGCGGAAGAAAATGCGAGCAGTGCGAAAATCCAGCAAAGGTCCGCCGTTTTGAGGTTAACGCTAAAGACACGTTTAACGCTCAAACTACCATTAACTGTTATAACATAACAAATAAAAAAGAATTTATAGAAAGGTATAATGCAAATATCAAAGAATACAAAAAATATTCTTTTAATTTTGCAGCTTACAAACTTTTATGTGATAAACATGACATTTATTATTATTGTGCCTTATGTAAAGACTTTTGTGCTAAAGATGTGTTACTTAAAATAGGCCAGAGCAGCGTTCCAACAAAAATTAATCATTATTACATTTGTATGAAGTGTGCGTTGCACATTCACTGTGATAAATGTGCCACTACGTTTACCCTTGAAAACGTTGAAGAGTTTATGAACGGTACACAAGAGCTATTTTTTGGGGTGTTTGGTTATTGTAATTATGTTGTGTGTTTTAATCATTTTTCATTTTTGTATGCTAGTGTCAACAGGGACGAATGGCAATTTCACAATTTTGTGCCCAATTGTTCTAGTAAAGGTCAAATTTTTAATCATGATATTGTTAAAAGTGATGACACGTCTGTTGTAATAAATTTTGATGACGACTTGATAGATTATGAGCACAAAATAAAACAGAATAACATATTGCAGGATGCCATGTACAGTTTAGATTGTTTCGAGGTTATTGTAAAGAATGTTAATTTGTTCGATGTTATTGACGAAACTGAAGCCATAAAATTAGTGGAAAGGGGCGTTAATCTTTTGTCGACGGAAGAAGTCATAAATTTGCTGTTTTATGTTCACAGTCTGAGAATGTCTAATATGGTGGTATCATTTTTTGAAAAAACAGGCTTGCCCAAATGCACTTTGAAATCGGTGTGTTCGATTTGTGAATACGAGTTGGACAATATTCCGTTACCTACAACTGAATTTGAGTATCATACCGAAATACGCACAACGGAATGCTGTAATAAAGATAAATTTTGCGTTTATGGCATAGATTGTGATCTGTATGATTTTATGTTTAATATTAATAATTATTGTAATCGTTGTTGGAAACCTTTGTATAAAATTTTAGACGTAAGTAACGATGAAAACTATGTTTGTTTTCATTAATCCGTTAGTATGTCGTCGATTTTTTTCTGTATATCCAACAGGAGTGGACTGTCGGGTTTCAATGCTACCGCTTCGTCTATTTTCTGTTTAGATAATGCAGTTTCATTCTTTAACATTAAATCTTGAATTAACCTAACATAATTGCTTTCATTCAACAAGTCTATGTATGTGTTGTCTATCAAAATAGGATTATTTTTAACACCGTATTTAGATATTAAGTTATTGTTAATTTTTGCATTTTTGACACTGTACAATTTTTTGAGTTTCTTTTTGTCTCTCGCATCGGTCACGACATTTTCTAATAAATTTTCATATAATTTAGCCTTATTTTGTTTTTTTATTTGCTCTTCGTCCAATTCCTGGTACCATTCATTATCTGTACTTACGTCTGTCGCATCAAATTCGCTGGAAGAAGAGTTGGCTAAAGCGTTGTAACGGCTAGATAATACCTTTTGTAGCGCGTTAACTACCATTGGACTGTTAGTATTGGCAGTTTCAACAATTTTTTCAACGGGTTCAACTTTTTTTAGTTTTACACCTTTCTGTATCAGCTCTAGATGCTTGTTAATTGCAAATGGCGGTGATGATGATGGCGCTGGTGATGATTTAACAGGTTTTTTAACACCTTGCTGTATGTTTTTTAGAGGAGGCGGTGGAGGTGGTGGAGGCGGCGGCATAATATCAGCAGGCGGTGGAGGCGGCGGAGGCGGTGGAACACCACCAAACGGTATTGAAAATACTTCGGTGGCAGTTTGATACAAGTCTATAGGATTGATTATATTACTCTGCAATTCTGCAACAGTTTTGTCTTCATCCACAAAAAAGTTTTCTAATGAATAAAAACTTTCTTGGTTGGCATCAGGGCGTTTTACGTTACCAATTTCCTGTGGATACGGGCACCTAGTCACTGGAATTGCATTGTCTAAATCAACTATTTTATTGAACAGTTTATCAATGTTTTCGCGTTGTTTTTGATCTTGTAAATATTGTTTGTAGATTATGAAAAATTGTTTGTAATTATCTTCAACGTTTTGTTTAAGAGATATATTGTTTAAAATTTCAGTCATCTGCTTTTTATATTCTTCAATATCGACTTTATTAACTATATTTTTAAGAATAGGCAGTTTATCAAGTTGCGAAACGGGCATGGAAACGGGTGCCGGAATTTTATACTGGGGCTGTGAAATTTTTAATCCGTCCACAATTTCATTGGCAAGTTGTAACAGTTGTACAGCTTCTTGAAGATTTAAATTATAATTGTTGTTCAAAATTTTATTTTGAAGTTCGTTGGGTTTGAGTAGTTTAAAAAAATCTTGAAGGTCGTTTATTGGTTCATTCAGTAAATAATTGCTTGCCAACATGGTCGACTATGTTGCGGACGAGTTAACTAATTTTAAAAAAGATACAATCAAAATGAATATCAAAATTAGCGATGGCAAGTTTGGTAAAATTACTGTTTTGCAACACAAGCCAACTATGAAATTGTTCTTATGTAAAGAGATTCGGCCGCAAGACTATAACGGTATTGAGCCTATGGTGCACACAATCATGCAAAAGAATAAATACTTTTTAAAATTATACTATTTGTGCGAAACTCCTCGTCGTAACATACTTATTATGGATTATGTACCTGATGGCGATCTGTTTAATCTGTTACGCAAAGAAGATCATTTGGGCGAAGACGAAGTTATATTTATTATACGACAAGTGTGTGAAGCCCTCGCTGCGCTGCATAAGCATCTTATTATACACAATGACATAAAGCTAGAAAATGTGTTATACACCAGAGGAAAACAAATTTATCTTTGCGACTATGGTTTGTGCAGAATAAAGGATTCAAAATGCGTCGACGATGGAACTTTGGATTATTTTTCTCCGGAAAAGTTATCTTGTCTGTTTTATAGTTACAGCGTAGACTGGTGGGCGGTCGGCGTGTTAACTTATGAACTACTTTGTGGCATACATCCTTACAAAAAGACTGTCGGAGAAGAGCTATCATTTAGTCAACTACATTATCGCCAAAAACATTGGGAAATAACATTTAAAAAACGATTGTCTACAAAGGCTAAGTCATTTATTATCGGCATGCTGTGTTACAAGAAAGATTTTAGAATTACCAAAGAAAAAGAAATTTTAGGTCACGAGTTTTTAGTTTGAATTGCGCGGCCGTGTATATCGCGTGGCTGCGTCGCGTGGCTTATCTGCCACATAACTCTAGAAAAATATGACTCTAGGGATTCTAATAAAAATATGAAATAAATTTTACGGTTTTTTATTTATCATTATAAACTTAATCTATTACAAGATTATCATCATACAAGATTATCATCATAAACAAACTTAATCTATTACAAGATATAATACATGGTTAATGACAGTACTTAACTATTGGTTATACGCCGTTGAACAGCTAATTTAAACGATTCACTCAATTCACTCGCGCCATTTTCAAATGGCCGGCTGCCTGGCAAATAGATTTTTTTCTTATTTAGCTTGGGTACAATGTCGGCCACCTGCACATCTACATAGGCCGGTCGAGTGTTAGACACTATTGGTTTAGGTATAGTGGTAATCGTGTCCTCAACAATACAACAATCATTGTCTGAATCACTGCCTGAATCACTATTCTCGTCTTTAACAATAAGCTCGTCATAATAAACGCGGTATACATTATCAAGTGGTTGAATATTTACACTTTCAGGCAATACAGGCAATACAGGCAATTCAGGCAATTCAGGTAATACATCAGATACATCAGGTAATACAGGTAATTCAATAGGCGGCAATTCAGGTAATACAACATCAAATTCAGGTAAATCAATAGGCGTAGGCAATTCAGGCAAATCCGGCAACGCCTCAATCAATGTCTCATTAGACAATGGTGGCAATTCTATGATATCCTGCATGTATGCAGCAGAACAGTCGCTAGTATGCTCTGCTAATTTAAAAGAAGGCAGCGACGCGCGTTTAGTTGGAGGACAATCATTGTCGTCGTCGGATATACAACGACGGCGGCGAGAAACTTCGGTCACAATTTCGGAATCTGAATCTGACAAATCAAAATCAGCTTGAATATTAGGTTCAGGTTCAGGCGTTTGAAGTCTTTTATATTGAGATATTTGGGAGGAACTATTGAAAGCATCAGGCAAAGGTGTAGGAGATTTAGTAGGAGAAGTTAATCTAGTTGGCGTTGGCAATCTAGTTGTCAAAGTGGGAGTTGGTGTCGGCAGTCTAGGCAAGGCAGGAGATTTAGATTTAGATTTAGATTTAGATTTAGATTTAGATTTGTAAGATTCAGATTTAGATTTGTAAGATTCAGATTTAGATTTGTAAGATTCAGATTTAGATTTGTAAGGCTCGGGCGAACTCGCTGGTGGCAAATTGTTATAGCAAGCTATACATGCTCCATCGGTATGGCTTTTATATGTGCACACTAAACACAAAACATGTTTTGAACTTGAACAAAATTCCATATTATTAGAATAATTAAATTTACAATTGTCACACAATCTATAAAAGTTAGCAAATTGTGTACCAATAAATGCTTCCTGAACTGAAATCAACTGTAAATTAATATTTTTTAACTCATTGGTTAAAGCGGCCATACCATGCGTCAACAAATACATCATTATGTTATTGATTTCATATTTGGAAGTCAAATTATTAAAGCCAACAGCATTAGGGTCGCTAGTGATTCTGTTAAAAGTTTCCGAGCAATTGTTCATAAACTCGCTTTTAGAAATTTTGTCAATATTTTCTAAAAGATTATAAAACAAAATATAATTATTAAAATGCTGTGCAGTGGCACCATAGTGTTGTAAATATGAATGGGCGCAAGTAATCAAATGACAAAGTATGGACGCTTTGGTTAAAACAGTTAAAGCCTTCTCATATTTTTTCTTGTTATTGTTATCAATCAAATTGATGAACTGGAACATTTGCTCATACATACCAGTTACTAAATTACGCTGTTTGTATGTAATTTTCTCAAACCTAAACATTCTGTCAATTAAACATATATAACCAACTTTATGCGAGATGTTGTTAATATTAATATAACAAAACAGTTTGTTTTCTGGTCTGTTAACTGAAAAAGATACCTTGAGATAATTCTTGGAACTCTTCAATTGTCCGATGGTTATGTTGTTCAGCATGCTGAAATTGATGTCATCGTCAGCCGCTTGATGTTCAGTGCTAGCCACTTGAGGCTCGTCAGCCGCTTCGCTGCGAGCTTTTTTGCTGCTTGAGCTGGATTTCGAAAAGCGCGACTTGGATCGCTGCTTGCTGTATGACTTGCGTTTGTCAGCTTTTGACACCGAACGCGAACTCGAACGTTCGCTAGATGTTGACGCCGAACGTTCGTTAGATGACGCCGAATTTTGGCTTGACGAACGGCGAGATAGAGAACGCGATTGGCGCTCGGCAACACTTTTAGGCGAAGACATATTGATAACAATAATCACTGGCACTGGCACTGGCACTGGTGTTGTACAACTTTTCGTTGCGAAGTTTGCTGTCAAACTAACTTTACTATGAGTTTCGTCGATTTTATATACTAAGTTTGTTGATAAGATAAGGTACTTAGGAGATAAGGCACGTCACGTCATCCATGAGGTGCGTCATCCACGAGGCACGCCATCCACCACAGCTTGCCTATGTATGAACTTTTTTGTCCTTCAAAAAAGGACCTTAAAGTGTAGTGTATTTAGAGCATATAGTACAGTGTAGACTTTGTCTATTAAAACAGTCTACGATTTGAAATTTTGTTCTGGATATGAGTAAAAAAAAATTAGGGTACTTTTTTGCACTGCAAAAAAATGAAATTAAAAAATTTATATAGTTTGCATAATTTATTTAAAATTAAAAGTATATAAAATTAAATACTTAAACTAATTACAAATTTTTGTTTAAAAAATAAGTTGCTGCACCATTTTTGTCAAAATCCGGCACGTACTTGATCAGCATTTTTAACCACACGTCATTTTCGTTAGTTTTGAGTTTAATTTTTTCAAACTCATTTTTCATTTTCATATAGATCAGCATCGTTTGAGTTCTGGGGTTCAAGCTTTTAGTTGTCTTGGATCTGCACGCCCTTTTAAAGCATTTTATCAAATTGTTGCGATTGGTAGCTTTTCTGGACTCGTTGTATTTTTTAAAATTCTTGGCAGCCAATGCATTCTTAGGATTATATTTGCTTAAATCCGTATGCATATCGTAAGTGTAATAATTGGGGTTTACACGTAACGCTTTCAGCGTAGCATTGATTTGAACAAAACTATCGTCTGTTTCGGGAAGCAAATAATTGCTGTCCAAAATTTTGTACAAATCAGCGTATTTTTTTCGGCAATATGTTTTATGCCACGATTCTGTGCGATCTGTATCTTTCATCTCGTCATTTAATTGTTGCAATGCAGGATATAAAACATTACTTTCTAGAGTTTGTCTATCGAAACCGTATTGACACGTTTCATTGATTTCTAAGTGCATTTCATCCACAATTTTCAGTTCTCTCTGTAGCTTTAAAACGCTTTTAGAATTTGGACAGCTATAAATTAATCTTGATAATACAGAAACAATTTCTTGATACCTCTTGATGTCCTCGTTGTGCTGGTGCAGTCGCTGGAGAGCGCTTCTAAATTCTGAATCCATGTTTGACGCGCAACGTTCGCAAAACTAATGAAAATGTTAGGGCAAGTTTCTCCTTTTATACCAAATTGTTATCATGTTATCTTAATTTATCTCAAATGATATCGGCTTAATTTGACATTATCTCAAATGATTAATGACCGTGGTTGATATCGGCTTAATTTGACATTATCTCAAATAATTAATTACCGTATTAATTTGATTATATCTTAAATGATTGATGATCGCATTATATAGGCTTAACGTTATCTGCGGTCGCGGCGATAGGAGTCGACATTATTCTTTTAAAAATAACTATGCCTATTATCACGATAAAAAACAGGCCGCCCAAAATTAGGATTAAAGGCAGCAGTTTTTGACCCAGACTTTTGCTTTTATCCAAAGACTTGACCACGAGTCCCTCTTCGCCCAGCAAGTGATCCAGTCCGAGATCTCCGATTAAATCTCCCAATAGATACGGTTCCACGCATTGAATAGTCTGGCCGGCAGGCAGATCAGATATGTCCACGTATTGAGGTGAATTTACATCTGCAGTGGGATCGCTGGCCCTACACACTGTCTGTTCGACGGCATAATTAAAGCCACGGCATATGTTTGCTAGCTCTTCAGAACTTGTTAGCAGCGGATCAAAATCGCACAAAGTTACGTTGTTCAAATTGTTAACGTTCAATTGGCAGGTGCGGTCTCGCAATATACACGCTCTAATGTCGTCACCGCCATTGGTGCCCACATAATAATAACTGCCGCCGGTATTGTTAAGAGCGCTGATTATGTCTTGAACAAGAGTTGCAGCAGAAAAAGCTAAATAAACTCCCGCGCCAACCAACGCTGTTACACCGGCGATTTTAGCGTTTTCCAAATAGGTGCGCAATCGCGGTTGCTGCTCCAACACGTTTTCTACACCTTGCTGCGATCTAGTATTTGTGCTAGGATAATTATTTTTCACAGCAGTTTTGCGCAAATCAAGACTGTGCAAATTGGCATCGGGAACATTGTCCGCCCGTCTCAGCGTTCCGACCGAATTAATTTGAGCATCATTAGCACTAGGAAAAATATTGCGTATGTTTGGTGTGTCGTTATTGCGCATAATTCTGTTCATATCAGCGGTGCTGATAAATTGGTTGTTAGATAAAGAATATCCGGGCACGTAGGAGTCGCCAATGACGCGATAAGTAGGCGCAGAAAATACATTTTGAAAACCAGAAGGGCTTGATTGCAACACATTTAAATTGTCTACGTTAACGAACTGATTAGGGTTCGTATATACACGATTGACTCTCCGTAAAGATGTAAAAAAGCTCATAGTATATCCTATAATTAACTTAATAAAACTATTTGTATGGGATTATATGATAGATAAAAATAAATATTTTTAATGTAATGTGTTTTATTGTTGTTGTTGTTTGTTAACAATTTTTAAATAGTGATATTTTAACATATAAAATCTTAACTTAAACGAAGCTACATCTTCGTCTTTTTTGTAGTTCAAACCGTAGTACTCTTCCAGCGCAAACATCATTTCTCTTTTTATATGTGTAACACACATACAATGACAGAAATTGTAACCATTACATTTGTCACAAACAAGACCGTCCAAATGCAATCGAGGCGCTTTAAAACACTTTTTCTCGCAACAATAGTTGACCCATCTTGGTTTTACACTTTCTACTGCACGTACAGCCCAGTTCTTTTCAGAATTATTGTTGTTTGTTTTCATCAAATTGTCATCTTTACACGCAGGGGGCAACGCTAACGGTTTTGGTGTTGTCGGTGGCGTACATTCCAGTAAATTTGACACGCTTGTCACGCGCGGGCTCAAATAATCAAGACTTGTTTCCTTAAACGCTCTATCAACAACTCGGTCTTTCATGGATGTCATCATTGCCAAATTTTTTTGTTCTTCGGTCAGCGTCGTATGTCTGTCGAATGCGTATTCCCTAATTTTTAAAAAATATTTAATCCAATCAGCCAATTCAGAAGACACTTGGAGATTGCCATTCACAAGGGCCGAATAAAAGAGTAAATCCTCGACATGGTCGGCGGGTAAATCAAGCAAATCTTTTTGTTTGAGTTTGAAAATTTGCGAACTCAATGCGCACACAAAATTTTTATTAACAACTTCGCCTTCGACGAAAGACTGCATTTTGTCGCAAGACATGATGTACGATATCAACACAAGATTGTACAATACTGTAAAATGTGATAAAATGTAACGTGTTAAATTTCTTTTATAGTTGCGATTAAACCGTTATCAAGATAGCACTGCAAAAATGTTTGCCACCTATTATAATATTTGTTCACAAAAACTTCCACAATGTTGCAAATATCTCAACAAACCTATAACCGATTACCTTCTTTATTTACAAAATATTCCTGTTGCCGCAGAAAAATATGTTATTGAAGATGTGTTGGATGTTGACGATGAAAATTTCATACAAATAAAAAAAACCATTGTCTTATTTTGTGTCGACAATGTGAACAAAAGTAATCCGGCAGAGATCGAACAATACGTCGATTTAACAAGAATTACTTTGTCGGATCATGACAAAACTATTATGAAACTATTGGCACGCGATCGCTGGTACAAAGGAGATTTTGTACGTTTGAAAAAAATTCTAATCAAAAGCGACGTTGCAAATTTGATCACTTTCGCATGCAATGTTATGTGGGAACGTGGATACGAAAACAACTATACGCTGGGACAGCAGTTGAGCATCAGGATCACGACAAAATTAATTCAAAGCGGATTGGATTTTAAACATCAAAACAACGAAAACGTTACTGATAAACGCAGCCGCGGTTGGAACGATAAGTTTTTGGAGAAATTAATACAGTCTATTTCGTCCATGTCCGATGTGATCAAGCGGCACCGCTGCGCAAAAAAATACATTGTTCTGGAACTTGTCGATGAAAAAAGCGATGATATCAAGCGTTTATTTGTGGATAATCAATTTATAGTAATAGAAAATGCCAACATCAAAAATATTTGTGCCATTCAAATTGACGACGACAAAAACTCGTATCAGTACTTACAAAAATTTTCAGATTTGATTCAGAATAAAATTGTCAACGTTCTTTTTGTTACCGATGTAGAATATTATTTGAAAACCAATAACTACGCATTCTATTTGTATAGTTCGTTGAAACTTTACTATTATTGTTTAAAAAGCAAATTTGTGTTTGAGACGCAGGACTATGAAATAATATTTCTCCTCAATTTGATCATTTCTTTGGAATGGCACAACGGTGGGCATTTAAACTCTTTTACTTTGGAAAAATCTCATCTTTATAATCCTCTGGAACTGTCCACTCGCAGGTTGAACTCTATAAAACGCTCGGCCGCGCAGGCTAGAATTGTTACGAACGACAATGAAATAAAAATCGATTTTATCAAAGGTAAACGTATCAAAACCGGTTCTCATCAAAGCCATCAAATAGTTAACATTTGATAAGTTTATCAAGATTATGATAAAAGCTCTGAAATTTTATTTTACACATTATTATTAGTTTTACAATGAGGTCTGCAGGTTTATTTTTGATAATGGAAAAAAACCGAGCTATTCTGCTGAACGCTTTAAAATCTTATAAAGCCAGTGATCGTTTCGCGTTAACATTTGCCGAGAAAATTTCAATTCCACGCGGTCACAGGGACGGAAACGACTTGTTTGATTACGAAACTGCGGTTAGAGAGTTCATCGAAGAAACGGGCACTTATTTTGAAAGCGCCTACGTTTACAATTACCCCTTTTATTTGCAATGGAACGATGACGGCGTCGTGTATAAATATTACATTTACATAGGGATTTTGAAAGGTATCTTGCAAACGTTACCTCAATCGCCTAACACGTTTTGTGTGCGACTCAAGTCTTCATCGTACAAATCAAACGATTACAATATCTACATTACTATTCGCAAACAAAACAACGAGCTGCCCAGAAATTTATATATTTCAACGCTTAACGAATATTATCAGTATATGTACGAAAAGCAACTGGTCACTTACAGGTCCAGCAATTACGTTCAGTTTTTTGAATACATCGAGATTATCAAAAATAAATTCGATTGTTGCCAATTAAAGGATTTCTTTTTGCTGAGATTACATTTTTCGTCGCAGTCATTTACAACATCGCCATGTCGAAGAAAGAAAATATCATCGGCAATAAAAACAGAACTCAGAAATATAATAACGCGTGCCTGACTCGCAGCGACGTCTATGCTCTTGTCAAGGAAACCATCAACAAAAGAAAACACGACGGTGACTTTTGTAACATTACCGCCCACATATTTGACAAAGGATTTGAACAACAAAAAGAGTATATAAGGGAAAAATTGAGTACCGCTTCAATTGTCACAGATTGCTGCCAAAATCGCAAGAGACTAGCGCTGCATCGTAAAAAAATTGAATCAATTTTTAATATTCAAACATCTTTACAAGAAGAGTTTAATTCCTGTTCGCAAAAATATAATGGCTCCCCAAACGTTGAACGAAATCTTACTCAAGTATGAAAACAGCGGCCACAATAAAACCAGAAACGACATTTTATTGCAATCCATCAACATGTACGAGAAAAAAAAAGTGCCCTACGTGATTTTGACTTCGCCTTTGTATACGGACGACAAAAAGAGTTCCAAACGTGCAAAGAAGCCCATCAGCAATAACAAATACATTTTGTTCAACAGTTGGTACCATAAAATTAAAGAAGATCACTATCCCAGCAGCAGTCAAATGTGGAATTTAATGAAAAACAAGTCTACAGAGTTTATCAATCTTTTTGATTTTGTTGAAAAGGTCGGCAAAACTATAGAGGTGCATAGCGAGAACGACAACGAAGCGGATTCGACTCCAGGGCGCAAGCTTAATGAAACCGAAGTTTTAAACAGTAACACTAAGCGAATGCAACTTTACAACGAATTTTACAAATTGTTGAATATTACTTTGGATAACGATTCTGCGCCCGCCACTCATCAATTTTATACTCAGACAATAAAAGGGGAACGCTTGACACCTACCAAAGTGCAGACAGCAATTTATATTTTCAAAAACGTTTTAAACGATAACTTTAAAGACACGACTCAAAAATCATCATCAAATGCCACACCAACAGCGATTTCTTCTCATCAGCCACAATCGTCGACATTGAAAAGGAAAAAAGAAAAGGACATTGCTACGGTCAAAATTAAGAAGAACAAGAAAGAATTCGTTATGGTCAACGATTATGCCGACGAAAGTCAATTGATGTCTGATTGATTAAATAAATATATGTATGTTTATAGGATGGGTGAAAATAAAATAAATTTTAGTTCAATATGTTTTTTTATTTAGAATTACATCGTACACCTTTGTCAGTATAAAATTTTGTATGTCTTCTGTATCCGTAAAACAATTCAAATACACCAGAGTGTGGTCCACGTCGATGTGCTCCTGCTCGTTTAAAATTGCCCTCATTGTCCTGTAGTGGTGTAGATTTTTTATTTTCTTTCCCAGCAACATTATTTCGTTACTTTTAAAAAAATAATACTGATTTAAATAATACACATTAATATTGTGCGAACCGTATTTAAACAGCCACATGTTTGCAGACAACCGCTCACAGTGTAGGCACCAAGTCTATGAAATTATTGTATATTCGTATGACGCGACCTTTAATTTTAGCGCCCACATAATACGGTTTGGTCGGGTTAACGACAATAAGTATGGCACTGTGGCCAGATTCTGTTTTAACTTCATGCAACCCACATATACTAACTTTTACAATAACCCCCTTTACTATATCATTTACTTGAACATCAGCAACCATGTCTGCCACCTCGCAATCTTAAAACTAAATGAAGGGTAGAATCTTTTTGTATGTTGTAATCGCTGAGAATTCTCGCGTCTTCTAATTGTTTGCCAGCGTATATCAAACGCTGTTGGTCGTTTGGAATTCCTTCCTTGTCACAAATTTTGCTTTTTACAATTTCTATAGTATCGCTATTTTCTACGTCTAAGGTAATGGTTTTACCTGTCAGAGTTTTTACAAAAATTTGCATATTTGAAATAAATTTTTTAATACTTATAAGAGATCAAAATGAACGAGTTCAGGCGAGATTTACAATTACACACCGAACGAATCGTGGCCGATTCTCCAATCGACCCCAAGTCTCGTTTAGGTGACATTATTCAATATCTGGCCAAACATAACTTGTTGTTGCAAAGAAAAAAAGATGAAAACTTTGATATCAAAAATGATTTGGAAATATCTGACGAGACTAAAATTTATTTAAACGCTTTGCAAACTGAAAAAATGTATCACTGCAGACAGTGCTATTATAAAAACGGAACAAAATGCGATTTTCACGCCAAGTACATATTTACTAAAGACGAGAAAAATAATTATGACGATTACATAAATTTTCTTAACAGCGAAATGGGCATTATAAGTTTTATCGAACTCTACTACACGTATTTGGGTTTGGATATGTGGAAAATTACCGCTCAAATTATGCTCAAAGACCTAACAGGTTTTGAAACTGTGACAAAACTGCTGAGACATTATGATTACGAAGTGTCCGATGATGCGGACCAGCCTAGAGTTACACCTATGGATATGGATGACAACGATTCTAGTAACGAACAATGAAACACAATTTTACAATCAATTCCTTTATTGAAAACTTTTACTAAAACTACAATAAACATTTTATTACAACTAATAATTATAATACTTAATTTATTTATCCCATTTAATACTTAAACTATTTTTTAAACATATAAATGCTTAATTTTTGGTATAAGTTAATGAATATAAAATTACAATTAGTCAAATTTTTTAACGAAATGGCACACTTGCAAATAATCCGTTGCCAACTCCACTAGGTCGTCAAACGACAAAGTTTTGTCCAAATGCCATTTGACTAATTTTATCATACAGTTGTGATAATTGTTCAACTCTTTGCGAGAGCATGAATTAATTTTAAAAACATAATGGTTATACTTTTTGAAAGTATTAATAATATCATCGATTTGAATCTCGACGTCGTCTAGAGACACTGTACTAATCCAATAATATTTCGTTTCGCGTTTTATGATAGTAATGCGTTCGTCGTTTTTGACATTGATCAAAATAAAATTGCTGGTTTCTGCAACAGCACCGCTCGCGTTTAGATAAATGTCGATTAACCACTTGCCACCGTGTTCCTTTTTAATTTTAAGCATTTTATTTAGATCTCCACTCAAATTTTTGTACAAAAGACGAGCAATGCTGCCATATTTGTAAGTAAAATAAGTATCTCCCTTTTTCTTTTGCTGGATCCAAGGTTGAATTTTGGCAATTATCTCATTTTTGGTCAAACGCGATTTTTTAGATTCTACATAAAAACTTTTATTGTGTGAATAGTTTAATATGTCTTTAACATAGAGGCATGTGTCGTCGGCATTGTCTTTGACACCCTCGTGCTCCGGCACGTTGAAATTTAACGGTAGTATGTACAAGAGACTGCTTTTACTTAGCGTTGCAATTCTATCGCCTAACAATTGGCTTCTTGTTTCACCTAATGAGGCCATAAGCAAAGTCATCGTAGTCTGGCCATAACACATATCTAAATGAAATGCGTTTATGAGATCCGCCATAAACTCAAAGTTTTTAATTTCTGAAAATTTGACTTGACCGCTTTTATCTTTTAATTGAGCAGCTGTAAAGTCGTCAGACTTTGGTATATAAATATTTTTTTTTTTAATCAAATCATAAGATATTAGAAAACGATGATTGGATATCGACAAAACCATCACGTAATCGTCAATGCTTTTGTATCGACATTGATATTCTGAAGCTATCCTGTTGACGCTATTAGCATACATTATACAAAAATTATTTTGCGCTCTTTCATCATAATACACCACAAACATGTAGTAGCGATTTGATTTCATGTAATGTATGAAACGACGTTTCTCTATTGGCAAAGAATAATCGTTTAATTTTTCCGACAGATCGTTAGTTGTGTCTTTGATTACTTCATCGATAGGCGAAACGTATGCATTCGATAGCTTGTTTGTTTTATTAACTTTCAAAATCTGCTTGCGTAATTTTTGTCCACATCGATTTACGTTAAATTTTCGCGTTTTAGAAAGCTCCTTGTAACGATTTTTTTTTAAATTGTAATCAATATTTTCAGCGCCGTCTTCATCATCGTCCTCTTCATCATTGTCTTCATCATTATCATCATTATTATCATTATTAGCATCGTCGTTTTCTTGTACATTTTTTTTATAAAAATGTAAGTTTTTTCCTGAATAATGAGGCTGCTGCTGCTGCTGCTCCTGCTGCGGTGGTTGATTAATTGATTCGACAGGAACAATTTCCATTTCATAGTATTTAATTTTTTTTTGAGAGTTTCCTTCAGTTGATTCTTCATTTACAGCGCTTTCGTCGTTAACATCTTGATGCCATTGCACATTTAAATTTTTATCACCAACAACCGTCAATTTTCTTTTTTTTGAAGATGGTACTATTATACTTTCTTCGGTATCAAACAAAATCTCGGGTAAATTATCATTGTCGCCCAAATTGGATTCCATTGGATACGACTGGTACCTTTCGACACAACTCATGAGTTTGTCTATGTCTTTTTCAAACTCATTTTGGGCAGGAGTTCGCCTGCAATTGTCAATGTAAGACTCCATATTAGTAAGCGGTGAAGAATCGTGACCGGCAATCGTGATTTGGAACTGAAACAAAAAACGAAAATGAGTCTTCATTTATACCGACCGTACAATCTCAAAGGCGTATTAACTTTTGCGCGCCCAGATAACATAAATACTATCAGTACAATGTTTTTTTACGTTGGCGACAATGCAGACGATAATAAAAATGCTCACGCTAATTTAGTTACGAAGCTGGTAAGCGGCTACGAGCCAAATCGAGAAATCAACATTGTAATCAATGAATGTCACGTAGAACACGAAACGTTTTCAGGCTACGTGATTAGTTGTTTCAGAACACCGTTCATTTGTAAAAATTTAGTTTTTAGCAACTATTTTACAACAAATCTGGCATTGCTGATTGTAGAATACAAAAAAGAAATTCAAGTTTGGCACGTTCTATCTGCAAGGAAAAAAAAAGAATTGGCTTCTATCAAAAAAATTAAATCCATGAACGTAATCGATCCGAAAAGCGGTCAAGAGAAGCAAATAAAAAAAGAAGTGTTTAGTCTAACTGGAAATGTTCCTCAACACTTTCTAACATTTTTAATAAATCCAGTAAATAATCAAAAAGAATTAGACATATTGACTCACTATTACCCTGTACAAGTCAACGAAACAAACGTTACAATTAGTTGCGTTTGAACACGTAAAAAAATATTATATCAATAAATTCTGATAGAGCCGTCCCAAACAGCCGGATTTAAACGATTGCTCTATACAAAGCTGTTTGTCTAAATCGAATTGTTGCCCCGGCGGACAAAACATTTGTATGGTCTGAGGGCACAAATAATAGCTGTCGCATTCAAAAGGATCAGGAGCCAGCCCGTGATAACCGCCCGGACATATTTTATTATTGTGCAAATCTAAATGCATACGCTGCAACTGAGCAAAAACCAACAATTTCACAACAATAAAAAAAGCCAATAATAACCACATAATGACGGACCGACTGTATTAGTTATTACGTATATTAATTACGTCAAGCGGTTTGCTACTATGAGATAGGTTAAAATCCTCTATGTTAAAATTAAATTTACTTAAAAGAAGATTTGAAAAATTCATACCTACGCCAGGTCTGCTTTTGTTAATTATCAAGGAATGGTCTAACAGAGAGCGGCCATAATTGTACGCGTCGTATGTTTTAAAAATAGAATAATGACAATATGCGTGCTCTACGATTAGTAACAAAGTCACGTATCGTGTGACCTCCGTTTCGGTCAGTTGAAGATCATAGCGCGACACGTCATTACTAGGCCGCCGTTTTGATTGGCCTGTTTTTGTGAACGCTTGCATTATTTTTAACTTGTTTACGTCGGCCGGCGACGAGGTCACCTTCAGGGTGGTGTCGTAATGACATTCTAGCATGCGCACAATGCTCAGTCTATCAACGTGACAACGCATTACCCTGTTTTCGTTTTCGGTAAAATAAATAGGTTCTCCCACAATACTGTACATGGGATCGTCAAAAATGACTGTTTCTAATGCGCCTTCAAAATTATTGACCAATGGATTTACACGTTTATGCACATGACCCAAAGAATTTATGATTATCTTGGTTATGTCCAAAGAAGCGTTGCGATCTTTAAATATTGTCAGTAACGGTTGACTTAAATCGAGCGTGTTTATCATCGCCATGTATTTGGCTATGGCCATTTTTATTATGCCCTCATTATAACTAATTAGACTGTTTAAATTTTTAACATCAAACTCTGCTATATCATAGTCTTTTTTTAACTTTTCATCGCTATGAATTAATTCCGTTACTGTTCTTATTTTCGGCGTTTGACATTTAAAACGTTTCATTTTGAAGCCAAAGCTGTAGCAGATGTCCTTATTAAATATTTAAATTCTTGGTGCCGTATTCATGAACGGATTGGCCCGCATTGTAGCGTTTAAAGGGTTCGTATATGTAGTTTGAGTGGTGGCGGCTTGTGCGGGAGAACTGCTGTTGTTGCCGGCGCTACTCGATTGGAAAAGCATGACCAACAGTATAATGATAACAAGGGCTATCAGAATTGTCATTAACATTGTCGGATTGAGTATGGCACCGAAACGACCGCCGGCTGGAGCTCGTAAATCTTCCATGTTTCAATTGATACTAGTTATTTATAGGTACGTTAAGCAATTTAAGAAGCGTATTCTCAACCCAGGGGTTTTTTAAATAGTCCAACGATTTAAATGAACTTTCGTAATCACCTCTTATTAAAAGATAAGCAGGCACTATGTTTCCAAAAATAAATTTAGTCAAATATAATTTTTGTCGTTTGTCCACTACAAATGTTTCTAATTCTAATCGTCTAGGAGGTGCACTCTGCCTGTACGGAATTAAATTTATATTGAAATGCAACAACTCTGTGGATCCTATCAAACTGTTATTGGCTAAAATTGCAAATAATTTTTCTTTGGGCACATAAAAAGCGTTAAGGGTACCTTTAATTTGTATAATGTCAGGCCTTACAAAAATATACGATGGATCATTTATTCGCAAAGATGGAAACAAAGTGTTCGGTTCAATTTTTATACTTAATTTACGATACTTATTTATTGCATATCTATCTAAAACAATTTCAGAATAGTAGTTGGTCGAACGCTCATTGGGTTCTACAAACTTGGTAACGAACTTATAAATTGCCGTTCTTGTCATGTACTCGTTGAGTAATTCTAGCAGATCATCGGGGAAATTGGCATCGTAAATGTAATCGCGTTGTATAAATTTCAAGTAAGCCGTTCGTTCGAGCTCCACGGCTATTTCATTGAAAACTTTATTAGGTTGATCGGTTTCAAATTTTTTACTATTAATTAAACGATAATTTGTGCGAAACAATGGCAAACCTTTATGAAAATTTTTTAAGATGGCGCTTCGCAAAGGCGCATCAAACAGTATGTTAAATTCTAAAAAGTGTTTAGCCATTTCTTCACCTATTAAATAAAGACGATACGGAAACTCGGCATTGCCGATTTTTGACACTGTACACATACGGACGCCGCTCCAATCCATGTACGGTTCTTCAAAAATGTACCCGTTGTCGCCGTTCATTATACAATACGTTTCGCCATTTGTAACAAAATTACGTTCATTGAACACCTTAGAAAATTCTTTATATAAATTTAATCTAAAATCTTTGGGGTATTTTACAAAAAAATTAGTAGCGTAAATGGCAGTGTTGGGTTGAATGTAAACTTTGTTATCAAACTCTAATATATCAACATTATTTCTACAACTTTCGAATCTGAATTGGGGCTTTATGTATTTAAAATTTTCTATGTTCCGATCAGCCGTTAAAAATTTTAAATTCATTCCATGTAAATAATTGAGATATGCTGTTAAGGTTTCTTCACACAAAGCATCGAAATTGTTGTTAAGATAATCGTTAATAAATAGTTGAGCATCGCTTTTTATGTAATCAAAATCGTGCAATTCAAAATAACTGGCCATAAACAAATACTTGAATTGTCTTTCGTCTAATGTGTGTTTTAATGAATTCATATTTGTATCTTAATAATCTAATTGGACTTCTTAAAACCGTGCTTGCATACCGGGCACACGGGATACAAGTCGCAAAATTTCCACAGGTTTGCGTAGCACGAAAAGCATATGCTGTAACCGCAGCACTCGTTAGGTTTCAAAAAAGATTTTTCCAATGATGTTTCATTGCATATGTTACATGTGTACAATACAATTTCATCTCTAAATACGTTCATTATTTGTACGCGTTCATGCAGCAATCGAATATAATCTAAATATTTATTGGACTCGTTTAAAATATGATCCAATCGTTCAATGATTTCGTTAACTAGTTTATTGCAACAATAATCGTTTACAAAATAATAAATAGCTATTTTTAATTGTTTTACGTACGGTATAAATATGTACTGACTGTTTTTATATTTTGGAGAGTTTACAATTTCTACCACTATGTTCAAAATGTCGTTTATTTTTCTAATTAAAAAATGCAAGCAGCCGTCTTTACAAAATTTCATGTCTTCGTCGTTTTCTCTATACATCAATTGATTTGGTATGTCTTCATTGTGCGTACGTAGAAATGCGTCATTTATTATGTTAAAAGCTAAGATTTTAAGATCATTTCTTAATTTAGAATTGTACAGCAAGGATGGTGCATATTTATCACTAAATACAAAATCAGTAATTACCTCATTGATATAATTGTTTATGACGTTGGATTGAAACCCGTATTCCGCTTCGCCCATGTGCTCACTTGAAACCGTAAAGTTCATCACTGCATTCGTTGCACAACGAAACTAAAAGTGATAATTTGTGTATAGCTTATATAATCTCGGTTAGTGGTAGGAGAAGGATGTTAACATCCTACAAACGACCGCATGATATTAATCTATAGGTCAAATGCAGATGCTTTATCAAAAATGACACGCACGACAATAATAAGTTCTATTTAACAAAGTTTAAATGATGTCATCCCACGGCCCGTGCAGCGCCGCAAAAGATTTAAGATGGCAGTTTTTAGCCAACCAGAATTATTATTTGATGTGTGCATTGCTAGATTTTGCTGATCAATATATCACCGGTCGCTATCATGTAACTAACAGCAATCGAATGTCTATTGTGCGACATAAAAAACCCGACTTGATCATTTCCACGTCTTGTGATATCTGTTTTAAACCTTTCAAACGGTCTCAATCGCGTAAATTGTACTGCCGAAGCGTTAAATCGATTGTAGCTAAGAACAGATCGACGGCTTTAAAAAAATTTAGCTTGCATTGCTTCGACTGTTACTTGCACCAAAATTTAGATGACACTTTTGATTATTACGAATTATATCCTCGACTGCATCTAAATGTTGTCGAAGAGCTTTGCAAAATTAATTTTGTCAATTGCTACATGTTTAATATTGATTTAACGTATGTCGAAACCAAGACCACTATCAAAGAATTTTCACAAGACGTTTTTGAATGTTTTCAAAGCATAGTTTGCAACAAAAAAAGTAACGAACAAATTGTCAACATAAAAATTTGCACACTCGAAAACACATTAGTCAATGAACATGCGGATGGTTATTTCGTACAAAAAGACGAGGATCCGTGGTGCGACGAGACCCGCGCCAGCCTAATTAAAGTAATACCGAACGAAAGTAACATTGTTAATTTTCTTAAAAATCACGTTCATTTCAATTTAACATATTATTACGAGGTTAACAAAAAAGTTTATAATACCAATTTTGATTATGATATTCTGACTGCTATCCCTTTAGTAATGCTGGAATGTAATAAATGTTCTTCAAAAATATACAAAAAAAAATATATCATATTGTATTGCGCATCTTGTGGTTTTACAAATCCTTGGCGATTTCCTGTCAGGACCGTAACATACAAACCTAATTTAGTAAAAATAAAAAATGGCCTCATTTGTTATAACATAATTTAAAACTTTTAATCTGAGTTTCGTTTGGGTTGGATCATCTCTAAAAATAAATATCACGCCATATCACGAGGTGGCGTAATTTAAATTATGCGTCGTCGCGTGATCGAACCAAACTCAGAGTCGAGATTGATTTGACTTGACTCTGAGTTTGGTTCGATCTATGTCATCGCTAAAAATAGATATCACGCCATATGATATCACGCCATATCGAATCACGCGATGACGCATGGTTCATTGCGTGATCCAACCAAACTCAGAGTCGAGATTGATTTGACTTGACTCTGAGTTTCGTTTGGGCTATGTCATCGCTAAAAATAGATATCACGCCATATCAAACCAAATTTATATAGAATATTTTTTTAAAAGAAATATAAATTTTGGTACCAAGGCGTTTCGGGAATAATATCTGTCATTTTTTGCATGTTTATAAAATAGTTGATGCAGTCTTCGTAAAACAAATATAAACCTATCAATAAAAAGACCACAAAAAGTGACATAACATTTTCATATCTTGAATTAAGAAAAAAAAGTAACACGCAACCTAAAAACCAGACGAATGCTAAATTGCCACGATTGTTTGCAGTTTTAAATAATATATCGTTGTGTTTTTGCGTGTAAAGTAGAAATTCTATGCGATTGTACATGGAACTTGAAGCTAGAGCTCGGCCAACTAAAGTCATTTCATCAAAATCATCTATTACCGGACCCGTGTTCAAGTGCAGGAGTTGTCCGTTAGAGTTTACCTCGAGCGCCGACACATAATCTAAAATATGAAGCAATGAATCAAACATGGCAGTGTCATCTTCTTCCACTAAATCGTCAAAAAATTCAGGCAAAAATTCGATCAAGTCTCGCGATTCACCCATAGACTCAAAATAGGCGCTCAAAAACGACCTGGAAAGATCATCGGGAAACTCGCGAGGAAACATATTGCTATAACCAAACGGGTCCCACAGCATTAGCACAATGTCGGCGATTGAAAAGATGATTAATAGAATACCTACCACGGATGCGGCTTTGATGGCTATTCTTGTCATAGCTTTTGCCATTGCCGAAATAGTTTTAATTGCGATGCGATTGAATTGATGTACAATTGCCGCTTTGTAGGTTTCGCCTAATAATCTTGTCGTGACTTGTCGACTCGTGTCGAGCAGCAATCTTTTCAACATAGGTATCATGGCTGAATTAATTTTTTTCAGCATGCCTTTCAATTGCTCGAAAAGTATATCAAAACCTACACTTGTGGCTATGCCGAAAATTAGCGCGTGATCTTCCAGAAATTGCGCAATGATTTCATCGAGTCGCGCGTCATCGAGGTCACCGGACGCGCCACCACCGCCGCTCAGATAAGCGGGTTCCCGACCCCGGCGATAAGAGTTGTTTGTCGCAGTTATCTGCTTGACGTCATAGCCCGCTTCCGCCCGATAACATAATTTTGTTGTTGCGCTGATACCTAAATCTGCCAGCGTTTTAAAATTTGCCATGTCGATTTCTCGATCAATATCAGAATGCAAATCGCGCCGCTCTTGCCATATTTTTAGCACATTTTCAGAATCCACGATAGGTTTGGTAGGCAGTAAAGTAGAAGGATGTTTGTAATCAAAATTTCTTAATTCGCTAAAAATATTGTTGGTCATCAATTTAAAAGTGATCAATATTGTATCTCCTAACACAAATCCTATTAGACTCTCCCACCATTGTAACGAGCAGCCGCCGTTTTGCAAACTCCTACCAAATCGCCGACAATAAGCTTCGTTAAATGTACCCTTGAACATTTCAGGAAACAAAGGGTCGTCGCTGGGCACCACGTTAAATGCGGGCACATCGTCAACTCCCTTGATCAAATGGTCGTCGGTGCGCAAATAAGGGCTATTCATGTACATTTTAGAAAAAGTGTCTACGAGAATACATTGTTCGTTTTGTGTGTACCTAAGCTCTGGCGCCTGCACAACTTCTTCTGAATTCTCGCGTGTAGCAAGCGATCTGTCCAAATTATAGCACGCTGGTTGGGCATACGCCACCGACACTTCTGATGTTTGAGTATAACCGAACGGGGTGGCATAATTTATGGGACCCGTTTCGTGAAAGGGGTAACATGACATATTTTCGCAACCGCTTCGGCTAAATTTCAAACTGACTGCAATGGCGCGCTCGACGAGCTTAGGCGGAACATAATAGTCGCTGTTGTTGGCAGGACGAATTTCATAATCTATAAAAATATTAGGAAATCTCCTGCGCCAACGTGAAATATAGCTAAGTCTGTGCATGTGAACTGCATATTTTGAAGCGTTAGTTAAATCTTCTGTGGTCAAAGTGGCCATAATTGATGGTTTATTCTTACAGTTAATTTGAGTGTCGTTGTATGTATAATATAAGTTCGCGATGACATAGATCGAACCAAACTCAGAGTCAAGTCAAATCAATCTCGACTCTGAGTTTGGTTCGATCACGCGACGACGCATAATTTAAATTACGCCACCTCGTGATATGGCGTGATATTTATTTTTAGAGATGCGATAGGCCGGTTCTAACGCAAGCTGTGGTGGTAGATGACGTTCCAAGCTTGCTTTGGAGCAGGTAATCGAAATTACGCAGTTGTTGATGACGCACTTAATTGACGCATTTTATCACATGACAATCGTATGATTTCATCGTATGATTTTAATTATCACGCGATGGCATGATTTCGTCGCGTGATTGTCGTTTGGGCTATGTCATCGCTAAAAATAGATATCACGCCATATCCAACCAAACTCAGAGTCGAGATTGATTTGACTTGATTGTGAGTTTTGTTTGGGTTGATGTCATTGGTATTAATAGAACACTGCGTAATTTAAATTGAACTTGGAATTTTTAGTTTTGTTGTACTAAATGTTTTATCTTTTTATTTAGTCTAATGCTAACACTTTAATAGATAACCGTGTGTATATAAAGCATTTTAAAAAAAATTAAGCGTTATAACAAAAAAAATTATAAGATAAAATGTCCACTATCATTAAAAAGAAACGTTTGAGCGCAGACCATCAAGAAAATGTCGCCGAACAATCTACAAAACAAGTTACCGAACCTGTTATCGAAGAAGCTACTTTAGAACGGCCGGAGTTGGCGTTAGATTTATACCAAGAAAACATAACTTACGATCCAAACGATGCATTGATCCGGTGGTTTAACACGCAACCCGAGGATCATAATATCACCTGGGCCGAAAAAATGATTTATAATTTGTCCAAAGGCAAAAATTCTAGCGTAGTTAATTGTCTGACTTCGTTTCATCAAAATCAATTAAAAATGTCCTTAGATTTTGTTAACACAACATACAACTTCGCCCAATACGAAAACCAGCTGTATCCTGAACCCATTAGTAAAATTACCGTAGAGGCTCCGAAAGCGCCGAAGCTTACTTATAACGTGGGATATCATGTTAAAGGCGGAGCCGTGCCATTTTATTTTTTTGATACCGTAATACTAAAACGTTTTAAAAGCACATTCGGTGAGTTTTTAACAATCAAATGGTCCAATATAAACAAACACAACAAAGTTTATTCCAATATTATGTTAAAATACTTTTCCGAGGAGATGTGCAGATTGCAAGAGTCTTGCGTGATTAACTTGCCGGACGATAGCAACTTGGCCAAAATACCGTTTGTGCGCAAGTTTTACGACATTCGCAAATGCATGAACCAGACCGTCTACAGCACGGGTGATTTGATAAAGAGCGTGGTTTGCGAGCCGTTTGGTGTTGAACGTTTCAACAATTTGTTTGAGTTTGAATATGATGGCAATGAAGTCAGACCGTCGAAAGAAGTAGAAATGTACATGGGTGCCATAATCGAAGGATTCAGACAAAGTAAAAACGAAAAACAATTGGAAAATTTAAATAATAAGAAGATTCAAGAAAAAACATACTCGTTGGCAATAAAACCAATGATATTTTTTTATATAGAGCAGTAATTGTCGCACTCGCATCCCATCATGTCCTTTTATCGTATGTTTCAATACAACGGCGTAAATTTTGCAAAAAAATTTACAAAAGAATTTCTTAATCACGTCTGCGGCGGACATGTGGACATTGATTGGGACAAATGTACGAGGAAACGTCTAGTTATCAACAGTCCCAACACAGCACACAGGCTTTTAAATATAAACCAAAGGGTTTATTGGCCTAATGGAGAAATATTCATATGCTACCCCATATCTACAACTTATGTGAAAAAATATAACAAAAAAAAGTTACGCACCGCAACAAATTGGCCCAAAGAAAATACCAACAATGTGAGCGTGGCAAATATAAAGAAGGAGGTGCCAGTTGACACTGATAATTGGTACGAAAGCGGATCGATTGTAGATGTACAATTATGCTACGATGATGATAATGATGATAATTATGAAAATGTAATAGGAAATAAAAATGTGCATGTTTCTGCTTTATAATTTAATATAATTGATTAAAATAATGTTTTAATCTAAATTAAGTATTTGTATTCTTAAATCCCTAACTTCGGCATCCATTTTAGCCAATTTACAACTGATTACATTAACTTCTACAACGTCTTTGGTGATATTCTTGATTCTCTGCCAATGCTGAATTTGCATTTCTTTATGTTTGATGCTGTTGTGTAAAAATTGCAGTCGTTTTTGAAAATTATAATTGTCCAAAAGTTTTTTCGAGTTACTATCACTTTTACAATAAGCTTTTGCTCCAAAGAGAGGCATCTTGATCTTGCTGCTTTAATCAAATTCGAGATGTAATTAATCAAATGTGCATTATTAAACCCATCTTTTATACTGCGAATAGGTCAAAAGGTGTAATGTGATAAAATATAAGTGTATAATTATAAAACAACGATGATCCAATCAATTGTGACATTACTCTGCTTGGCGCTAATCGCAACGCCGGGCACGGCTTTAACCGTAAACAATGTAGAGTACACGATCAATCATCTTGAAAAAACCATTACCGTGACTCAAGTAGACGAAAAAACGTGTATTATTAAAACTTTTCCGCCCCTTGGTAGTACAGGTGATCAAGAAGAGTATGACATGCTACATCATTTTCCGGGTGTAGCAACTAGCGTACTGTTCCCGTCAATCAAAAACAACAGTATGCTGAGTGTGCTATTAAATGACGGCACTACATTTTCGGCAGTTGCGGACAGAGTCTATACAAATTTCCATAGTCACAAAAAACGCATGGTTTACGGTCAGCTATTGTCATTCGCTATCGAAGATTTTAATTTAGCCAACAAAATTTACATAGGTGCTCCAATTTTTCTTAATAACAAATTGATTTCGGTTGTAACGGCGCGTCACGATAACTACAAAGAAGGTTGGGTAATTTACCCGGTCACCGGTATACGGCCTGACAATCTAGTATCGGGCCAATTTAATTTTGATAATCAAATTATTGTAACTCAATTTGTAAAGGGAATGTCGGTCTATGGTAAAAGACAATTACCTTATATGGCTTTAAAACGTTACGCCATAAATACAAGCGCCAATAAAAAATTATATAGAAACATGCCTCGCAGCGTGGCCGTTTTTTACAACGACCAAGATATTACTATCGCCTTAGTGGAAGGAGAATATGAGATCGATCGGATTAGATTGAACGGACCATTGCTGGCCGGATACACACCGACGCCATCGATATAATTAAGATAAATTAATTAATAACGTTATATTACACAAACATGTCTCAAAATATACTTTTGTTGATTCGTTCTGACATTAAAGCCGTGGATACCAAAGTTACGGCTTTGCAGGAATCGGTGAACAGCATTCAAGAAAATATGCCAGATGTCACTCAAATAACTGAAGCTTTACAAGCGCAGTCGGAGGCGTTGGCCACTATCGAATCCACCGTCCAAAAGATTGACGACACCCTTAATCCGGATTTACCTGAGGTGCCCGATGTGCCGGACGTGCCCACACCCGAGGTTCGCAAAACGAAAAAAAGTTCAAAGCATTAAATAAAACACTACATTTTGACAATATTATATTTTTTAGAAAATTTTTTTTTACTTTATGGGAGCACCTATACATGTTTGAACTGGTACGAAAAAAAGAAATTTGCCCTCGGTGTTGGTTTTTTTAATGGAAAATTTAGTTTTGTGCTAAACGTTAACTCGAACTCACGTGCGCCATGTCTCTTTCCAAAATTAATTTTGTGAACGGTCCGCTTGAGGTGTTCACCGTGCAAAGCGACAAACAGGAGAACTGGATGGTGGCTAACCCGTTTGCCGAAACGTTGAAGTACGCCAAACCAAACAAAGCCATTTTGCAACATGTGTCTCAAGAAAATCAAAAAACTTTAGAAGAATTACGAGCGAACCGTTGCGGTACGATTACGTCATCGCTGCATCCGCAGACCAAATTTATAAACACCGCTGGAGTGTTTGAGCTGATAAACGCATCGGAGATGCCCGCCGCGAAGCAGTTTAAACATTGGAACACTAACGATTTGTTGCCGACCTTGTGCCATGAGGGCGAGTACAGCATGACCGTTGACGCTCCTGAAGTAATAGTCGAAGGCATGAATGCGGTGCATGCCGCTACTAACGTGGGCCGCGAAGCGCCTTGGGTTAAGGATTTGGAGCATTACAAAAAGGCAATACAAGAAAAGGACAAAAAAATAGAGGATTTAAATGAAAAATTGTTAACTTTTGCCAATTCAGTAGTTATAGCCAACAACAGTTTGATTGTGGCTAACAATAATTTAAAACAGGCCAATGATAACTTGTATGAAGCCAACAGAACTATAGCTCACATGGCTAACCGTATGGCGGACATTGCGCAGGACGTGGTCGCCAAGCCCAGCGATCCGCAGCTGCTACATTCGTTGGCCGTGTGCGCATTGGGAGGGGATCAGTACGCGTTCTTGCGTCCGCAAAAGCGCAGTTTGCAGCGCAGCCTTAACCGCCTGTCTGTGAACGAGCGTGACATTGTGTTTCGTAGCGACTACGTGCCCAATGCCGTCAACGTACTGAACAAAGTCAAGGAAACGCTACCGCGAGACAAGTTTAAGGCTAAACACAACAAAATTACTCTGCTCGACAATTTGACGAGGGAACAGCTCGTCGAAGCCGTGCAGGCTTCCATGACGGAGCGTCAAATAGCGCGTTTAACCCATAGCATGAAAAAATAAAAATAAACAAATGTAAAATAATTTTTATTTATTTTTATTTATTTTATTTATTTATAAACAAATCCAGGTTGTACTCTAATAAATGTTGTACGATGAAATGTTTATTCATTTTGTAAAAACATATCCAACAGATGCTCTGGAAACAAAAAGTTTGAAGGTAATGCGCATATGTCATTTATTTGTCTGTAATCATTCTTATAGCAGATTTTGTTGTTTTTTAAATACACATTCTGCATAATAGTGGTGTTATGGTAAATGTCTCCGCCGCCCACTTTCACTCTGTTATGCGAAGATATGTAATTGTTCAAGCTGCTGATGGCACGTTGTGACACAGTATCAATATCTTCAAAAGGCGTTTGTTTGTACATGTTTGTGCTTTTGACTAAATCTTTGTTACCTTTGGCGCCACTGTCAATTACGTCTTTGAACAGACCGTCTAGATTTTGCAGTTCCTCATCGCCGCACACCATTTCTTCGTCATCGATCATCGTAGTCAGCTTTTTAAATAGTAAATAACTCAGATTAGAACTGTATAGAAGGGTGCAATCTTGCAATATTAAATCCAATTTAGCGGCCATATTTTTTTTTGTTTCATTTGTTTTGTCATATAATTTCCAAAGACGATAAAGCGGCGGCATAGTTTTAAACAACCGTTTGACGGCTCGTTTTTTCTTGTAAAGATAGTAGATTTGCTGAGAAACAAACGACAGTCGGTTTTTGTCGAAACATATAAAATTAAATCGAGGGTCGCCGTACAATAACGATTCCAAATCAATCAACGAATTAGGCTGCGGCATGTACGTTATCACCTTTTTGTCGCCATCGCAATCTGTATTTGCGCCCGTAAAGATTCCCAGGCCAACTTTGACGTTCCAATCCGTATAGTCGTCTCTCTGATGCACATCGCAAATTTGGGTGCTCAGCTGAGAAATGTTAGGATGCCGCGTGGTCCACGCTCTGACATTGGTAACGTCGCGACCGTAATATCGTTTAATGCTCGCTTTGGGTGGCACGATCTCATTGGCACCGTTTAAACATTGCACATTTGCATAAAACGAGGCGGTATTCAAAAAAGTGGAATACAAAAATTGGCCGGCATAGCCGTTTTTACTTTGAAGCTGGTCCTTTATTATGCCATGCGTTAGTTTTATTTTCTGTATTGTTCCTGAAATGTCGACCAAACCGTTTTCATGCTTAGAATTAAATACTTTATTCAAAAATATTATAAAGTTATGATCCCACAAAATAAAATTAGGCAAAGTCAAATAGTCTATGTTGTCAGTAAATTTATTAGTTTTTAGCTTTTTCAAAAATACGTTAGAAGGTAGATTAGTAATAATAACGGTGGTGGCTTTGATAATTTCGCTCAATATATTAGTATGCTCGTTGCGAATACTGCATTCGCTGTAAACTGATATCAATTGTTCAATTAAACTATTAAAAAAATTAATTTTTACTTTTTTCAAATCGTTAATAAAATTTTTTATAAACATTTTAAACTGATCCAGTTCAATAAAATAAGCATTTTTAATGTCACGCGGGTTAGTCAGCAGGCCGAAGCTGGTGGCGGGTTTTTGAGTAAAATTTATTTGTTCCATTATACTTTTATTTTTGGTTTATTAATTAAGGGTTATTTAACGATAAGCATACGACTGCACTTAAACGAACTTGAAAAAAACTAACAGGATGGATGCCGAAAATTTAATTAATGTTTCGATATTACAAAATTTAATAAAACAAGAAATTAACAATAATGTAAACGAAAACATCAATACAATTACAAGTAAATTAAAAAAATTAGAAGAGGTAAATCTTAATGACAGTGTCGAAATTTACGGTATTCGAGACACTCGACTAAATTACAAAAAAATTAGAGTTAACTACATCAAAAAAATATGCAACCTGTTAAATTTAGATTTCAAGTTTGTCGTCGAAAACTTTTTCGACAGAAATCACATAGTGGTTCGTTTGACGGACGCTGTTACCGCCAGAGAATGGCAAAAACGGTCTCGCGATACTCGCATTAATAATTACGATTTAAATATTAATTTTGATGCGCCCGTCAAGATTTTTGTCGCAGCGTCTCACGAGCACAAGCAATTATTAAAGAAAACTCGTGATGTTTTACTTAGCTCTTTTAAATATGTAAGTTTATGCAAAAACGGGGTAATGGTCCGCAAAAACGAGCGAAGTAAGATTTATGTGATCAAAAACGAAAATGATATTTACAATTTGCTTTTAAAGTCTAAATCGGTATCGTTCGAGTGCGACGAAAATTTGTCGGATAATGTCGAAGATAATTTAATATGACTAGCGCGCCCCATGTTACCCGTAACGTGGTTGTAATGTTGTTCAAGTTGAATCTCAAATTATTGGTTGTGATAGGTAAATAATAAATTTTTTAAGGCGTAATTGTTAAAAATCTTATTTAATAAATAAGACATATTGTTAGAAAAATTCTGGGCGTAAGACAATTTTTAAAGCCGCTACACGCCTAGACTTTTCAATATGACACATACATTAACAGATCTTAATAAACTTCCCGCTGATGCTAGACGAATTTATAACAAATTTTATAACAGAACGTATCAGTTGTACAGGTCTAGAGCTACCGCCGAAAAGATAGCTTGGGCGGCGGTTAAACGTAAATATCATTTGCACAATCATCAATGGGTTAAAAATGAGAATTTTTATCAATACGACACAACGCCAACAGACACGGACAGCTGTAAAACTACCGATGATAGCGACTGCACAACAACGTCGGTTGAGGACTAGAATATAAGTATATGATAAGGTATATTTTTTAAAATGTTGCACGCTGTCTTCTTCAAAGAAGGTTTGCCTGCACGGGCCCAGAAATTATTTAATTCCACTTTTAGGCAATACAACGACCCAGCAGGCGCCAATGAAGAAGTGGCATTTAAAATGGCTAGAGCTGCAGTCGAACGCGAATATGTTAAATTAAATAACAACTGGATACCGAAAAAAGCAGCCGAAACTATAGTTAGTCACGATATTTACGATAGCGATACAGACGAAGAGCACTTTACGAATAGTTTACAATCCACAAATACTTCAATGGCCAATCATCCGAGGACCACACTGCATTATAATAAAAATAATAAGAATTATAATATAGAAAACGCTCAAGATGTTGACGAAGATGAGGAAGAGAATGACGACGATGAAGACGAAGGATTTGATTATAATGATAAATTTAATTACTCGAACAAATACAACAACAACGATGACGATGAAACGTTGAGCGACGACGAATACATTAGATAAATCTTTTGTCGAAAATAAAATTGTTTTAGGATTTTGAATACTATTAAACGTTTTCAAAATGCTTTTAGATAAGATTTCCATATTATATGTATATTTTAATTAATAAATGACTTTAACTATTTCTATGTTTTTTATTTGCGACGCAAACAGTAATATACAGCGTTTGTTCAAAGAAAGACGAACGTTACTGTCAATTGTTAAGTGTTTTCTACTGCTTTAATAAGGTTAGGGACAAACAAATAAACGCAAATATTCTCCAGGTAACAATGTTTATTTAGGCTCATCATCGTAAACAATTTTTCTAATGGTCGGATCGTATTCAATAGTATCACATTCGCTACGACATCTACTCACAAAACATATTTGTTTTATTAAAACATTAAAAAGGTCGTGCAATCGTATGTATTCTTCATAAGATATAGACATGGGTGCCACGAAACTGCAATGCAAACACCTCACAATCTGGTCACGTTCGTCGGCCAATCTGAGGTCTGGTTTAAAAACTCTCAATTTAAAACGTGTATTTGTCATCGTTTAACAATGCCACGTAATCGCGTTTTCCAATAATTTCATAAGTTGAAGAGCAACCAACGCGTAATTCGTCTTCGGCCTTATAGTTTTCGTGCATTACGTATTTAGGCTTCGGTTTGTATTTCATTTCTATAACTTTGTTTATTAAACAATTCAAAGAAAATTTGATAGTATTGTTATCCATACAGAAGACAATCAAACTGATTATAAAGATAAACGAATTTCATTAAATACTTTTGATTTTGGCATAAATCCATATAATTATACGCCGAAATAACCGAAAAAATCTTCGATAAAATTGTGCCAATCTAAAATTAGAAGGTCATACGACTGATTTTGTTTACGTATGTGTGCATTATTAAAAGAGCGAATCTCTCTCAATTGCTGCGTAATTAGTTGATAGTAGCGTCTATAATTATTGGGAGTGCGTGACCATTTTGCGTAATGAAAAATTCGCTTGACCATCTCTCTGGGAGGGCACATGATGTGACCAGGACTATTGCCACCGAAGGCCAAGTCGCAGCACTTTATGCGCGATTTGTTGGCCGGACATTTGCCCAGATTTCTTAAAATAATAGATATGCTTTTGCGTGCATCGTTAAAAGGATTGCTTTGCTTTAAAATCATAGTCAGTATTGTGTTGTATGTTAAAAAAGATCTATAAATTAATTGAGAATTTAATGCGCTCTCGCTAACAGGCACATTAGTAACGTTGAACAAATAGTTCAAAGGCACATTTTCTTCTTGATAAAGACACACCACACGCTGAGGCAAAATTATAGCACGAAACATAGAATACATAAGATCTATGCAAGGTTCGTCTATTGTCAAAATGTACAGATGCTTGCATTGATCGAAACTTTCAATCAGATGTTTGAGTACCATTCGTATAATGCCAACACTTTTCTCGCCGGCGGCATCGATACCGTAGAATTCTTCATCTTCGTCTAGCATGTTAAGATTTACGTACGCGTACAGAAGATTGGCATTTTGATTGAATCCATATTGTTCTGCACTTTCTTGCAAAAGACTACAGTAATAGGGTTTGTTGTCGTAATTTATGGATGTGGCCCCTGTCAATATTGTAACGTGATGGCCGGCACTTGCGTCGCTGTCATTGTCGATCGCATTGTTTTGTCTAACAAGACGGCAATTCGCCCGTTGAGGATGATACGGACATTGAGTCGCCGGCAGCTTGAGCGGTTTGAAAGGAACCAATTTCTCCAAGGCACATTGGTTGTATCGAACCACTTGATTTATTGATGACATTCAAAATTAAATAAGTGTTATCAATAATTTCCAAATTGTTTTTTAGTATTATGTCTAACACGTCCACTTCTGACTTATCTACTGACATTTTTGACAAAAAAAAAGTAAAAATTATAACTAATATTAAATACAACGAACTCAAACGTTACAAGTTTGTTAATATAGATGAAAACGGAGATTATTTGTACTACGACAGGTTGTTAGAAAAAAATATCGTATCGCACAAAAAAAAGAAAACCATAGACGATTACCACGACTATGAAATATTATTGACTTATTAAGGGTTTTTAAAATGAACGATCAGCCAGAAAACACGAAACATCACGACTATGATACTTTACCAATACCGGTACCGGTTATCAATGTCAATAACGAAATTGACGATCTTAAACAAAGTAGAAAAAAGAAAAGAATACAAATAATGCAGGTGGATAATTTAATACCTAATATGTTGCCCACAATTAATTTTTTACAAGTAAAGTCCACTACTATTTTGAATGCGGTAACCGTTTTAAAAGCGATCTGTTACGATCAAGATCTTTATAATTATTTCACGACGGGCACAAGCCGACAATTGGAATATAAAGCGTTTCTCGAAACATACAAAACGCAAGTGAAAAAATCAAACTACAGACATTTAATAAAAATGTTATATTTATTGTACAATTATTGGATCGACAATGTGAACACATTAGTTTACGTGATGGTAAATGTAAATTATTCCAACAAAAGATCAGACGCAGTATCACTCATAGCAAACTTCATTAACAACGATATTTCGTTACGTATGTCAAGGTATACAGATCAAATAACATTGCCATTGCAAGTAAACTATAACACTGTAGAATTATTAAAACTAAATAACAAAATAAAATCTAATCAAAAACATTTAACAGACAAATTCAATAGCATTATGTTAGAATTGCACAACGTATTATTTTATAAGTTTACAATATGCACCGACAAATCGACCAAAAACACTAGCACCGTTCCAAAAGAAAACAAACTAGTAAAAATACAACTCTCGGTGGAAGATCAAAATTATATCGTTTTTGATTGTAAGCCGGACACTGACGAAGAAGAAGAGGAGGATGAAGACGAAGAAATGGAAATGTGAAATAAAGGAAACAAACAATCAATGCAAAACAATTTAAAATCAAATTTTTTTAACGTAACGTTTGTTTCATTTACTTTAGCTCCACACTGCATACACTGATGAACTATGATTGTATACACTTTGTATGTATTCTTTTGAGACTCCCATGCCATTTGTATTCTGCTTCGCCATATTTGGTAATTGTCAGCTTTTCCATCTTCCCAGAAGCATACGCTAAGCAAACAATAGAGGGCCAACTCTTTGTCAATATTCAGCACGCACAATGGAAAAAGACAATGTTTACACAAATCGACGGCGGTGTTTTCGTTAAAACAATATTCACACACGACGCTGGACCGCTGCCTCATAAATTTTTGCTTTTGTTTGACCGATTCGTCGTTCCATTGTAGAAAAAGCTTGTTTTTGATGGCACTCTGTTTAAGACTTCTGTACAATTTAGAGTGATAAATAAAAGGTTCAATTATTTCCATTGTAACGTTCTTGTATCCCTGTCGACGCCTTGTAGTTGAATACAATGCTGGTCATTGTAAGCTTAAATGATAAAACGGAGTATTTATACAGGTCATTTAAACAAATGTGGAAAAACAGTTTCATTGAATGTCACATTTGTTACGATAAGATTAACAACGACGGTATTGTTGCAATTACTGATAACGGCAACATCAATTTGGAAAAAATGTTTCACAACGATTGCATCAAACGGTGGCGCCAATCGAACAGTCGAGATCCGTTCAACAGAAATGTAAAATTTTGGTTCCAATTTCCTCCCCAAACGTTGATGGACTGTAAAAATTTAATCGATCAGATTAATAAATTTATTGGTGATCATGATGCTGACAAAAAATTTGCTCAAGAATTTGAACGTGTCAATAATAATTTCGTTTTAGATATTGAATTAGATTTTGAAAAAATGATGCGTTACACGAGTTAAACTAATTGTTCAATTTTTTTTTCTATATCCATTATGCGTGAAGGGTTGATAGTTTGAAACTGATATTCGTTATAATCTTTGACATCATACATTTGTTCTGTAGTTAAAACTTTAATCATGTCTTCATGCGACGCGAATTCTATAACGGCGCACCCGTTTAAATTTTCACACAAAACCCCGCCGACGATTTCACCGTATTTTTTAAAATATGAAATAATTTTATCAACATTCATGTTTTCATTGAAATCATTGTTGGGATGAATCGCCCATCTGACTAATAACCTATTGTATTTGGTATTGCGCAATATTTTTAACTTTGGCAACGCATTAAAATTTTTGCGCAATAATCTTAAATTTGCACTGCTGTTAATAAGTTTGTTTAATTTGATGCGCAATTCTAAAATCAATCGACTGTTCTCTTTAAGTTTTGTCTGAAAATTTATTTTTGCTTGTAAAGCCACATCGTATTTTTTTTTTGCATTTTCATGGGACAAAATTTTGTATGCGAAATCTATTAATTTCAAGTACTTTACCTTGTTGCCTGGGTAAAATTTTTTATCTAATTTTCTTAACCTATATTTTTCTTCTAATTCATAATGGTCAAACGCTGAATCTATACCAAGTATGTCGTATAAATTTGAATTTTTCGCTTTAATTGTAAATTCGTCATCTGATATTTTTAGTAATTTTGAATCTTTTGACTCGACACGACCTGTCGACTTCCTTTTCTTCATTAAATTATTTGTACTCATATTTCGATTTAATAAACAGTGTTACTTAAAATGACGGAGGTCATTGAAGATTTTAACAACTTATATAGCCAAATACAAAACCAATATGGGTTTTCGTTTTATTTAAATTGTTCAGAAAAATGTAACAACAAATGCACTTTAAAATATTTGCTAGAAAGAAAATCGTATTTTTGTTGTGCCGTGGACAGCAATAACAGGTGTGTGCTGCACAAATGTGTCGTGGTAATTTTTGGCACTTGGTTGGACTTAATGTTTCGATCCGAAGATGAAGACAACATAATTGAAGATTTCAAAGGAACGTTCATGATTGACGGCCGCAATTTAAGCTTTCCCAATATAATGATGAACAACAATATTTTGATACATAATTTCTATGACAAATTGTATTCTAAAAATTGCAGACGTATGTTTCTTTATGGTAACGTGGACGAGGAAAAAAATATCAACAGAGCTATTCAATTGGTATATGACGACAAAAAAAATGTATTGTTTGCGAGGGATGTGTACGCCCGCGATTATATAGTATCGGAACCCTTGAACTCCATTCTAGATATATATTTAAAAAATAGTGGCAAATGGGAACCTCTAAATTTTCTATTCGACTACCATCCGAAACAAAGCAAAAATCTCATGGAGCAGATCAAAGAAATTATGTGCAGTAAAATAAATTACTCTATCGACAATTTGGCCAACAAAATTATTTACAAACACGTGTACTTGATGGAAATAGTCTACAAACCGATTTTCAAAAGTTATCAAAATCTATTTAAAAATAAAAATAACGAATTAAACGAACCTAAACGTAAAAAAATGCAGATTATACTGTTTCCGAAGGAATGCAAAAAAATCGTGGACATCATTGTGAATGGCAAACTAATTTACGCCGTGTCTAAAACGTTCAGCAAACAAAGAAAAAACTTTATCAACTACCAAGACAACAGCAGCAACAATAACATAGAAATAACACCTCCGCACCTGAAATACCGCATTGGCAACGAGGTGGTGCGCATCACCAACGAGACTATGCGTCAAGACATGCTAATGCAAAAGAATGATTTTATAAAATTTGTGGATAGCTTTTTTCATGGTGAAATGACGGTAGCAGGTAAAAAGTTTTTTCTTTGTCGAGATGTGCGTTTGCCATCGGTCGATTATGAAAGGGTCGCCGACAAGTTTGTTCAATTAATGAACGATCGACTTGTACATAAAAACGATTATATCAGTAACGAGTTGAGCGATAAAATTTTGTTGATAACTTTCAACGATAGACCTACTATATTTTACTGTTTCCGTTCGGAATTGTATAAAATTTTTTATGTTTTAAAACACAAATCCAGTCCTATTGAATTGAAACTTGCAAATAACATATTATTCGTCAACCATCACGAAGGGATGATTATGTTAAAAAAAAATTTTATTTTAAAAAATCAAATCACTATTAACGTGCTGTTAACACCATACGAATATCACAACAAGTTATCAATAATCAACAGCACTGACGACGTTGGCAGAATTGTGGAAAAAAATGATGTCACATGCCTAATGTCTAAACTGGTGCAATACTATTATAAAAATTACACTCACATTTACAGCACCATACCTACACCAAAATTAATAGTGTCATTGACAAATTTAAAAAATGCTATGCCAATCATGCCTTATCCCGTTTCGATAGACAACTTGCCCATAGGCAATTCTGCGGCGGTATCTAACGACCTAAAACTAAACAATAAAATGTTCAAGCTGTGGACCATTGTACGAGACAGCAAGTTGATGACCGCAGAAGATCCTTACATTGTCGATATAAAGCTGCCTGTGCGCTTGTACAACAATAAAATTAATAAAGTCAAAGGAAAGTTGTTAAATTATAGCAAATGCAAGCACCCCATTATTAAATTTATGAATAACACGGAAAAAAATAATTGTGTCCAAGTTGAAGGCGGTAACATGCTGTACATGGCAGGCACTGTGGTGTCCAACGTCAAAATCGGATGGATATATGACGGCAAACGATATAAAATCGAGAGCTGTAAAAATAAAAATTTCTACGTGTCAAAAGTTTATTTTTATTTTCGTCAAATCAATAATCAAATCATTGAAAAACTGGAAAGCAGCATGAATATTTTCAACGACATAATCTTTTTGAAATTGGTAACGATAACTTCGACTAACGATTTAGATGGAGTTAAGATTTGCGGATTGCACGGACAAAAGGGTGTTGTAAACGGCGCTGAAGATTTGACCGAATGGATGGCCGAAGACGGAACCTGTGCACAAATATGTTTATCGCCAATTTCATATTTATCAAGACAAACAAATTTTACAGGCGTAGAAACAAAATATGTTGTGAAAGGTGGCGATTTTAACAATGTAAAAGCTAAACGCTATCCCATTTATAATATACCGTATATGATATTTAATAACACACCGGAGAATATATTCAAGGAGTTTATTAAAATAAATCACACCGGTCATGAAAAAGTAGAAGGTACCCGATTAGATCAATGGACAATAAACCAATCTTTTGCTGGAAACAGATGGTCAGAGGGTCTACAATTTGTTAGAGGCGGTTCAAATTTGCCAATAATCAATGGCGAATATAATGTAATGACAAGTTTACTTCATTGTAACAACACAATTATACAATAAAAACTATAACACAGTATCTTGTTTTATTAATTAATTATTCGAAATTTAAAATGCAAATCTTCGGTGTTTATTACGTATGAATTGTTAATTAATACACAATTTACAGGCAAAAATTCGTTTCTAGTAAAGTGAGCTATTAGATTTTGTATAATTTCTACTGATAATTCGGTGTCTTCTTCCACGCTGGATAAAACAAAATAATCTTCACCATATAACATATAAACGTAGGGATAATCAAATTCAATATTATTGTCATTAATTTTTATATAATAACGATTACCGTTGGTGTTAAAAAGTGTAGGCATAGATTCATTTGTTGTTTGTAAAACGTAGCCGGAGCGCCCTATGCCGTTTTCTAAATCAGATCGAGAAACTATTTGTTCAATTATGTTAAAATTATTTATGGTCCTCAAAACAAAATTACTTAAACCTGGTTGGTTGATAACATTAAAATGCCTACAAGTTACCCCATTAAATGTTGCCGTGTTATAATTTGATAAAGTTGACCAGGGCGGATCGTCGGTAATTGCTTGCGGCCGCGGCATTATTACCATTCTTGGATTAATGTTGATAGCGTCAATTGGCAACCTCATGTCGTAATAAAACTGTAACATGCCTCCTTCATAATATAACGTGAAAGATTTAAACTCTAAATCTTTAAATTCCTTAATTTTTGCATACGATAACATAATTGCGACATCTTCGTTTTTTAACAAGGCGCTTTTACCAATGGTTGGCACAAACGACTCTGTGGATGTGGTGGTAGACGGAACGGGCCATTCTCCGTTTAAGTTTAATAATAATACGCCCGATTCAAAATTTAAAGTTTGAGGAAAATAATAAAAAATTTCTTTGTCCCGACGCCACAATCTTCTATTCATGGCCCATATAAGTGCATGATTAAAGTTGGTTGGGTCAGCTTCGTAATAGGCCAGACGATTAGTGTATCCGACAGCGCAACCATAGTAATCCTTTGTAATTTTAGTAAGCACTTTACTATGTTCGGCAATGTAACTTGCAATCTTGTATTCTACAAAATTTCCGATGACGTTTGAATATAAAACGACTTGTCGCGACATGAGAGACGGATTTACTATGCCTTCTGGACATGAAACTTTTAAGATTGATTTCGTTAACCCTTCATAATTTAACACATTTTCACCAAAACAAAACATGTAGTAATTAAAGGTAAAGAACGAATTAATTAAATAACCATATGCCCTCACGTTTATGTGATCGATATAAATTGAATCAAGATGAAGACCATTGCCTTCTTTGACATAAGGAAACGCTATAATTTTTAAAACATCTTGGACAGAATTTTGCGCGTAAATTTCTTCAAAACTTCGCCCTCTAACTAATTCAGAATATATATATGGTACTCCCATGCGCATAGCGTTGCCCGCTGTTCTCACCCAACCCAAAGAAAAAGTGGCCGTAGGCAAATATTTGCCCAAGTAAATGTCGGTTAATTGTTTTGCTTTATAATGATATGGGGTCAATTTAAGACAGCACGTAACTGTCATGTAAACTTCTGGCATAGTAATTGAAAAATGATACCAGTCCGCAATGGCACCCCATGGGGCGTTTTGATGCGGCGGGTTGTCTGGTAAATTTTTTGATAAGAGTTCAAGATTTGTAATTAAGTTTGCAGCTAAATTCGGATCCGCAAACATGGAGTCGCTCGGATCTGTATATCTAACGGCATAACCTATCATTGTATGACAAAAAGTACCAAAGTGTTCAACGTTAGTCCACGGTCGCAAGCTTACAAATCCATTAACAGGGTCCCATTGTCTATTGGGATTAAGAATTTTTTCAGCTTTTTGACTAAACACGAAAGGCAAAGTTGAATTGTGATACGTTTCAAAAATATCTAAACTGCTTTGTAAATCGGGTTCCGGTTTAGGCTCGGGCGATACAGGTTCTGGTTCTGGTTCTGGTTCAGGTTCAGGTGCAGGTTCGGGTGCAGGCGGAACGGGCGTAGGAGTTATAGGAGGGTCAACAATAGGAGGTTTTGGGTCTTTGTTAACTATAATATCAAACCACAATAATATAAATATGACGACTGTAATTAAAATAATCCAATAGCCAATTACTACGTTCATGGCTCCAAAAAGTAAACTTATCTATGAATACATAATAAAGTAATGATTGATTCGTCATAAAATTCTTCTAACAAATCTTGTTGTCTAACTAAAGTCCTATGATAATAGTTATTCTCATCAAAATTAATAGATTTTTTATGTTCACAATCGCAATCAAATGTTGTAACGTGTATGTCGTAAAGGTTTATGGTGTAAGACAAAGGCGGACATGGATGTTGGAAATTGCAATTTCTTATAATAATAAATTTAATGGCTACTTGTTTTAACATAAAATTCATGTAAACAAGTTGAGCCCAATCTTTTCCCAACAGTGTCTGTTCTAATGATTCTTCAAAACCAAATTTTTTTAACACTTGTGCCGAAAAACGATTGTACATTGGACTTTTTAATGCAAAACTGACAAAATTACATTCTTTAATGCGACCGCACACCCAAGTGGCTGTATCGTCGGCCAAACAAAGAGTATTACAGTCCGCTTCACATATTTCACCTGATATTTTCATCAAGTCGATCACATCTTTTATAAAATCAATAAAACGTTCAACACGATTTAAACGGCTATTAAATTTGATTAAATTTTGTACAATAACTTTGTTTGATAACATATTAAAGGTTTACAATTTTTATAATGATATAAGATTTTAACAATTTATATAATGACACTTTTAATGATATTTACAATATTATTGGTGGCGTCTTCACAAATCGAAGGACATCTAAAATTTGACATACACGACGCCCAACATTATTTTGAAACGTTTATAGTAAATTACAACAAACAATATGCGGATACAAAAACAAAAAATTATAGATTTAAAATATTCGTACAAAACTTAGAATATATAAACGAAAAAAATAAACTTAATGATTCAGCCATTTACAACATTAATAAATTTTCAGATTTGTCTAAAAATGAATTACTAACAAAATACACGGGCTTAACATCTAGAAAACCCAGTAATATGGTTAAATCGACGTCAAATTTTTGCAACGTCATACACCTGGACGCGCCACCGGACGCTCGCGACGAGCTGCCGCAAAATTTTGATTGGCGTGTTAACAATAAAATGACTTCAGTCAAAGATCAAGGAGCTTGCGGTTCGTGTTGGGCTCATGCGGCTGTGGGCACTCTTGAAACTCTGTACGCCATCAAACACAATTATTTGATAAATCTCTCTGAGCAGCAACTGATCGACTGCGACTCGGCTAATATGGCGTGCGACGGCGGACTGATGCATACGGCTTTTGAACAATTAATGAATGCTGGAGGCCTCATGGAGGAAATTGACTATCCGTACCAAGGCACAAAGGGTATTTGCAAAATTGACAATAAAAAGTTTGCACTTAGCGTGTCATCCTGTAAAAGGTATATATTTCAAAATGAGGAAAATTTAAAAAAAGAGTTAATTACAACGGGTCCTATTGCAATGGCAATCGATGCGGCCAGCATTAGCACGTATTCTAAAGGAATAATCCACTTCTGTGAAAACTTAGGTCTGAATCATGCCGTGCTGTTGGTGGGTTACGGCACAGAGGGAGGCGTTTCTTATTGGACTTTGAAAAATAGTTGGGGTTCCGATTGGGGTGAAGATGGATATTTTAGAGTGAAACGCAACATAAACGCGTGCGGCCTAAATAACCAATTGGCTGCCAGTGCTACAATACATTAGCAGAGATGCAATTAATTATGGTACACCTTTATTTTACTTTGAATTTTCACACGGCATATGCAGCACAGTTTACACTTTACAGCACACACTGCACAGCAACAAATGTGTCCGCAAGGATTGAAGCAAATTTGAGGTTCTCTATCTAAACATACTACACATGTATTTTTCGAATTTTTGATAACAACATTCGTCATTAAATTCGCATTCAAAACATTATTTAAATCGGGATATAATTTATTGGCCCACGGCTCGTCAATCACATTTGCATCACTAATTTCGTATAACGCGGGCGCCGAAGGTTTATATGATTGTTTCGACATTAATATATTGATGAAATCACAATTTTTTGAAAACGTTTTATGCAATTTAATAATTGAATCATTAGGATTTAATTTAACAATGACTATACCACAATTAGAACAACAAACCTCGTTGTTGCGACCGTAAAAAAAGAAACCGTTTTCGGCTAGCATGTGACCGTTGAGTTTATAACGCAAACGAGCCATTTTGAATTTAACAAACGATTCTTTTCTTAACGTTTCATTAGTTTTTAACAAATACAATGAGCGTGAACACAAAGAGTATGTATGATATTTTAAAAGTTTATAATTAAGTTTTTGTAAATTAAAACCGCAGTACACGCATTTATAGCATGATTTTATAGAGTAAACAAATCCCATATTGGCTAAGGTTTTTTTTTCCGACACCATAATATTTTTGCACGTGTTAAAAGTCGACAAACGATTATTGTAATCTTTTAAATTTGTTGCTGCGGGCGGCGGCAGATCTACTCGCATTAAGCTGTCCATTATTTAAATGTTTTAATAATTTTTTCAACGCTAATATTTGTTTTTTAGCAAAATGAATCTGATTTAAATTAATTTTTTTACTTTTGTCAGCAACTTCTAACCGATTTTTACATACGAGATATCGTTCGGAATTAGCTGCGCGCGAAGAGGATGGTTTAAAAATGTACGAATTTTCAAAATGAGTTGCAAAATTTTCTAACAAACACACCGTTTCGTCGTTAAACGTATCGAACACTTTGATGACACAATTACCATTAACTTTTAATAATTTTAAAATTATCTTACACTCTTCACTAATAATTAAAAAATTGATGGTTTCTTGGTGATTTTCGTTGCCGCTCACATCAACAGCACCATCGGCTACTATCAAATCGACAGCGTTGTTTTCGCATAACATTTGTAATTCGAATTGTACAGATGTATCGAAAATGTTTCCGCTGTTATCGTGACCATATATTCTAGTAAAATTTCTATTTTTAAATTGGTAATTTAATGCGTTGTTTAATGTCACGCCGTAACCGCGACATTCGAAGTTTGAATCAAAAATATACTTGGCGAATTGGCCCGGGCCGCCGCACAAATCGATAAAAGTGTTAACAGACTGACAAACGAAATACTTTTTGTCAATTTCATGCAGTTTATGATAGCATCGGTCACGTACGACTTTTTTATCAATGTTATCTCTTGCTTTACGTATGCTAGCAATGCTATAATTGTCAAGGCAATTTTTAAATTTGTTCAATTGCTGCCTGACTTTGTCCATTGTTGTGCGCCTGATCAAAAGTTATTATAATTAATAAAATTGAACAAATAAAAATTAGTAATAATTTGTTTAAACTTAAATCGAATAATATTTTATTACGCAGCGTTGGCGGTTTAAAAGATAACGCTTTTTTTAAAGGTTCGTTGGTGACTAACAATTGTTTAGTTTTTAATTCATAAATTATAGGACTCTTGTAATCGAAGTTTTCAAAGTTTGCTTTATTTATATGTGTACGGTAGCTTGCATACGTTGGACTGTCTTTAATGACTTTAAAAATTATATTTTTCCAGGCCGTTTCCAAGTCGTCTGGGACCACTTCAATCTTGTCGGTGTTGAGTATTCGCCATCTAACCGTTTTGTCAAACATGGCTATGAATTATGAAGACGTCGAAACTAATCTACAACAAATTTTGGAAGACGAAGGTGTTGAAAATGATCATACCAGTAACAATAATGCTGTCATCACTGAAGATTTAAATGTAGAAGAGGATGTTGAAAAAAAAAATATTCAATCCGATGACGATCCCGTAAATGAAAATAAACAAATCAATAGTGATTCTGATACAGACAATTTGAAAGAAATAAATAAACGCAAAAAATTATTGAAACGTCGCTTATTTGATGATGATGAATATGAAGATTATAAAAAAATAGCAAACAAGCCTTTGAATGGTTTTTCTTTGATTAAAGAGCATTGTCAAATTAAAGAGCGTCGTCGTCAAGAGAAGCCATTAAATCGTTTATTTTTTAATGACGAAGAGCGACAACAAGGAAAAAAACCGCGTGTTAGTGAAAGGTCAGTTTTGGAAGATGCAATGGATGTAGACGTGCACGAGGTGAATGTTGTTAAAAGACGCGAATCTAAAAACAGAAGAATGTCCAATATGTCTGTAACGTCGGCATCCTCGTCTGCATCGTCGTCTTTAGGAAGCAACGTTAAAAGCTTGACCGGTGAATTGATTAACAAAAATTTTACCTGCATAAACAATCAAACTTATTACTTGTTTAAATTTTTCATTGACGGTAACAACAAGGAATATTACGGTTATGCTTGCACTTATGATGAAATGAAAGAAAATGTTACCTACACTATTAAAGTGTTGTACAGTAAAAGAACATGGTTTATTGACAGCTTTAAAGAAGTAAAAAGCTCTGCTGTCGTAGCGCCTAAAAATGAGTTGCGCGCCAGCGATTTTAACAGTAATGACATTATTTCGGTGATTGCTAAACTGTATTGTGGTTTTAAAGTGTTGAACAGTGAAAATATGATAAAATTGATCTTTTTAATTAATTATCAGATCAATAACAAAGAAACGATTGTAGCGCAGGTAGAATGTTCTGTTAATGCGACAACACTTATGAACGTTTTGCAACGTTCTAAAATTTCAAATTGTAATAAACTTTTAAAATTTTTACATAAAAATAAAGACAAAGAATTTGTTTTGAACAGAATCAAATGCCAAGTTATGAACAATGATTTTAAAAGTTTTTCAATTCAAAACATAACCAAAATAGAGCTAGTCGAAGAGACTAGCTGCGTTGTAGAATCGGTCCAACCTACAATTAACATTAGTCGTAAACAAAAACTTATAATGTTTGGTCGTTTAACTGATATAAACTGTCAATTAATGTCTAGTGAAAAGGGTCAAAGGCTTGCGATCGATTATAATGTCACCGATAGTGAATGCAGTACAATCAAAGGGATGTTTTATAACAACGATGACAAAGAAACTCTTAAACTGCAGGTAGATATTAATCAGATGAACGATTCTATTCAAGACAATTTGATAAAAGGTTTCATTTACGTCGCGTGCGACACGGAATCGGACAAGATTAATGTTATGGGTATAACGCGTTATTTTATAGATGAAAAATTGTATGAAGGATTGTAATGGTAGTTAAGAAATGTTTTGATTATTATTGATCTTGTATTTTTTGGGAATTTGTATAGCTTCAATATTTTTAATGGACAATTGATTATGTGATGTTGGCAATTCATTAGGTGATAAGTTTTTTATATTAACACTGGTGTCGGGTATATCATTAACGGTGGTGTCTGGTACATTATAATCACTTTCGGTGTATTCAAGAAAAGCCATACGACGAGCGTAAAGTTCAAAATTTTCTAAATTATCGTTAAAATCTTCTTCGAGTCTATTAAAATTATGTTGCAAAATTTGTAGCTCGTCCGACAATTGAGATTGTACATTAATATTAGTCTGTATTTTAGTTTTATAGTCTTCATCTAATTGATTTAATCTGTTATTTATTATATCGTCCTTTTCTTTGTTCATCGCTAGCGCTTGATTGTATTTATCGGTTAAATTTTGTTCTGTTGTATTGTTTAATGATACCAAATTGTTTTTACTTAAAGCAAATAAAGATTTTATTTCATTTATTTCATTTTTTAATTTATCCACTTCTGCCATTGTTTTCGTGTCGGATCTAAGCTGTATGTTTTTAGTGGGGACAACCTTTTTCATAGGCTTAATAGAGGAATTATTCAATACTTCTTGTTTAAGCGATTCAATTTCTGCAGATTGATCGACAATTGTTGATTGTAAATTTAAAATTTGGCTATTCTGATCTTGTATTGTGGAAGACAAAGCGTCTATAGATTTTTTTTGTTCGGTGTAATTTGACACAGCATTAATGTTTTGTAAAAGTTTTTGTTTAATTACTACTAATTCATTTTTGACTAACTCGTTTTCACCAATTAATTTTAAATTTGTTTCGTTTAATGTGGCATTTTTAACATTTAAACTTTGCACTTGCGTTTGTAACAATTCTATTTGAGATTGGTCACTTAGTTTTGTTTGTGTATCATATTGAATAAATTGCTTTTGTCTATCCAAGTCATTTCGTAAAGAAGCAATAGTTGTGTTTGCCGCTTTAAACGCGTTAATAACATTTTGTTCAAAGTTATTACTTCTGTTAAATTGAAAATTTGTATTTTTAGCCAAATCGGTATAAATATAATTTTCAATTTGATTATTAATCGTTTGTAGACTTGCAGCGTTTTCTTGTAAACTTGTAATTTGTAGATTTTTTTCCAGTAGCTCACTTTTAACTGTGGATAATTGCATCGTAAATTCTTCGATTTGAATTTTAGCATTATTATTTTCTTTCATCAACTGTAATCGTTCACTTTTCCATGCATCTAAAACATTAGTTATTTGTGTTAGATAGCCGATAGACATAATTTTTTCTTCACTATTGATAGACAACAAATTAAATATCGATCGAACAGTAACGATAATAGAAGCCAACTCTTGACATAAATCCGGACCAATTGTAAATTTAATTCCCGTTTTAGTTTCTATACAGCGAATGAGAGCGTTTATATTGTCGTTACCAAAAAATGTTGAAGCCGCAGTGGCCGACGCTTCATACATTTGTTCAAACGATAATAGTCTATTAAACGCTTCTTGCAAATTAACACTCTGAATGTGTTGCATAACAAAATGATTTATAACGACCACTAAAGATTTGTAACTGTCAATTGTTAAAGGTCTAGTGATTTCGTTAACTTTTTTTTGCAATTCCATTTCTTCGTTGGGTGGCAAACTAAGTGTTGAAGGCATATTGGGAAAAGACGGAGGCGCGTTTAATGATGACGCATTTTGGTCAAATCCCATAAACGCGTCACCACCGCCGTTGTTAATATTTTGATGTTGATTAGAAGCGGAATTGGCGGCGGCAGCGTTAATATTACTGTTGTAATCGTATTTGTAATTATAATTATGCGTTATCTGGTTGGGAATGTTTGCGCCCCGCATCATAAGCGCTTCCGTTATCAACTCTGGTAGCTGCAAATCTAATCGCAACTTCAAATGTGGAAAATGCTGATAAATAACAGAAGACGCCCGCGATAAAACCTGATCAGTTGCATTCTGGCTTTTGCAACGCTGGCTCATTTGAGTGATTGTTTTGAGCAAAGTTTTTACTGTCGCGTCATTGTTTTTAACATAATTTGGAGGCGAGCGAGAAGCCATGGACGCCGATAAGAAAATTACTTTAATGAAATACACTACGCTGATAAACGGTTTGCGTAAAAACTTCAATGATCAAGAAACGGTTAAAATTTTTCCAGAAGACGTCTTCAGGATAACGAAAATGGTTTATCAAGACAAAGAACTAATACTGTTTTTGACAGGATATCGCGACCAAAAGATGTTTCAGTTTTATCTTAAAGGTAAATGCGATTTGTATTCATACAAGAGATGTTTTAATACGCATTTCGGATCCGAGTGCCGCAACAATTGTCGGGCCTACAAGACTATGATAATGCCTGGCATATCTGGAATATCCACCGACAAAATCAGAGTGGTAAAATACAAACGAAATGCTGCAGATGATCAAAAATTTGCTTTGGATAATTTTTTGAGAGACGTGAACAGGGTGCACATGCAAACTAATTTGTTGGAAGGCAGCTACGTTTCGTTTATTGGAGAACAAACGTGCATAAATAACCAACTGGTGTGTCAATTGAATTCTATCGAAGATTTTTATTCTTTGTTGAAAACAATTGATATAGAAAAGTTACAAACTGAAATTGTTCCTGTAATATCTTGTTTTGACATAGAGACCAATTCGAACGGACAGCGCATGTCAAACCCGACAATAGATAACGTCATTTCTATTTCCGTGGTGACCAGACGTGACAAACGAGACATACCAATAGCGCTCTATTACATAAATAATGGAAATGATGATTTAACTATTCGAGACGAATACATCGATGACGATGGCATTGTTAAAGCTGTGAGGTTTAACAACGAGCTAGCTATGATTGTGGCTTTTTTTAAATTATTACCTGTCATCAATCCAGATTACGTGATAGATTTTAACGGTGATAATTTTGATTTGAAGTATCTGCGTAAGCGATTATCTTTTTTGATTGTGGAAAATGGCTTGAAAAAAAGTCCTGTGGAATTAATGAAAATATGCAGGTACAATTTAAAACCTTTAAACATTGAAAGAAAAGAATCCTTTGATAGATACAAAAACAAGGCCGACAATCATTTTTTTACATATTACGTTCATGTGGATTTATACAGATTTATGAGTGCTGAGCAAAATGATGCTGAAAATAATCAATTGAACACGGTGGCGGAACATTACTTGCAAATGAAAAAAATAGATTTGCCTATCAAAGAGATGGTCGAATTATACAGCAACAATTGCATAAGCAAAATAATACAGTATAACGTTCAGGATTGCGTCTTGCCCATTCAGCTATTGTTGAAACTGGAAATTATTGATTTTTTATACACACAATGCGATTTGTTGTATTTATGCACCGACGACGTTTTAAGCAATATATCTCACAAAGTGAATGTGGTAAATTTTCACAAGGCACTGGTTAACACAAGTATTAACGAAGCAAACGAAGAAGTCGAAGATCCGTATTTTTTTAATAAACAAGATTTGTACTTTACATCGGGTCGTTCTGGCGAAATGGAAAATAAAAGTTTAGTCGATTTGACTTCCTTTAAACGCACTAAAGTCCCAGTACAATATTTGAAAAACATAAATTGTGTAAAATTGTGTGGACACAAAGAAGTGTGCGTTTACAAAGGTGGTAAAGTGATTGAACCCAAGACGGGATTAAAAAAATGGGTAACTACATTGGATTTTAACTCCTTGTATCTGACAATAATGATGCAAGAAGGTGTATGTTTGTCCAATTTGCTAATGTGTGACGACGGTAACGTATATCTGAACAAAAACACCAGAGCCATCAATCCGAAACTGCTTCAGACCCTTCTCAAACTGAGATCAGCCTACAAAAAAAAGCGTGATGCTTATCCTCAAAATTCGTTTCAATACAGTTTGTATGATAAGATTCAAAATGCTGTGAAACGTATTGCAAACAGCATTTATGGCTATTTTGGAATATTTTTTAAACCGCTCGCAAATTATGTCACCAAAATTGGAAGAAATATGTTGCGCGATGCGATTAAAAAAATTGAAGCCAAAAGTAATAACGAAACTATTTTGAAAAACTTTAAACTGTCCAAGATTATTTTTAAAGTCATTTATGGAGATACTGATTCGTCGTTTGTGCAAGTCGAATTCAATGAAAACGAAATTGACGCTGAACATAGACACGAGATTATTTCAGACATAGTTTCCAATTACGTGTTAAAAGATATAAACGCCTCTTGGAACGGCTATAAAATGGAATTGGAAAATGTCATTAGCAATTTGATATTATTGAAAAAAAAAAAATATTGTTTTTTGAATAGCAAAAACGTTATCAAATACAAGGGATGGCTGGTGAAGAAGGATATGCCAATGTTTATGCGTAAAACATTTAGAGCCGTGGTAGATTCTTATTTGAGAGAGCATAGCATCGAATGCGGTCTGAGTATGTTGTCAGATCAAATGAAAAATTATTACGACATGTTCGGCGTTGACAACAATTACATGGATTACAGTTTTAGCATGACTTTTAACGAGTCCACGGGCACAAAAACCTCGTCAAAATTGAACAAAAACGGGACTGAACGCAAAAAAGTCATCACTATAGCTAAACGTTGCAGGGAATATTTGATCGAGGCCGGTGCTGATTTTATACCTGGCAACGGTGATCGGATTCCTTTTTTGTTGACCGACGTGAAAGGTAAAATAGGCGAAAAGGCATATCCTTTAAAATTGTTTGATTGCAGCGGTCGAAGTATCAGCTGGACCAAGCATATGTCTATTTTATGCATGTTTATGAACGAATTAATTCAAGTGTTTGGCGACAACAACTCGGCTTTTAAATATTATTTTGATGAGATCAACAATTATTACATGTCCAACCAAATCTACGATGTCAAGTATCCAGTTTTAATGAAAAGTACATTAAAAAAAAAAATTAGTATTGACAGCGAATGTGAAGATTTTGACGATGACGCGGAATGCGAAGAGGATAACAAAGAAGAACAGGAATCGTTTAATGTTACTGTGGTAAAACAATTCAGAATGTATTCTGTGCCAAAAAAAAATATAAAAAAAAATACTTATGTTGCTACAAAATGCGGCGTTTGTAATAAAATGTGTTAATTTGTTTAATAAAATTTTTGTAATACATTGTTGTTTTATTCATAGTTATTTTAAACTTTTTGAATAATTGCATTATTAATTTCGTACACTATGAAAGCTGCGATATCGTTAATATGTTCATCGGTTAAACAATGTCCCTTTGTGAATAATTGTAATATGTGAATCACATTAATGTTATTAATAGCTTGATAATACAAATAGTTTACTTGATTAATTGTTAAATTTAAACCGTCCGTACTGTTTAACAGATGCTGCAAATCTTCGACTTCAATTTTTTCTTGTAAAAACAAATTTACTATTTTAACCAGTTTCACGGTAAACGTGTCTTCATAGTCGAGCTTTTGATAGTATTGCTTTAGATACGTGTTAACTTTAGCCACTTTGGCGGCGTTCGATATGTTTTTAAAGATGATTTCAGAAAAAGATTTAACAAAATCCATTTTAGTCTGTTGAACTGGTATTTTTATTTAAAATTGCGTCGAACGCTCGTTCCAAATCTCTTTTCTTTTTTATACTCTTAGCTTTACCTGTTTGAATATCGTCTGTGGCCGATTCGGGCTTAATATAATACACCTGCAGCATAATTATGAAGATAATAAATACTAAAAAGAGAAAAAATACGAAATTGGAAAATCCTTCATTTCGATCGAATAAAAAACCTATAGCTATTAGCATTAAAAAAGTAGTATAAATAAACATTTTGATTGCTCAATTAATATTTACCTTCTTATACTTTATTAATAATGTAAATTATTTTGATTAGCACAAAAAAATAAAAAATATTTAACAAATCGGCACCTTAATTTAATTACTAACGCTGCTGCTATCGCTGATTTGAATATTATTGTCATATTCGTTACTCTCATCATTATTATTATTATTAGTATTATCATCGGTGGCGTCGGTGTTGTCACCTTCTTCTTCGCTTTCATCAACGCCCACATTAAATTTGTTCAAGTAATGTCTGGTGCTCATGTAGGAATCGTGATTCATAAGTTTGGCTACCTTCTGCAAAGGCATGCCGTTGTTATATAAATTACTGCTCAAATAATGGCGTATCATATTTGAGCGCGGTCTGTCCATTTCAACTCCCGCCTCTTCGAATAGTCTTTTGAAGTCTTTAAATGGAGTAGATGTATTTTTTGAAATTTGTAAAATGGTAGGATGCTTGCTGTAAATATCACATGCCAATTGTAATGGCTTGAGCTTAATCGTATTCAAAGAGTTTGTTACTGTCTTTTTTCTTTTCAAATGTATATTACTCTTCATTCTGCCCTTTTTAATTAAAGTCTTTAAATCGTTTACTGTCAAATGCCGCGCTTCATTAATACGCATACCCGTGCCCAACATTATACAAAAAACTATAGCGCCACGCAATAAACCTCTATCGTGCACGTAATCGCCGTTAAGATATTTAATTTTTTTTTCAATACAATTTAAAACGTTATCGATTATTTCTTTGAGCACTACATTTTTTTCTTTGTTTTTTATATTTTTTAACTCTTTGTCTCTCGGCAGCATGACTTGTCGCGGAATTTTGTATTCCGGCAGACCCATTGCGTTCGAATAAAAATTAATATTCAACTGTAACGTTTCCTTTGTAACAGATCTAAGTTCTATCATGCGTCTACACAGTTCCTCGGGATCGACTAATGTTTGTTGATTAACAATAGAATTGAATTCTTTGTTTAAATCGTACGATTCAATGTCGCTCAGATGTTTAGAATCTATTAGACAAAAAATTAATTTTATCAACCTAGATTTGTAGCTTTTCAATGTGGTTGGTGCGAATGGTTTCGGAAACACATATTGCGACCATAAACTGTTTTGTTTTACTTCGTCAGGTGTGCACCTTTGACGGTCTGTGGCCAATTCAAAAATTTCATTGAATCGTTCGTGATTTTGTATTTTATATTTCCAACTATTAAAAGTTTGTTCGTTTCTAAATGTCATAATGTTAATTTATCCTATTTGATTGTATACTACGTTAGGATTAATTGTTGTAGAGTAGCGATCTCTTCTTAATATTACAAAATAATAAATTATAAAAAATATTATACACATGCTCAACACTACCGCCAAACTCACAATAATAATGTTTATATTAGTTTTTTCAGTATTACCATTATCGATATGATTGTTCAACAAATAGTTTTTGTTAGTGTCATTTTCATTGTTATTTTTAGTTTGACCATTTTCATCTATATCGCTGAGAGCCAATTTTAATGGTATATAATCTACTTTGGTGTTAGAGCTTAGTTTGTCATATGGAATATCAAAATTCATTGTTTTATTGTTGCACATTAATTTGATTATTATGTTTATAACTTAACTGTTGAAAAATAAAACGTCTCAACGCTTCATTTTGAAATGCCAGCTCGGTTAAACTTTGCTGACACGTCGTTTTTTCTATAGGTTTACGAGATGACGCCGTTTGGTGGCTGTCTGTTGCGGGTGTAGTCATAAAAGTGGCAGACTGAAAAAGTGTAGGTTTGCGGCCGGCTCTCGTCGCCAAATCGGCCATGTATTGGAAAATGTTTGTGGAAGCGGACAAGGGCGCCAGAAAACCTATGTTCTCTTTTAAACTTACTACGCGCGCTCGATTTTTTTCATTCAGTACGTACAAATAGTATTCGCCACCGCCAGCAAATATGTCGTCTATTACATTATTAATGATGTCGTTTATCATATTCAAACCGCTGTACTTGCGACTCTCAACGGCACCCTGAATGTTGATTGGAATATTGGCCCGTTGCAACAACAAAGTCATGTAATTGTTGGTCAACTGGTTGCTAAACGGCAACGGAATAGGAATGTTGGTGGTAACCGCTTCAGCCACTTGATATTGAACCGCTAGACCCAATTGACGAGCCGCCTCAGAAACGCCATTGGAATTAATATTTTCCGCGTTGTTGTTATAAAACTTTTGTGCATACGACGGCAGCACGCTGTACACGAAAGAGGGCTGAAAAATGTTATCGCTAATTGCGCTTTCTCCTAGTTCTTTTCTAAGTCGCGTGTAATGTTTTATAAGGTTTTCATCGCTGTCAAATCTTTTGACAACATTGACATGAATCGGATTGGAATCTATGCACACGTCTCGTATGGTGTTAATCATTGCCAACATTTGAGGCGTGAGCTGTGACATGTCATTTGTACGATAGTATCTAATAATTTTTCCCACGTAGTCTACACATTTGTTAAGCCATAAATCGTTAGCGTTTGAAGTTTGTGCGGTCATGGTGAAGGGTTTTTATTTTTAAATGATCACAATAAACAATTTCTGGATTGCTTATCATATAATTGTTGTTAACGTACAATAGAAACATTAAAAATGATACTAAAAAAATAAAATACCACGAAAATTTTATCATATTTACAAATATGAACAATAAAGCGGTTGCTATTATGATGGTCTGAAAACTTTTACGTTTGCACAAAATACTTTCGCAATTTTTAAAAGCCACATTAAAACTGTTTTCACCGGTGATAAAATTGCGCAATTCTTCTTCGCAACATGTGTTACATAGAATCATAACATATATAACGTGACCGTTCGTGTGAACCGTTTGAAACGTTTTAGGCTGACTGCCCGGATGGAATTCGAATGAATAATTGTTAAACAAATTAATGTGTGCATAATAATGCGCTAGAATGGCGCCGCAGCTTTTTTTTACTTTAACTTTACATATTTTTATTACGTTAATATTGTTATAAAGATCGCAATCAGTCAATTGCGTATTGTCGTTCAGCAACATATGATAATTGTTAAACAAATAGTGTATTAACAGTTCGGGATCATATTTTATCCGATTGAGAATGGTTGCGTTTTTTAATTTTAGGTTTTGAAGCACATGAAATTGATTCGTCGTGTGATCCGTTGGATGCGTTATCATTGTCGTCGTTGTCGTCATCTCCATTTCCGGCTGATGATGCTGCTGGTGAGGGTGATGACGAATCGTGTCTTTCACCGGAGGAACCCTGTTGTTGTAAAAAGAATGGCGCATCATAATAATCAATAGGGGATTTTGAGTCAGTTAACATCTTATAATTTGGATATACTATTTGAAAAATTACAGAATCGCGTTTGAAAACGGTAGACGTAATATTGAATAAAATCATTTTAACTTGTCGCGAATTGGCATCTACATTGTATATTACTGTATAGTCGCCAAACACTTGTGGCGCATAATAATGGTAAGAATTGATGAGAGGATCCAGTAGCGGAGTTTCAACAATTTTTAAATGATAAGCTCCACACGTTAACTGTTTTAAGTGAGTCTCATCATTTACAGTGAACGATAACACGTTTTCATTTTTTTTGCGAGTTAGCATCACTGACACCGAAATGTATGCAATAGCCCCACTGCTGTTGTGCGCCATAATAATAACAGTTATGTTTTTTATTTTAACCTTAATATTACAAAATGAATTCGACGAAAGCGATTTTGATGCACATATGCGCGTATTGACAGAATATATGCGTCGTACCAATGCTGAAACAAGTTTACCTGATACATTAGGTTACGTGTCACACGTCGACGGGCACCATTACATGGTCACTTATTTCAACACGCTCAACGTGCAAAAAATTAAACAAACAATACATGATGATCGAAAAGAAACTTTCGACTTTATTGCACAATCTTTTAATGACGTCAACACGGCGGATGACGAAGCAAGAATTAGACCAAAAGTTGGCGACATACATAGGTTTCAGATACGAGGCGATGACGGATGGTTAGATGTACAATGTCCTGACAATGAAATGTTCGATTCCAATTTGATGCAATGCGTAACGATACCATATTGTTATGAAAGATTGCCGGGCAACTATGGCATAACGGAACCTATGCTTAACGCTTTGGTGTTAAATCATAATGTTAGGAATGAAAATTTTGACGATAATTTATTTCATCCCACAGTTTATTTGAAATGTTTTGAAGGGCAATCCTTTACTGTTGAAGAATGCCCTTCCAATCATACGTTTAATGCTGTAACACAGAATTGTGAATTAATCAACAGATGTCAAAACAGACCTGACAATTTTATTTTAGACATATTTCCTGAAGATTTGAATATAAATGAGTATATGATTTGTGAAAATGGCGAAACAAAAATCGTTTCTTGTAGTGAAAATAAAATCTTTGATCAAAGACTAATGCAATGCGTAACAAGCAGTCCCTGCGAATTTAACGGCATAGGATTTACCTACATAACCGACCAAATAAATGCTAATCAATTCTATCGATGCGTGTCGCGACAAGAAGCGGAATTAATTACATGCATCAACAGGACCTATATTAATAATCAGTACGAATGTTCTGGCGATAGTCGCTGCACAATTTTTGAAAATGGAACGGGCACAAATTTGAACATATTTGAAAATGACGTTGTCAAGTACAATACAGGCATGTTGATATGCGATAATTTTGAAATAATTACTAACGTCCAATGCAATACTCAAAACTTAGTGGCAGATACAATATTTAACGACAGATTCATGGTCAATATCAATGTGCCTAACGAAGTTTTTGATGTTAACATGGGACAATGTGTTTCGTTTAATAAAGAGCTTGTGCAAATAAAAAGTAATTACTATAGCATTGAAAACGTGGATAATGATTACAATGTTAACTTTCAAACGTCTATGATAGGTGAAACTGAACATGTAAATTTGTTGACAAAAACTTCAGATTTAAGTTCGTTAGTGGCTTTTGCAAAAGACAAAAACGCAGTAGGTCTAAATCCGGAAAACGGCGTTCCGATCGATTGTTTTGGTAATCATTTGTATGATATGTTTTCGGGCAATAGATTAAATGTATGTGACGATAATAACAACTTGATCGAAACGTTCAACCTCACTTTAAATCATTATTATCGCCCAAAAACGCTCGAATTGGGTGTAGACGACGAATATCAGCGTTTTTGCGGTGAAAAAATTGAAAATTCTCAAAATATCGTAAAAAACGACCTTTTTAGGACGCGTATATTGACCAATATACTACGATCCGACGTTTGCGGACTTATTTTGGCACAAATGCATTACAAATATACTACGATGGACACCAAATATACTCCAATATACGTTCAATATACGTACGAACGCGAAAAAGTGCCAAAAAATATTGTAGTATATCCGTCAAATATAACGGTAAAAAACGCTACGATTGAAAAAAAACGCTCACATGCAAATGATAACTTTGCACAAACGGTCAAGCCAATTTTTAATAATTTTGATTATATTCCGGTCGCCCAGCCTTTGTTTGATCCATTCGTAAAGTTAGAAGAGAGTATTAATACGAATTCTAATTTAAAACTTTCGTTAAAGAACGAAAAAAAATTAGAAGCTGCAAATTTACAAACAAAATCTGATTCGCACCTTTTGTTAGACGAAAAGTTTTTAGAATACTCTTGCTTTTATTCGTTGCCTACGTTTAAGTGTAGCGAATGTAAAATTGACAACGATATTGTCGTTGACAAATTAAAAGAGCTGAGATCGACAATTAAAGTTGAAAACGGTTGTGAAACAGCATCAGGATTAGCTAATATAATAAATGCGTATGCGTATATGGGCAACGGCTATGGGTGTCGATCGGTTTACGATCAAATTGAAGGTGTGATTAAAGTAATTAAAACGGATGACGGTCCTCAATATGTGAACGTCGATACGCAGTCTAATGATGGTCACATTTACAATCCATGGTTGCATCGCACAGATGATAAAAATATTTTTGCATGTCCACCTGATCTTGTCGATGAAAACAACAAATGCAATTTAAATTCAAATGTTTTTTATTATCTTGAAGATTTACATTAGGCCCGAGCAAAGCTGCTCAAGTTCAAAGTTGGCTTTTTCAGCGTTGTGTAAATGGTGTCCTTTCCTAGCATTAAAGGCACTTCAATCCTATATTGATCGTATTTTCCGAGAGACAGTTGCAAAGCGTTGGCGTTGCCCTGGAACTTTAAAACGTTTTCGATACGAAGAATATTTTCATTGTAGTTGATTCTGTATTTAGGTTTTACAGGATTGTAGAGATCCGGATTGGCAACTAAACCTGTGCTGTCTATGATGCACGTGGGACAATTGCGAATATAGATGTCTTCGGTGCCAATTTTCATGATTTCTGGTGCCACTGCTTTGGTGACCAAATTTTTAATGAATTTAGGAAACAATTCAAAATTGGTATCTTGCGCAGGTTCGTTGCCGATTTCGTTACTAAATTGTCTTAGACTTGTGAGAGAAACTTCTGCACAAAAGTGATCCGGATTAGCCATGTTTAGAACAGACATAGTATTACTGTACAGTTTTTGTACATTTTTGTAACGATCTGCAAAGTGCTCGGTAAATTTTAGACGTTCACAGATTTCTCTTTGTTTTTCCAAATTTTCATAAATCATGTGTATAATCAATGCTTCAGCTAGAGGTAAATCTTGTACATTCAACACTGATTCATAATTGTTTTTGTTGGGTACCAGAATGCGAGCTGTGCCCTCTTCCGTGTGCTTGACCAGGCTGCGGCCCACTGTTCTAAAAAGTACTTTGTTATCGGCGTCCGGAATAGCCAATGACATTTTTTCCATTTTAAAATGTACCGACGCGTGATATTCGCATATATACCATCCGTCATTGCTGTCTGCATCTTTGGAGCACTCATTGGGATAGCGGTAACACGTGTCGAACGATTGCACTCCAGCAAAAATACAATTACTGTTAGAGCGCGAACTCGTCAGACCTGCCGGTACCAGAGCCATGGCGATTGATTCGACTAGAATAGTAGAAAATGAAATCTCTTATACAATAAATTTTAGCCAAGATTTAATCTATTTAATATTTGAGTCTTATATTTCCAAAGAGTGTGAATTTGTGGAAAAATATTATGATATAATAGATGAGAATAAAATTCGCACGCGCATCCATCAAGACGGTAAAATATACAGTCATTTAAAAACGGTTGAGAGTATGTACAAAACTGTTATTTGTCACGACGACATACTATTACCGTTGGTGTGCAGAACAAGTATAGAAGATGCTTCCTATTCGGCATCAAAAAATTTTGACAAATTGGTAGAATGCCGTTTGTACAATACGAAAAATAAAGAGCCAATAGAAATAAAATTTGAACAAATTTATTACAATAAAAATTTGAACGACACTTTTGATTCTTTGATGGGAACAAAACAAATAATTTTATTAAACCTATTAAAAAATAACAATGAAACTATCGGTAAGAATTCACATTTGGGTTCCGACGAAATACTGGCAAATCTCCGCATCGAATTCGAACACCCAGAGTCTGGTCCTTCAAAGGAAATCCTGCAACAAATGTGTTTATTAATTCTTAGAATGGACCAGATAGGTCGTTATCAAAACATTAGTCCTATGATACCGTACACCACAATGCAAAATTCAATTATTTATAGAAAGTTTGAACAAGAAAAATTGATATACAACTCAAAGGACGTCACAAACGTATGTCGATGGGCTTTAAAATTGGACGGCGTGCGAGGCAGAGGATTATTTACCAGTAACTTTTGTATTATATTCATGGACGATATGCAAATGTTTTCTGGTCATGTGCCCACAATTTTTTCACTCAACAATGTGGTGGCGTTTCAATGCGAATTGATAGACGGCAATTGTATCTACATTACTGATTTGCTTCATGTTTTTAAATATGTGTACAATAATAAAACCCAATACGAATGCTCGCAGGACGGCTACAATATAGAACCCCTAAACGCTGTGAACGTGATTAACTTTTTACATGACAAATACAAAAATGAGGAGATTGTCATCAAAACGAGAGACAATAAAAGAATTACTATCAAATTTCAAAAATTCTTTGATAAACCTTTGCCTTTGAATAAAATTACATACAACACTGTCGCCACCGATGGTTACGTGGTGTTGGACACGTCTATGTCATACGTTAAATACAAGCATGTAAAGACTGTTGAATTAGAATATAACGATACGGCTAAAGTTTTCTTAACGTTGGACGGAAGTCTCGACAACTATAAAATTGATTCCAAAATAAAATTAGAACATGGAAATATTTATGAAACTGTCATTGTAAATGACGTAATCACGGTCATTAAAAGTCGACCTGACAGGTTGGTACCACAAACTTTATAATGTAATTAATATTTGTATAAATAAATATTTTATTAAATTGAGTTGTGTGTTTTATTACTTTATGTTAAGCAAATTTTTATAGTGTTCCCAGTCCATTTTTTCCAAATTTGCAGGAGGTGATACGTTGCGTTGTACAAATCTGTAATCGTTAATGTGATTATGAAACACCATGCTGGCGTACAGAGTGCCGTATTTTATTAGAGTGTTTTTTGAAGTGTTTGTCGACTCTACGTCTGTCATAATAATTTTATTACCGTATTTGTCTTTGTGTAAAGCCAATTCTATTTTTTCTAACGCCAAAATAAGGTAACCTTTGGCACTCAAATAATGGTCCCTGCACATGGGACAATTCAAAACGAAGAATAAGTTATAGTAAATCGCTTTAATCTGTTTCACTTGATTGTTAATCAATTCGTGTTTCAATTTTTCTCTATTGTTGACCATGTCGTCGGCTATTAAACTTAAAAAATGTATAAAGTCCCATATAGTAGTAAAATTATAGTTGTAATCGTTGGGAACAAAAGCCCTCAAATTAAGTTGAACCATTTTTTCTTGAAATAGTACTTTTACTTGTTCCAAATCAATGGTGGGATCGACTGTGACAATCCATTGTTTAATTTCTTCAATTTCCACCGTTTGCACGTCTTTGTATGTAATGATGCACGCAAGTTCGTATAGATAATTAAGTTCGGTACACAATATCTTTGTTAAGTGTTTAGATTTGCTCAAACGGATCCGATCTAAATGCCTAAATAAGTGTAATAAAAAACTATTGCGATAGCGCGACAACAAAGGCGACGGCGACAGCATGACTAAGAAAGTTATCAATTTGTTTTTGCAGAATATGCCCGCAGGTATTCAAAACGACAAACTGGATGACGAAAACGTAATATATTTTGACGGTGTTATCGAATGTATCGAAGACCAACAAACTGACAAGTTTTGCGCTTTGGCTGAATGTGAAAAAATCAAAGCCTTATTAATGCAAAAAATTTTAATAGATTTAGTTGAAAACAGCAACGGCAACTACTGCAAAAATCATGTGCTAATAGATTTGTTACTAATGTATAAGACGTATATAGAATTGGTGGATGAGTCCGCGTTCGGTATAAATTTTTTGGAATCCTGTTTTTTGTACATAACTAGCGTATTCAAATTGTTCAGAACCCAGAGCCGTATTGTTTTGATCTTACCGTCCAACATCAACTGGGAGCAAGATAATTTAAGTGCGCTTTTAAAACATTTATTGCAATTTTCTTTAATCGAAATTGTTTAAAATGACTACCATCATACTTATAATCGTCGTGCTGGTCGTGTTGTACGTTTTGTACATAAACAACAAGTTGCCGTTGAATTCTCTCAACGAATCATCTCCTAATTTTACACAAAGCAGTGATTCAGTGCAAGTCGATCCGGCCACGGGTCAATATGCTGTTAAATTGAACAATCCTAAAATAAAGTCGCTCAAAATTTTACATGGCGACAATAAATTGACACGGCTATTTGTAGCGGAACGTCCTCTTACTTACAACGAAATTATAGAAGAAGGCAATCGCTCCGCGTCAAATTCATACGTGTTCGTGGGAACAATTTTGGATCCGGCCACGTTGGCGGGCGCTACTTCTAACAGTCGCACCACGCTTAACTTTAAAATTGAACAGTTCAAAAATGCTTTCATTGTATTTAAGAATTTGGAATCGAATAAAATTAAAGAAAATCTTTACATGAGCAGGTTCGAAAGTGACGGCATGGTGTTCTGTTTGATCGATTCTAACACGACCACTGTACCAGATTTAAGAGATGTGTCATACCCTATTGCGGTATACACGACCAATCCTGCGGTGCAACTAAAACTAAAGGAATGGGACTACACTGAAATTAACGATTCTGGATCGTTATACATAAAAAATGAAAAATCATTTAGAATACAATAATTTATTTAATAAAAAAACATATATTTAACATTTAAATTGAGGTTTTACATGATTAAAGTCGGCTAAATCGGTTGCCATGCTTAAATTAAAGTAAAATTTTTCCTGTTCATTGTAACATTTGTGAAACTTATTTCTAAATTCAACTTGTAACCAATCTATTTTTTTCAAAAATGCATTTGCGCCTTTACCCTTCAACATTTCGTGTATCATGGTTTCCACGATTGGCGCCGCTTCTGTAATTAAAGCGTTTACCTTCGTTAAATACATACATTTAGCCCTAATGTCAAACTTTATTTTCATTACATAAATAAGCGCTCTTATAACGCTATTATTAACATCTAAACACAATAAATTATGCTTATACATCTCGTCGTCAATCAACAAAGATTTGTACAAGACGTAACCATCACAATTACGTTTATATTTTAGTATGTGAGACAGATACAGTCTTGTTCCTAAAGCTTGTCCTTCAAATATTGACCTGACCTGCGGATATTTTTTTTCTTTTATGTGCGAATAGACGGATCCACTAAAAAGCAAGTCTTCTTCAAACTTGTGATCCGTGTATATGATACCGAACCTGTTCCGAACGCCCTTGTCGTAATCAATGATATGAAGAGGTTTATTGTTTATTATCATCATTTTATAGTTACCTTCGTATTTTTGACTTCCATGATATTTTCTACAAACGCTGTTACTTTTAGTAGAATCAGAATTGGTTTTAAAAAATGAATCGTTACAAACTTTCATTTCATTGATTACGTAAAGTTGCGAAATCAGTTTATCCACCTCAATATCATTGGTTTGGTCTTTGATCAATTTGTATTGATCGGAGTCATGCTTATGCACAACTAGAAACGTTTCTAACAATTCGTAGAATGTCGATTTGCCCGAACCCGGAGTACCGTTCAAATATATACAAAATTTGTCGTAATCGGAAGGTATAGCCAGGCTGGCCGCAAAATACGACAAAACGCGCGAATTTACAGCATTAAAGCCGGTCATAACTTTAAAATTTATGTATGCCGCCACAATTTTCTGCACAAACAAAGTCGGATAATTTTTCAAATCAAATTTGTTCAAAATGACTCTACTGTAAAACCTGGAACACCATTCGTTTAATGTATCATCAGGCTTGGCGATCAACAATTTGTCCCACCAAATGTTGTAATGTGTAATATAATAATTACTTTGACAGTATTCGTGCCAAAAATTGACAGAAACTTCAGACATCTTATTGCCGATGTTGTTATTGTCGTCGTCATCGTCGTCGGCGGCGTGATCATCGTTACATTCGACATAATCTTCAATCTGTTTTAAAAATTCATACGGATTACTAATTTCATCGATTAAATCGGTGATACAATTAGTATATTTAAATTTATCCGTCAGAAAATCAATGATTTTATATTTATTTTGAAAAAAATATTCTGCATATTTTTTGTATTTGTAAAAGCTTTTTTCTTTTTTGTTCGTAGCTACCATACAAATAAAATTTTTGTAATATATCGAATTGTTGTACAACAAAGACCATATCAACTCGACAATATATGATGACCGGCTGAACAGTTCAAACATTAACACCAATTTTAAAATTCGTAAATCAATTGTGGTTTTGGTACGGGCATCGCAATTATTATTATTACATTGGTGACAATCTTTACATAGTAAATTTGAAACCAAATCTTTCATTTTGACATTGTTCAAATATAGAAGCATGGGAATTACTTCGTGCCCCTCGTAATTCCATATTTCTCTGAACAATTTGTTAATTTCTATTTTTTCTTCAGAAACTATAAAACTTTTACCGAACGCTAGCAATATCGAAATGTTACACTTAAGCATTTTGATGTCCCTGCATACTTTGGCCATATGATAAATTTTATAAATGTCCTTTTCGATCGAACTACAATTTTCCATGTAATCTATTATTGTTCGCGACAGATACAATTTTTCGTTTCTTTTAATTATAGCCCCCAGTAATGAATTACCCAATATAAAAGGACAACTGTCATGATAAGTGTTTGTAAGCACGTTAAATACGCCCTCTTCTGTAAAATACATATACTTCCAATTGTTAAATTTTATAGATGACATGGCGCAAGAATTGACGCTTTCCGTCAGCTTGTTTAACTCGTCGTCTTTTCTCATTAACGTGTAATAATGCTTACCATTAAAAACCACAGCGCCTGTTGGGGTGACTATTTTCTTGAAGTAGCCCGAACACAACACTTCATTGGGCGCGCCGCACATCATGGCGTTTTCGTATGTGAAGTTCCAGCATCGATTTGATTCCGCATCTTTTTTTTTACAATAAAAATAAATCTTGTAGTGTATGGCAAAAAAATTGGCCAAACTTACGCGCGCATCTTCGTTGGCGAATATGGTCCATTGGTTGCAAAAACGATTGAATACTGTGCAGTTGACTTCGTAATAATCTTGACAAATTTTTTTTGATTTCTCCAAGTTGACGCCGTAAAATAATTTTTCACACACGGTTTCCAAAAGAAAACGGATATTAGTCACGTTCACAGCAACGCTATCGTTCTTGACCACCATGCGCCACAGCAAAATGATGAGATAAACAAAATTTACAAAATTACTTTTCACAAAGTATTCAGCCAATATATTGTCATCGACTTCGTGTTTGTTCAATACGCTCATCATGGTCTCGTTTATAATATTAATGCATTCATCAATGCAGTTTTCAATGTGTTCGGATTGTTCACAACTGGGTGTGATGTGATAGGTGACTCTGGTATCCTTTTTCTTGATGTCTTCTAAATTGATTTGTACATCTTTATAATTTCTCAAATTTTGAAGATTAATTTTAATTATATCTTTAAATTCCTCGGTCACAGTGCATTGCCTCAAATTAATGTCTTCGCGCAACACATCAAACAATTTTTTGTTCGAATACACCAGCACCGGTTTTACTTTGCAGGTACCATTTTTTCCGTTTGCCGTGGTCACAACAAACAAATCTTTGTCGTTCTGATTGAACTTGCTGCGACCGTTGACAAACAATTTGTCTTCGTCCACACACATCGACATTTCAACATTTAAAAAAAATTTCGGTCTAAAAACGAACAAATTTACATTACCCAAACTCTTATGGTGCACTAGGGGTACGTAATTTCCAATGTCGATATTGTATTTCATGAACAAATACTGGCGCCATCCAAAGTACGATATGTCGACATTGGGCCAATAGTAGTAGTTCCTCGATTTTACACAATAGTTTGGATAGTCTTTGTCGGTGCTTTCGACAAATTTTGAAAAATTTATATCTTTTGACACGAGGCTGTAATATTTTTTGTGTATGTGCGGCTTGACCGTAATAATAAAGTAATTTCCTTGCACGGTCCATTCGTGCTGTTCTATGGAAATATCATCGGTCACACCTTTAAGTGTCGCCATCCTGGAATCTCTTCGTTGCAGCAAACCGTTCTGTGTTTGATGATTTGACATAACCAAAATAAGCTTTTCAAAATTTTTATTGGATTCCACAACTTTTTCTTCCTCGGTCAATGAATTTTTTAACAGTAAATTGTCTACTGTATCAAGATTGGTCGTCACGTTGTTGGTTGAAGTATCCAGGTTTTGTTTAAAAATTTTTTCAAATATGTCATTTACATTGATCGCCGCCATCGCGATAATAATTATGAGCGTACTAGTGCTATTCGTGAACCTTTTAAATCCTTTGAACAATGAAATTGATAAGATTATCAACGATCATACTAATACCTTACAATTTGGTACGTATATTGAAATTTACGATGCCAGTTTTAAAAATAATGTGGAGCGTTTGTTTGTGATCAAACCAGAAAATGTAATGATTTATAATACGCACGGGCAATTGTTTTATTATTTAGAATCTTCCAGCGTGATTTGTCCACGAGAATTTTCGTTATTGAGAATTAGCGCTGCCGACATTTGGTCGATCAATGACAGCGGCACATTTACAACGCTGTGCACGAATGTTAACAGTTTGGCGTTATTGGAACATTTTGTTGTTTTAAAAAATAATTTGGCTGACGAGAGAATACTATTGCCCGTAGACGATATTCATTATAGCATTTTAGATTTAATAAATTTAATAATAAGTCTTGGATACGTCTATATCGAGTAGGTATCGTCATAATCCTCGATGTTATCTACAATTATCTGGTGCCAACGATGCCAATCGGTAATTGGTTGTGAGCACCTATTTACGTTAACAAAATAATCGTACGAATGATCGTTTGCTGTTAGATCGTCCACTAAAGTGATAGTTTTGTAATAATTGATGCCACACTTTCGCATATACCACAAAGGTACTCTAGGCGATTTAGGAATATGTTCTGAATTATTGTAATTATAGTCCAAATAAAAAGGTTTTTTTACGTAAATCGTTTTTGACAGTGTATCCACGATTGTTCGCCTTTCGCATTTGCTGTTTTTGTTGCCGCCCGACAATATGATATCAAAATAACCTTCCAATTTGGTTTCTTTGAGAGATGCGCTGACGTGTTCAGTGTTGCCGTAAGACCACAATATTAGTACACAATTACGCTCGTGCAAATCTTGCAAGCTTGTATAAACAAAATTATCACGTATTCGCACTTGATTTTCGCTAGTAATAAGCGTTTCGTCCAAGTCAAACACAATAACGTGAGGTATTGACCATAAAAACTTTTCTGTTGCCAAGTGATACACTTCCACGTAATTTTGAACGTACCATTCTTTCAACAAATTATACATGGGTTTGCGTTCATTTATGACATACACATGTCCCAGGACGGGCGCTTTGTAGGCCATTTTTATATATTTTCGCAGACAGTGCATATTATCTTCACATTTCAATAATTGACACATATAATTGTGCGTATCCAATTTAACATCTTTGTCGAATAGAAACAGCACATATTCGAAGTATTTTAAATTATCAAAGCCCACAATTATAAGATCGTCATATTCTGACAAAACAAGCATATGCCTTCTTAACAGAGGATTACGATGTTTCAACACGGTCCACAGACATTCCATTGTTATTCCTTATTTTTAATTTTTAAAACCTTCAGAGAAAAAAAAAATTATAATGAACTAATTGAATTTTTAATTGAAAATTTTCCTTCAAATGTCAAAAATAAAACGTTTGATTTTATCAACACCGGTCATTTATTTCATTCTCTCTACGCGTACATACCATCGATTAACAATCATTTCAAAGAACGTAAACAGATTCGTCTGTCCGAAGAATGCATAAAAAAATTGTTCGACAACACGAGAAACGACATCGAAATGTACCAGGAAATATTTCATATGATTCAACAGCAAAAACTTTTTTTCGAATGTCCTTGTCAAGTACTGACAAAACGAAAAGATGAAATCAAAGAATACGTGCACATGTTGGACCAAAAAAAATTTGACACGAAACCGATAAAGTTAAAGAAAGAATTTATAGATGTAATAATGAGCAAGTACTCATTAGAATGGAAAAATATACTGTTAAAGAAGCAAATAAACGACATTAGTTGCAAAGATGGCACAAATGTTGAAAGAAAAAAAAGGAAAATTAAAAAAAGAACAGTTTTAAATGATAAAAAAATTTATTTTAATCAACACACAACAAATAAACTAAATAACATCAACGGGATTACTGTCGATGTTTGTAAACATGAATTTGTAACAGAAGAAAAGCAGACACGTGCCGGCGACGAAATCGTAACGTTCATTCGGTACTGTCACAAATGCAACCAGCAACAAAACATTTAATTTCGCCTGCTTCTGTAACGGTACGGGTTGTTGCTACTGTTGCTGTGCCTTCTTGACATCCTGCGGCCTGATCTGCGTCGCCGGTATGGGCTCGTCGAACGTCTCCTGTAAGAACCGCTTCTTTTGCGAGGTCTGCCTGGGCGTCTTTTGTAATAACTACTACGCCTTCGCGTTCGGCTAGTGCTACGGCTTCTGCGCCGCGTTCTTCCGCCTAAACTGGACCTACGTCTGTATACCATTTTAAGTAAACAGTATATACTTTTTAAATTAACCTTATATAAATTTATGTGTATTTTTTACGCTTACTTAACAAATTGTTACCCAAATAAATGTTAAGACTGTCTGTGGTTTGTTTAATTTTTTCCTCAATTTCTTTTGCACACGTTGATATCTTAAAAATGTTGTTGAAATCTTCAACGTTGAATTTGCAATTGGCAATAGCATAATTTTCCATAGTATTATAAAACATACTGTTTGCGGCGTTGTAAAACATGCGTGGCACAGGAAATTCACCTATCATGTCGTAGAGCTCAGTCATAAAGTCCATATCGTCACAATAGGGTATTTTATTTGTGTCCATATTGGTCACCACTTGAGTCGGCTCCAAGCGTTGTATACATTCCATTCTGTCGATTATCAATTCCTCCAGCGTACGACGCTTGTCTTGATTAAGAGAAGAGTTGAGAGTAACCAAAACACGAGGATATCTCGCCACAGGATAATTCATTGTTTTGTTAAGCGTTATTCTCAACAATTTAACAGTTTCAGCGTCTACGGTGGTAGTGGGCATGTCCATAATCGATCGGAGTAGATTTATTAAATTATGAGCTAACTCTTCGGTTATGACTGGGGCGCAGTCCGTTTCACTAAACATCACACCTTCCAAATACACGTACAAAGGTTTGTATTTGGGCGTTATTGACAAGTAGATCATAGCCGTGACAATATCGTTGATTTTAAAATCAACTGTGGTGGTATTACGCATCGTGTAATATTGCAACACTTTTATACATCGTTTTCTATACTCGTTCAGGTTTTGTATATTTACTAAAGTTCTGTCGTTGCTATTACGTAAAGTTTTAAGGTTTAACAGATTTCTTCTTCGTTGTTGGTGTTGTGTTGTATTGAGAGTGTCGTCGTTAGTGTCGTCATTTGTAACAGGCCTGTTGGAAAGCAAACCGGATGCCAATGCAGCCGAATCTGTATCATTATGCAATGCTGCGTGTCGAGCTGTATTTTCCAAAAATTCAAACAAATCCTGCATGGACAAATTTAGTGTAGCGTTGGGATTCGATAATAGTGGAAAAAATTTTGGCCAAATGTCCATTTGCATTTTTTTGTCAATTTTATTTTTTAATTTTTCAATTTCGAGAAATAACATTACTTCGCTCATCTTGATGGCTTTATCAGAAGTAACTTAACATTATTAATCATTCATTCACGTTATTATCGTGGATATCGCTTAATAGTTTTAAAAAATTTACTGTGCTAATCAAATTAAATTGCACAGCGGATTGGTCGTCCTCGATGCATTTTAATATTTTTTTAGCAGTTGCAGATCGCTTAGCCAAATCGCGAAAATACAATTCTTTGTTTTTTGATGTGTCGTTTAAAAACCGTTTTGCGCTAGTGTTGAATTCAGTCAGTTGAGTGTGCAAATCTTCAGCGTTAGTTTCTAAATTTTCTAATTGTTCTGCCGTGTCTTGCGCGGTATTAATAAAAATATTAGACATTCTGATTTAACAACAAAGCAATATCATCGTCGAGTTTATGTTGATTCATCAATTTTCTTATATAGTCTTCGCGAATAATGTACTGATCGATAACCAAGTCCCTTTTTATATTCGCCAACTTTAACATGAAACGTTCAAACTGATCGTCAGTATATTTGTTTAATATGAAGCGACACACGTTTCTTATTTCCATTTCAAATGGTGTCATCTGTTTGGACACTTCAAAACAAGTTTTGTCACTAAAACCAAATTTATTTATTGCACTTTCTAAATATAAACGTAAGTATAGTCCTGTAAAAACTACTGAAGCAATTTTATTTATTTTTGAATTTTTTATTTTAGTTTTTAAACATAATTGCAACATAAATTTACGAAATGGAGCATACAAAGGATTGTCTAGAGTATTTTGACTTTTAAGAATACACAAAAGCCTTTCAAAATCATCGACCGACAATCCTGTAGAGGCGCGATGGCATTCGTCGATTAACGGCTGCACCATTTTGTATTCTAAATATTTATGAGCGCGATCGCAAAGGATATTATTAAAAAATCTAGCAAAAGCGTTTGTGATTAAATCGTCGGCACTGAAGAAATGATTAGTGTAATCGGTGCGAATGAGTATGTTAAGCAAAATCGGAATCCCGAACATTGGTCTCAAAAAAATATCCCAGCCCTTCTGTATGGTCTCGTCAAAATGGGATATAGCCACCGATAAATATTTTATCTTGCATTGCAAGCATTGGATAGCACCATAGGGGCACACTTTACAATCGTGACCTATTTCTGTTATCGAAGGCCTGAGCATGGGTTTATAATATTTTTGCAAGTACTTCATTATTTCTTTAAAATTTTTAACTTGATTCATAAATTCGTGATTGAGAAAAGCGGTAAAGATTTTTTTCAGATCACTATTATTTTGTTGAGAATCGAAACTTTGTTTGACATTATCAATGCATTTTCTAAATTCTGAATGAAACGTAAGACCTTTAATATTAATAAACTTTTTTTGGTCGTAGTATTTAGAAAACAGGAAAGCCATCGATTCGATTTCATGCTCTTGCAAATGCACAATTAAGTTGACCGTTTTAACATCATTATCGTTTTTGCTAAATTTTAAAGTATAATCGACACTATTGCCGTTCATTTTGACCACTTATATTATAAAACTAAATAAATGGAAGAACTAATTAGCGTAGCTGGCGGAAATGAAGATGAAACTCCCTCTAATTTTATTGTGTATAATATAGAAGGCAATGGAGCCTGTTTGTTTGGTGCTATCGCGCATTTGCGTTACAGCGATCAATTGTTACATAGAAGAGTACGACAAGAACTCGTCAATTATATTATACAAAATTGGGACCGTTTTAAAAATTTTACGTGTAACAAAGAGTTGAACGCTTACATAACGGCGGAAGAGTACCAAGCCGATATGCTTAAGCCTGAAACGTTTGGCAGCATGACTGAACTGCATGCCGCCGGCGAATTATATTCCTTTCAATTTGTCGTGTTTAAGGACGACCGTGTGTATACAAAAGTTGGCAAACAATCTGATCCCGTAAAACATTTGTTATTTTCGGGCGATGTAAGTTCGGGCCATTTCGATGTTCTTGAAAACAGATTTGAAAAAAATACAAATAGGCTTGATTTGATGCTAAAGAAAAATATGGACCTAGAAACAGAAGATAATACTTTCAATAATTATGTGCAAGTTGAAGATTTAGATAAAATTTTGCAAAATTTCCCACCAACCGACGAATCTAATACGGTCGGCGAAAAATATGCTGTTGCGCGCATAGTTTATTGTATAGGCGTCGATTCCGAATCTATTTTAATGAATACACTTTTAATTGTTAACGATTTTTTAAATACAAATTTTAATAATTACACTGAAGAATTAAAACGTCAATTTAATACAGATCCATACAAACTACAAGTAGATTTAGAACTAAAAGAGAATTTAATATATAATTTTAATTTTATTGTTCATATGTGGGTTCAGTACAAAATTTCAATAAATATAGTAACTGATGTAGAACTAACAGATTTGATCAATATTTTAGATATTGATATGGACAATAATGATGCAAACAATAATGAGACATCGGCAAACAATAATGAGACGCCGACAAACAATAATGAGACGCCGACAAACAAGAATCCTAAAAAACAAAAAAATAGAAAACGTGCGAGATTAAACAAATCTGTTGTTGAAAAAAAGTCAAGATCCCTTTCGCCTACTCTGACTGAACTTGAAAATAGTCCAATTTTATCAATTTTTTCAACATCAGCGTCTGAAACCGAAACGCCAGTCTCCTCTACAATAGTAATGCAACCGTTAATTGAAATCGATCAAAACGAGGCCGATGCGGGCTTTGAAGTAGACGACAAAGTGTACGTGCCACCGCCAGTATCTATGCCTCTGTATCTTCAAAGTATAATTGTACACATGTCTTTAGATTTTACAAAAACCTACTTGACATGTCCAACTAAAAATTTATCTATTGTACCCGACATAAGTAATTTTTATAATTCTGTTAGTGTTATAAAACAAATAAACAAATCCATTTTAACACATCATATTCATTTCTATGAAATGCTGCAGCCGTTGCTTTACTACGCCGGCAACAGATCTGGCGAAATTTACGTTGCATGGTTCATATCGGCAAGCGGTTCGTATTTCATAAAATGCGCTCATCACTTTAATAGTGTGCGTCAAAACTTTTCCGACGAAAACGACGCTGATAGAATTGTTTTATTTATATATCTGTACAATTTTTTGTGGCACTATAGGTCATTTTTAAAGAATTTAAAAGATTTTAAGGCGACCTCTAACCACAATTTTAATTTAACTTCTCTTCTCAAACTTTATAGCGAAAATGTCAGGAAAGCTTTCGTAAAAATTAATTTTGATTTAGACAATACGGAATCGTATGTAACTAAAGTCCCAACGATAGTTTATTTGATGACGGGTAAGACAGTTTCAGAATGATCATTGTGTCTTTAGTGTTAATGTTACTTTTGTTTGTTTGTTTTATTTTTATAATAAGCATTTTGATAAATAATAAACGAAATATTCACGACACCATTTATAGGCAATATAATTATATTCCCGAAACGTTGTTGAGTACCGTCAAAGTTATAAATTTTAAGTAAAATCTATGGCTTGTCCGTTCGATATTAAGGTGTGCATAAGTGAAAAATTTTTTATTTTTCCATACGAATATGTGACTCCTCAGAATGATGTCGGTGGTGCCCACGTACAAAATCTAGTGGTCTATGTGCCTACAGAAGAAGACGTTCAATATGTAGACAAAAGTAAATTTATAAACTTTAAATCAATTTTGGTTTATCGTCACGAATTGAACGATTCGCACACTGAAACGCGCTTGGCAAAAAAAAATACAAACGCAACAGTAGTCTACTGGAATCCGATCATTCCAATATCTGAAATCGGCGTAGGACAAACGCGCGTTTTCAGCGTTTTACTCACTAACGATTTGTTTTATTGCAGGTCTTCTATTATAGACTATAAAACGCCTTTGTGCCCAATAGAGTTTCGTAGCAAAGTCGAATATAACAAATTAAAACCAATTGCTGGCGAGGTGCCTCTTTTTTACTTGGCAGATTTACTCAACGATAGTATAAACAACTTTCTAATATGCTTTAATTTAGAAACATCAATTATGGTCAAGATATTGAACGTCAAAAGAATACTGGCCATATTCGGTTACAGAAAAGTGCCGGCACGATATGCCATAAATTTACCCGAAAACGAAGTAGATAACATTTACAACAAACTGACATGGGAAAGAACGCGGCGCTTGATGAAAGGCGATTATACTAACAAATGTGTGCACGTCAACAGAGACAGTTTATACTATATAAAAAATGCCCAGGACATGTTAGGAATGAAGGACTATTCTAGGTCTATAGTGGACTTTGTGCGAATTTTTCAACCTCTGATACAGCCATACCAAATTGTGCCCGACATCATAATTAAACTGAACAGTTTGGAAAAAGTTAAACATGTGAGATTGTATTGTCGCGGCGACAGTTTTGCCATAACGTCGTACGGGTCCGTGCCCGACAACATGCCTGACGACAACGTGTTACGATTCGATTACAGTCACACTAACAGCAACAAAAATCTGTACGAGGCAAAGTCTCGATTGTTCGGCAGTAACGCTATGAACGATTTTACAGTTACAGCGGCTAGATATAATTATTTTTTCTAAAACTAAGAAAATGAATTATACAGCCGCTCAATATACAAATAATTCAATACTATACGCCGACCAATTGACGCAGTTGATTAACAGAAATCGTTCATTTTTCAAAGATTATCTTTTGATTGTGTGTGCGTTCGTAATGATTGTGATGATAACTTTGTTAGTGCTCATGTTGTTAATTGTTTTCAAACAGAAAAGTGAACGCATCGAAACTTACGCTAGCAATTTAGATTACAGAATGAGGCAACAATAAAACTAAAAATTTTTTTACAGTTTATTTAGTTTATTTAGTTTAATTAGGTACAATATTAGGTACAATATTAGGTACAATATTAGGTACATATTAGGCATACAACAGTAGTTTTTACTTATGCAACAATTGTTTTATTTTATTTTCAAACTGCTGCGCGTCATTTTCCGATTCAAAACTGATGGTGCGCTTGGTTCTCTTGGCGGGTATCGGATATTTGTGTGTAGCGTTGTTCCAGTCTATAATGGGGTTGGGTCGCGTAATTTCCGCCACAATGCTGGCAGCGTCTATATTGCGTTTGTTCTTCTGGTTTTGCACGTACGCTTTCTGCCCGGCGAAAGCTGTGAACGTCGTTCCATTACGTGCCACGCACAGCACCGGGTGCTTACGTTCGTCGGCAGGGTACTGCACCGCGCGCCCCGACAAATCAATCACCTTGGCAACCAAATCGCTAACCTGCGCATCTTTGACTTGCAACAGCAAATCCTTTTTGTGCATAATCTCGTCTTTTTTCTGCATGGTGTCTTGAAACCCGGTGTACATGCGGTTCAAATCAGTCATCACGCGCGTCACCTGCAAGTCTTTGGCCTCGATCTGTTTGTCCTTTATTGCGATGATGCGCTCTATAAATTCTTGCTTTTTCACAAGTTCCTCGGTCTTTTGCGCCACCACCGCTTGCAACGCGTTTGCATGGTCGGTAAACGTCGCTATCAACTTGGTCACCAGCTGCTTGTTTTCCTCCTCTCGCTGTTTGATCGCAGGGTCGTACTTGCCGGTGCACAAAACTTGCGGTATAACCTCTTCCAAAAGCCATTCTTGTAATTCTATGGCGTAAGGCAATTTGCTCTTCATAATCAGCTGAATTACGCCGGATTTGGTGATAAGCACTGTGTGCGGCTGCAGATACAGCGGGTCGCCCCTTTTCGCGACGCTCTTAGAGGCAGCCCCGTCGTCACGAGGGGTCTGCGCATACGTCGTTTTGTATTTAGAATCAACTATTTTTCTAACGGTTTGATCACAATCAACATATTTTAAAGCTGCGGCTACGTCCTTGGCCACGAACTTGACTTGCTGATTTTGTTCCAACACGTAACGAAGCGTGAACGTGTCATCGCCAAATTTAAATTCTCCAATTTTAACGCAAACCATTTTTAATAATACACGTAGTAACACGACAAAATCGCAGCAACAACTTTTAAGTCTCGTTTATTTTATAGGTACGGTCGGTTTCGGCTTGTGTTTCATCAGTTTTCTTAGACCCGGTAAGGCGACATTATACTTTTTAAAAATTGTTTCAGTCTTTATATTGGTTTTTAATTACGTAAGACATAATTATAAAAAACTATACAATGGAGGATTTCACTAAATGTACAACAAAAACAACCAATACAAACAAGAGCGATAAAAAGAAAACGAACGATAAACCTATCAAAAAAGAAACCGTAATTGATTTGACTGCCGACACCGAAGAACAAAGACATGCATTGTTTAGATTATTATATTAAACCAAAATAAATAAGTTATTTTTAAAAAAAATTATGTATAATGTTTTATAAAACTATATTTGTGTTGTTTGTCGTGTCGGCATCGGTTTTGGCCTATGCGAGTGCGTGTACGGAAACCGGTAGAAATTGCCAAACCAACGCAGAATGCTGCAGCGGCGCATGTTCAGCGGCGTTCGGTTTTTGTTTGCATAGGTGAATATGGTTTTGTCGTGAATAATTTTTTTTGTCAAATTAACACTTATTAAGGACTAGCTAACATAATGTTTGCATATGTAACATTTGTAATGTTGGGCGACAATTATGTCCAAGGAGCTGTGGCGTTGGCAAAAAGTTTAAAACTGACAAGAACCCAACACGATTTGATATGTATGATTACTGATGACGTGTCCGAGAACGCTGTTACGACCCTATCCAAGTATTTCACAAAAGTAATAAAAGTTGAATACATTCATTACAAATGTCCAAAGATGCTGACAACGCGCCAAAACAACTTGTACGGCGACTGGATCGATTATGCTTTCACTAAATGGAATTGTTTAAAATTAACAGAGTACAGTAAAATTGTCTATTTGGACGCCGATCATCTAGTAGTAAAAAACATTGACCATCTGTTTTGTTTAAATGCGCCGGCGCTGTGTTTTACGGATGAAACCTACAGTTACTACGATAAAATCGCTTTTGGCGAAACAATAACGGCGAACGCCATAAAAAAATTTATGTTACACAATAAGGTTTTATGCAAAGGCGGCACCGTACTTTTCGAACCCGACACATCATTATTCGAAACCATAAGATCCATGATAAATTCATACAATAAATGTTTAATGCGCAATCAATATCACAACGGATTCGACGAACAAATATTATTGCAGGCTTTTGTAAAAAAAAACATATCTGTAACCCAATTATCGGTGCTGTACGCGTGGAACGCTGGCACGTATCACAGATTAAGCAAAAATCACGAGCCCTTTGTTATCAATTATTACGGCGACATCAAACCGTGGAATTTGTCAGATAACACATCGTATAAATATATGGACATTTTTATTTGGAAATACATAAACGGCTGCAATGTCTCAAATGGCGTCAAATGACGTGGTGGCACAAAGCCATTATAAAAATTATTGTAATCGTTTGGGCACGTTTACAAATTGGACCTACGCTATTTCACCGGAAGCATTGGCTGAAAACGGATTCTACTATACGGGTTATTTGGACACGGTACGTTGCGCTTTTTGTAAATTGGAAATTGGTTCGTTCGACCCGGACGACGATGTGCATCAGGAACATTTTAAATACTCGCCCATGTGTACCTATTTGGGGATTATAAAATGCATGGATGCGCCCTCGCCTGCAAAGATAGTCATCAAGCCGCCTAACTATCCTGAGTTTGCTTCGGAAAAACAACGTCTAGATACCTTTCATACATGGCCCCAACTGATGCCCATCAAACCTAAACAATTAGCCGAAGCGGGATTCTTTTACACCGGTTTTGGTGACAAAACAAAATGTTTCTATTGTGGCGGTGGCGTTTGCAAATGGGAATTAAATGATGACCCATGGGAACAGCACGCCATCTGGTTTGGAAATTGTACATATGTAAAAATAATAAAAGGACAAAATTTTATTCAAAAAGTTGTTACCGAATCCCGTTTAATCAAAGAGAATGAAAGTAACGGCGATACTATCTTACCAACAATGCCTGACACCGAAAATGAGGATTATGATGATGAAAAATTGTGTGTCACATGTTGCCAGGAAAAAAGAAATATTGCATTTGATATGTGCGGACATGTGGTGGTGTGCGCAAAGTGTGCATTGAAATGCAAAAAATGTCCCATCTGTCGTCGGTCTTTTGAAAGTGTAATTAAATTGTATTTTTGTTAAATTTAATTGTTGAAATAAAAAACAATATTATAATAAAAAACATTTATTGTATATTATACATTTTGTGGTGGTTCTTCTTCATATACATCTTGTGGTGGTTCTTCGTCATAATCACTGTCAAACATATCTTCGGAACAAAGAATTGATTTATTTATAATCATAGCAAGATTATACTGATGGTTATTAATGTTTTCTAATGTCTTTTTTAAATATATACAATTGTTTCTGTTAATATTGTGTTTATATTGAAGAGTGTTTAAATCCCAACCCCACGCTTCATACTTTACCCTTTTAATTTTTCTCTTAGGAATTTTATCATAATGTTCAATATATCAATATTATTTTTTATCAAAGCAATAGCATCATCAGATATTACAGGCAAAAGTAAATCATCAACAATGTCAATAGTCATGGTTTTTTTTAAAAAAATTAAATCATACAATTTTTAAATTTGTTTTTCCCAATTGAATTATATGTTCAATAAATTTATTAATATCATGCAAATAATTAAATTGATAAAGCAGTTTTACAAATTTAACATATAAACTGGGTTGTTTCAGTAAATCTACGTACAAACTAGTGATGACTCTTTGCAAACAAATTTGCAATTTCATAATATATGCAGGAACTTGTTTTGTTTTCGTCTGCTGAATTTTTTTTAATATTAATGCAAGAGCTTCTATAAAACTCGATTCACAATGATAAGTCAATCGAAGACTCCAATAAACGAACACCCACAATTTCGATAGCGGCAGTCGGCAATAGTTCATCTGTTTCAATGCCTGCTTTATTATGTACAAATACTGTTCTTCTTTTCTTTCGTTGATCTGATACAAGAAAGCGTAGAGTCCCAACGGTTTCTTCTGACTATAATCCAACTGGTCAATGTATTGCATTACCATGATCACCTTGTCGAAATCGTTGCCGCATAACTTTTCATTGGGCAGGCACATCCTAATGAAACCGTTGACCAACTGCTTGGCATAGGCGTCTGATATGTTTTCCTTGTAACACTGCACTTGCTCAAATACTGCGACGTCTTCATTTTTGCCTTTGTAACATAGACATTTAGTAAAATTTTGTAAATTCACGAAGGGATTTTTCTTTTTAGTAGGAATCACATAGTCTTCGTTGTAATACAAAAAAGGTTTAAAACTGGTGGATCGCAATTGAGAGAACATTATGCTAACAAACTCGACACTGTTATGATAATTAACCGGCAATGTTTGTGCTATATAAGTGAAATTTTCTATGATATCATCGCATTAACAGGCTATATTAACAGATTAGATAATAAAATACATGGGCGCATTATCAGATAAACTATATTTCTGATAAAAGATAAAATTCTTAGTTTATGCGTTGCTGTTGTTATTATAGTAAGTTTCTAAAAAATAACCTAACAATTTTGTATTCAGCATACATTGAAACGACACACCGTCGCTATGTCTAATTAGAAAATTTACAATTAAATTTAGTATAACACTCTTATTGCGTATGAGTTGTTCGGTTTTAATGATGATATTTAAAATGTTTTTGCATTTGGTTAATTCTAGATTGCCGTAGACAAATCGATTTAAAGTTTGCGTGGTCAGTTTATTAGATAATTTGCAAAACATAGATTCGTATCTGCGATCACTCAAATCAGACAAAACGTTTAAATCGATTATGGTCGCCAAAAGACTATTTTTATCATATTGTAATTTTTGCATTTTATCTTTTAATATGTTGGTTTTTATATCAATGTTTTTACAAAAATTATTCAAATCTTTGACAGCGGCCAAAGAGGAATAAAGTGCATTCTTGTTATAAATATAAATTATAATAAGGCCTTTTCGCACATAAAATATGGAAGCAATACGCAAGCAATTGTTTTCGTCACATACAATACCTTATATTTCAAAAAAAAGTGTAAATGATCAACTTTCAAAATGCATGCTCAAATCTCTAGATGAACATTTTTTTAATGTTTTATACACAAATTTTACAAAAGCTGTAAAACATTTTTGCTTGGTCACCGGGAGCTTTGCTATTCAATCCCATTTAAAACGTTTTGATATCGAAGCCGCGCCGTTAAATTTAGTCAAAAAATTAAATCTAGAAGTATATTTGCAAAATGAAAATTTAAAAGCTGACATTATCACTTTTGAAACTAGTATCAACGAAACAATTGTTTGCAATATACCTGTTATGGAAGACGGTTTGAAAAATGTCGATTGCAGAAACATTTTGAACGAAATTGACAGTGCTACATTGAACGATGAATCGCTATTAGTCTACAAATGTTACGTGAACGAAGCGGTGCGCATCGATAAAATTGATGATATTTTCTTTGAGATAAACCGACACAGCCCATTCAAAACGACTACATCTCAAATTGACAATGACACTTTGATGCGTTTCTCGTATAACGTGCACATGAAAAGCAAATCGCAAATATGGAACATAACTTATAACAAAATGAAACGCTTAACATTCATACCTATGGATATTTATTTCATGGATATTATAATAAAAAAAGGAGCCTTTGCAATTAAAGCGCCGCCCGAGTTTGCGTTTCACATCGATAGCATGTTCGATACTTACGTGTGCATTCAAAACATTGAGCATACAATAGCCGATCAACTGGAGTGTCTTATGTACGACACGTTTAACCGGGTGCAGTCTGTAAAGAAAAGACTTGAAACTATAAGCCGATTGATTTCAGCGTTACCTGCCATCAATGAAGATGTGGACGTTCGTCTTGACGTTTACAAAACAAATTTTAAGTATTCAATCAAACAAATTAAAGAAATTTTGTACAATGTGGGGTGTCGTGTTGGAGCAAGAATAATAGGTAAACTATATTTTGAAGGTAGATTTCTTAATAAAATAGAAGACGTGACTTATCAAATTAATTTTCCTCATTTAATTAGAAACAAAAATTATTTTGAAAATTGTTGGAAACAATACTTGACTCTATTAGATAAACTGTTTGATATTGGAATTTATTGTTAATTTGTTAATAAATATATTAAATCAAAGGCCTTTTTATTAATTACACACTTTTATTGTAATAACTAGTTATTATAATAAACGTATCGAGTATCACCTACGGCACAAATCGAAATAGGTTTTGCTTTCTTCTTTTCGCGCATTTGCAGAGCTTCGTTTAATCTTCTGTTTTCTTGAGCTTGCAATTCAATAATGGTGTTTTTTTTCAAAATCGTTTGCTTCAACGTTTCGATTTCTTTTGATGAATAGTTTTCGTCGATACTGTGATTAATACTGTAATTCTCCATTTGATTGATAACCGGGAGGAGTTTATACTCAATCCAACGTTTAAATTTATGTATGTTGGGCATAAACGAAGCGTCGATTAATTCAAACAGTCCAGCACAATTGATAAATTTAGATTTAGGTCGGATGATTGTAGTCGTTGGCATCGTATTTATAGATTTAATTTCTTTGTAAATCTTTTTGTTTTCTTTTGATACATTTAATTCAATGGCATCATTAGCTTTTGTATAATACAAAAGTTTAGCAAAAGGGCTTGCCAAAATCCACAATTGATTGTCTTCAGTTGTGACAGAAATGATTTCTATCATATGATTAAAAAATCTAACTCTTTTCTGGTGGTTTTCAATCGGTTTGTAGAAAAAAATTTCGCCGTTCGTGCCATTTTCTTGAGGCGCATTGGCATCATCAAAAATAACTTCTAATTCCTCCTGCGTTAAATCGTGTATGTTGTCATCCATAGTAATTTGCAACACAACTTTGTTATAAATTTCGTAGATTTTCTTTATAAAGTCATCGTTTTATCATTAGATAGTTTATCTACGAGTAAGGATATGCGCAATCAGATTAATATCTATTTTTAGCGATGATCCAACCCTAACAAAACTCAGAGTTAAGTCAAATCAATCTCGACTCTGAGTTTGGTTGGATCACGCAATAAATGATGCGTCACAGCGTGATATGGCGTGATATCTATTTTTAAGCGATGACATAGCCCAAACGAAACTCAGAGTCAAGTCAAATCAATCTCGACTCTGAGTTTGGTTGGATATGGCGTGATGTCTATTTTTAAGTATGTCACAATTTAAACGATGCGTAACATCGTGTCATGTGACACTATATGATTTTTATCAATCACGTTTATGTGGCGTGTCAAAATAAGATATTGAAACATTTGTTTAAACAAATGCATAATGATAATTTAATTATTTATTATGTCCACTCTTTTTATTTTAATATTAGTAATAATTGTATTATTTTTAATTATTTTAACAGTAAATCCGTATTATAAAGCATATAATTTAATTAAATACAATCAAGTTAACTATTTAACCACTTTAGATGAAAATATTGATAAAATTAACAATGTATTGATGAGAAGAAATTACGTTCCGTTAAACAGTTTGCCAGATATTATTTTTAACACCGATTTGGGCACAAAGAATGATGGTGATCTAAAATGCTTGTCTGTTCCTATTTACGTGGGCATTTTTGAAACGCCAAATTTTGATTGCGCATTAGTTTGCGACAATCCATCGGCCGCATATTTTTATGTCGGTGAGCAAGATAAATTTATAATTAACGGTGAACTGCTTTCCAAAGGAGGATATTGTACCACAAGCAGTATACCAAGAAACTGTAATAGAGAAACAAGTGTTATTTTATTAAGTTTTAATCAATGGACGTGCTTAGCGGAAGATCCGCGCTATTTTTCCGGTGCCCACAACATGACTCAGGTGGCCGGTCGTCAGCATATAAATCGAATCAAGGCTGGTGAAATTGAAAAAAACATTTTGTTTGATAAACTTTTGGGAACGGAGGTGAACGTTGCTAGGAATACTTTTCGTTCGCATTGGGATGAACTGTTGCCGGATGGCACGCGTCGGTTTGAAATGAGATGCAACGCTCGAGACAATTTTAACAATCAAATGTTTGTTAACCCCTTTAATCCCATCGAATGCTTGCCTAATGTGTGCACTAATGTAACCAATGTACATCCTACGGTCAGGCCAAATTTTGTAACAGGCGAATGCGAATGTGGCGATGTTAATGTAACTCGCCTCGTTCATGTAACGCCGGGCGATCGAACCTCAATGTGTGCATCTGTCGTTGATGGTTTCGATCGCAATCTGATGTCGCACCAATTCAGAATTGAGTGTGTTAATTTGGATCTTTCCGTAGAACATTTCAGTTCAAACAAATTGCTTTGTCCTCCAGATTTATTTGCACAAAACACGGACAACGCATATACATTCACTTTGCCAGGTTCTTTTCCTTTATCGGGAAACGGAATTGACGAACCCACCTACCGTTTATATATGGAAACCAGAAACAGAGTCACCTATAATACTAACAGAAGCATACCGTAATACATATTTATTAAAAAAAAAAATTAAAAAAAAATCAGTAGAATGTCACAAGAAAAAGACTATTACAAAAGTTATTTTGAAAACATCGAGCATATTCAGCTACAGGATTTGTGCGAATACAGAGAGTACTTAATAAACCACAAACTTTCGAAAGAAATTATCCAAAATTTAATGATTGAAGCCGCCACACTCATATTTGGAAAAGAGCCATACGATTTGCGCGACGAATTGATGTCATATTATTACTGCTGTCCCAATTGTGAATCGATGGGGCCGCAACAAAACGACAAGCAGCCTATTGCAAATTACATTTGTAAAAATTGCAGCGCTCTGATGTTAGACGTAAATCCCGATGAAATTTACGATTGGCAAACTGCCTTGCGCGTGCGCTACCAGGGCCGATTTGAAGATTAAATTTATCAGCGCATAATGCATATAAATAATTTTGTTTGGCATCCGCCCGCTTTATTACATTACTGTTTGAACAATAAACATGAACATGAACATGAAGACGCTTTTGCTAATGCAATGGGCAACCAAACCGGTGGCTCGTATGCCAGAAAGGCACGAATTCACACAAACCAAAGTGTACTATTGTTACGAAAACCATTACAGAATATATGATGACTTCTATTATTTAAAAAAAAAAAATTTAAATCAACGTCATTGTGATTTTTTAAGAATTTTTAATAAACGCATATTTATATCTGCAGCGGATATGGAGCTTATGATGGAAGAAATAGATTTTGAACTGATCAAGAATAGCTGTTCGCTGTGGGCCTACTACGATGAAGAAAACAAGTTACAAATAACCAGAGAAATTAAAGACCTTTATTTTAATGCGATATCTGGACTGACTTTTGTTACGAATCAATGTGTAAAATACATCAGGCCTTAGTTGAAGCGACGTTTTTCTTAATTACATTAGATAACACGCGTTCAAAGATGCACAAATGTTTAATTATAACAGATTTTAATAAAATTACTTCTTCCAAAAGTTTATCTGTATTTTTATTTTTACCCAATTTGTTAAGTTCTTGCAAATATTGTTGTTTAATTAAAGCTTTTCTTTTATTTTCAAATTCAGTAAACACTTTCATAACGCCTTTTGCGTGTTTGTTTAAAATGTTTTCATAGTCTTCATCCAATTGACAATTGCTCGGTATCCTTTTTAAGAATACATCTATAGATTTATTTTCGATCATGTCTATGATCTCGCTTTTGCTTAACGCCAGATGGTCCAAGTCGTTGACATTGTCAATAAGATCTCTCTTTGCAACGTTGTTGCTGTTGTTAAGGAAATAAGCCTGTTCTTCGGTACCAAACAGCAATGCGTCCAGTTGATACAAATCATACTGTAACTGTTTTAAAGAAAGCTTACTTACGATGTCGTTTACAGCGGAAAAACGTTTAAGATAGGTTTTCACTTTATTTTCATACTGATCACGTAAATTGTTTTCTTTAGTTTTTAAATTAATAATTTTTTCGTTGAAAGACATGATGCCCCTTATAAAACAACTAATGCGCAACATCATCACTTGCAAACCTGTCTTTTTTTGGGTTGCGTTGCAATAATTTTCTCTTTTGCTTTCTTGCTTAGATTTTTAATGTGTATTTCTAATCTAGCCGCTTCTTTACGTGTTAAGCATGCATCAGTTTTGTATACCAGTGCTAAAGGTGTCTTTCCTCTCAAACATTTGGCTCCGCGCCCGTTGCAATGGTCTCGGAAGCGATTCAAAACTCTGTTGGACATGCCCGTGTAAAGTCTACCGTTGGGCATTCGTATTATGTAAACACACCAAGAATTTGATTTGAACATGGTTATCTTATAAATAAAATAATATACAAACGCATTAAATTAAAGAGGTTTATTAAAAATTACACAAAGGATTGTTTCCAAAACATTTTTTTGCCGCAGAACATAAGCTGGCCTGTTTAATTTTTACACAATTAGGAGGACTGTAAATTTTCTCCTTTTTGAAAAACAACGTGTTGACTTCACGCACGCATTTATCGTCGTTCATATAAAATATGAACAGCGCATCCGCAATACACTTTTTGTCGCAGCGAGTGCAAGTAAACACGTTGCCGATGTAACAATTGAATACAAATCGATTGTAATACTGCCCTCCCCTAGGATTCATTTGCAATAGATTAAAAATTGTCAGCATACATTTTGGCATCTTAATAGATGAGCTTAACAAATCACTGACTTGCTGTTTACGAACGTAACTTTTAAAACATACGTTTTTAAGACTTTTTCTTATGGACTTCTTGTTGGCATTCAATAACGTCTTCTTATGGTTTTGCTCCGCCCTTTTGTTTAGCATATAATAAAGTCTCGCTCCGCTCATTTTAATAATCATCGATCCGGGCGGAAAAAAAACCGTGTAGGGCGACACTTCCACATCTTCAAAGTCTTCAAGGGAAACGGTGTACAAGGCACTTTTGTTTATTTCAGATGGTTTAATAGAAGGGTTCCACGCTAACGAGTGGTTTGTTTCCATTATACGCAAGAGCGCCAAGCTCCACGCTTTTGTCGTTAATGGTAATGTACTTTTCGCGCTGATCGGTTTTATCGACGTTTGCGTCATTATAATGATAATGGCGCGATATTATCTTGTCGCAAAGCGATTTATCAGCGTGCACACTGTTACGACACAAATCGTACATGTTTTGTTTAAGATGTTGGATTTCCATTTTTAAATTTTCGTGTTGCTGTAATATGGTATTGTATACGGTTTCATGCCTGCGGCGATTCAAATCGCGATTGTAATTCATGTTTCAAGTATTAGTTCAATAAATTAAATTAACTTAGCTTTTGACGAATTGTTTTAATATTATAAGATATTAATTTAATATCAACATGAATAAAGACGAAAACGACGTGACACATTTTAGTTATGATAACGACGACGTAGAAGTGGTCATCATCGAAAATGGCGATGGCGATCGCGATGGTTATGTAGAATTGAGCGCCGCTGCGGATTTGTTGGCGCCGATAGTTACGATGCGAGGTTTCAATAAAGCCGTGCTGTGGACCAATGTCATAACGTCGCAACGTCTCACCAGAAATAATAAAAATTATGTTCATGTGTTTGCTTTGTGTCGCCATTTGTCGTCCGTAGTTTTAACGGGATCACACAATCACCATGTGCAATTAATCAAACGTTTAATTGCAGATTTACTCATAGGTGTTCAAAGTCAAATCGTAGATCCTTTATCTGATATAAAAAGTCAACTGTGTACTTTACAAGAATGTTTAACTAATAACGTTAGTGGCAATATAAATTTACCTACGGAAAATAATTTAGCAATATACCAACCGACAACCACCAATTATGATACCTCTCCGAGTTGGTTTGAAAGCCTCAAAGAGCTGTTGAGATGCGAATCTGCAAATCAAACTTCAATTTTGACTCAAATTGCGGAACAATTGCGCACTTTGCAACTGGATGTAACTAACAAATTGTCATTTAATAACGACACGATGCTAGACAATTTTAAATCTTTAAAAGACATTGTCATCAGAAAAAAATAAGTATATATAATTACAATGAATTATTCAACTTTGGCATTATTACTCTTAATGGCCTATTTATGGCATTCAAATTCTTTGATGAAAGAAATTAATTATATTAAAGAAATATTAAATGCGCTTTACAAAATTGTCGAAAGCAAACTATATACATTATTAGATGAAGTGGAAGCCATGAGAAACGAGACGTTACTGTATTTGGTGCAACTGCATAATATTACACTTTACACAATGTCTGTTGTAAAAAATAATAGTTTGAAAATTGATAGTTTGCACGATAAACTAGATAGATTACTCATTAAATGAGTCATATATATTGAAATGTAAAGCTAAAAAGCCTATATTATTACTGTAGTAAGTAATTTATTAAAAAATAAACATTGATACTACAATATAATGTCTTTGTCATTAAAAAAAGTGCAAGATTATGGAATTCCCATTCCGGTGTTTGTCGATCCCAACACGTATTCGGCTTGGGTCGGAGCGGAAGAAGTTTTGAATATTTTGCGGTTGCCGTCTTCGGCATTGCAGTCCATACCGCTGCGACACAGAAAATGTTGGTTGGACTTTAGAAACTTTTACAATCCTAATTCAAATTGTTCCATCAGCTGTCGTTGGGATGGAGGCAAGCTTTTCATAGATTTATATGGTTTAGGTAATTTGTGTAACCGTGTAACATCAAACGTGGCAGATTACTTGATGACTCAATTTATAGGCGAAATATACAGAGATTACTATTCAGAATGTGGCCAACAACAACCTTTACAACCGTTACCGTTTCCTGTACCTCCACAGCCTCCGATCGCACCCGATTGCAGGCCTCCACCACAAACGTTGCCATTGGAATTACTTGAACGTCTTAACCGACAAAGCGATCTAATAGTTAACGCCCTTAATCAGCTCAGCATTAACAACTCAAATCAGCATTTAGAGATCAACAATCAGCTTAATGCTATTAGATTGCAAAATGTAACAATCGCCGGCCAATTAACAAGTATACTCGACATTCTCGAAAATCAGTTAGGAAATGTAACGAGCGAACTGAGCCGTCTGTTGTCCGAGCTCGATTCGAGGTTTGATAGTTTTGTTCAAACTTTGAATACGGCTCTGAACAGCTTGCAGGACAGTGTTCGCAACGAACTGACAAACATTAATTCCATATTAAGCAATTTAACATCTACTATCACAAATGTTAATTCCACTTTGGCCAATCTATTGCAAGCAATTAATAATTTGAATCTTTCAGACTTAGGTACTGAACTTGATACAATTCTAGAAATTGTTCAACAAATTTTGAACGTTTTAACGCCATTAAAGAAATAAATTATACATTAGTTTAAATAAGACGCATGATAGTTATTAATGAAATAGTTTATTTAGAATAAAATTAAATTAGGTTTAAATAAAGTAGGCAGTAATTAAAATTTTATTTAACATTACACAATTTGCAACTAATAGTATTTTTTTGATTCATAAATATGTGCAATACTCTATTACAATAAATACAACGTTTAATTTTTTCTTCTTGTTTACAAACTGCTCGAGAGAAATCAATTCCTTCCGCTTCAAATTGATAGGGACATCTGCGATGATTATTATCTAAAATTTTACGTTTTGAATCGTACAACGCCAAGAATTGCACTGATAATGCGGTATTAGTTTTCGACATGCCAAAACCGGTTTCTCTATTCATTATCCGTTTGGGTAACGATTCCTGCATGGCATTTTTTATCAGATGATTGTAGATTTCCATCGTTAAAGTGTTGCCGCAGAACTTGCTACCGCTATGACGCCACAGCCCAGTCGCCCTCCGGAATTTCCTGTAATCTTGCTCAACGGATGATTGGTCAGACCCAAGTCGTCTTTGTTTGTGTGTACGACCAAACTGCGTCCGAGAATGCTGTAAGGCCCAAAAAGGCTAATAACGTTATCTATAATATCGATTTCAGTTAGAGCGTTGGCGGTTTTTGCGTTAATATTTCCTAAATCGCCAACGTGTCGTTCAATGGCATTTGGTGCGCCGTGATCGCGTCCGGTGGGATTAAAATGTTCGCCCGCAGATGTGCAACCGTTAGTTGTGTCACCAAATTCGTGCACATGAAAACCGTGCAAACCTTTTGGTAAATTTAAAATGTATCCAGAAATTTTGACAAAATGCCGCGGAGTTTCTTGTGTGAATAGAATTTTTCCTGTAACATCGCCGCTTATAAAGCAAATCGCTATCATTGTTATCTTGCAAAAGGTTACTTACTGTAAACAAACATGGACGTGCCTACTGAAAACGCTATAATAATTGACTTTAAATCTAAATATGTTTGTTGTCAAGAAAAGTACGTCAAATATGAAGCGGATCGCTTTTGCTACGAGTGTTCGAAGGATCTGATATTGACATTCGAAGAGAGCGAAGAGGTGCGATACATACACCGATTACTTCCTCGTTATTTTGTCAATAAAATGATTGACTTACAATGCGACCATTGCGGCGACAATTTGAGACATCTAAAAGAATTACACGAGTGCAACGATTGTTACGTTAATGTTGTCATGCAATATGACAAGCATAGTATGATTACATTGATATGTTAAGTTAGTACTGTAATATAAATGACATGATAATTTCTTTGATTGTTTTATTTTTTATATTGTTTATATTGTATATTTATTGTAGTGCAGCCGCCAACAATTTGCTATTGGCCGATTATGATAACGACAGTGATCCTTTAAATTTTATATTTGACCAAAATGGCATGGTCAATTGCAACCAGACGCGCTTACCGTGCGTTACCAATAGACAATGTTTGGAGAATTGCAATGGACACAACATTTTGGGCACAATGATTTGCGAAGAGGGCTTTTGCGTTTCAAGGGACGCTTACGTGTCCGGCAGACCGGACGACTTTGAATGTGACAGCTCGCTGGGTTTGATCACTGTGTATGTTGCAAGCGAATTTATAATAAACAAAATTTGCATTAGCATGTACAGAGAATTAGTGGACGATTTAGGCACCTTAAGGCCTTACGTGTGCGAAAACGGTCAATTGAATATCGAATTGTCTAAAAGACAATTCACTCCGGACGATTGCGTTTGCGATAATGGTTTTACAAAAATGATATTCAATCAAACCGCTTTGGCACGCGCCATACCAGTTTGCATCAACAATAGTTCCGTTGTTCTGTTTAATAAAGTGTATAATGTGTAAAAGTTAAGATCAATACAACAAGTACAAAATTGACATGGACGACGTGCAGGCCTTTCTTAATAATTTTTCTGAATTGCAAAAAAACATATTGCAACAGGAAAAAAATTACAAAACCATGAGCAAGAGCGTAAAAGAAATTTTGAATGAATTCAGCAAAATAGAACAAAATTTACGATCGTTGTTAATCATAAAGAATACATTAGGCGACGCGCTCGATAATAGAGTTTTTAAACATATGCAAAACGACAAGCTATGCGTTACATTATTTAGTGATCTGTTAAAAGTAAATATTAACGTAAACAGTAGGCGTTTGGATTCATTATCAGCCGTAATTGCTGAAACCTTTTTTAAAATGGGGCAAAAATTTAACATTAATTATTTCATTAATTTTGAATATTTGCCCGAATTAACTTTGCTTTTACAAAATGCTGTAATAGACTATGAATCTAATACAAATATAACTATTACACGTATGCAATGGGCTTCCATTGCGGCCAGAGCTTTTTTCTGTCGTGATATTCCACATTTAATTTTTGATAAAATTAAAAACGACGAAAACAGTGCTATTATGCAAAGTAAAAAATTTTGTCTTCTCAACTACTTTTATTTTATTAGCAAACAAATCCATATGAATGCCACAGACTTTTTAGACTGTGAATTGATTATATCTAACCAAAGCGCTATACCTATGAAAAAATTAGAAGGTTATTTTTCCAAAAATAACATTTTATTGGAGCAATTAAATGCTCTGAATTTGACACGCGATACTATTAACGAATATGATCTAATACATCTTCACACTTGCGCCAATATAGGACAATATGCCACTGAATACAGCGTAAAATTTGAAGATTTAGTATTTATGGCATATCCTGAACTTTATGTGACAAAATATTTTTTACCTAATACATTAGAAAACGACGAAGCCGTAATTATTCAAAATTTAGTTAGATACAACGACGTCAATATGTCGCACCCCGAAAACATTTCTTTAAACAACACAATGATATTTGCTAACTTTGTGTGGACCAAAAATTGTGAGTCGCCCCAAACGGTAGGTAATCAAAATTATATTGATACACAATTGGTGCGATACAATAACGCCTATAAAAATTATCGTTTGAGTGTAGACGACGATGTTATTACAGTTTTTTCGATGCCGCATGGAAGCTATTCAAATAAACAATTTTACGAATTTCAGTTTTTGCTTGAACTGTTAGTCGTTATAAATTACGATATTAAATTTATATACAACTGGGAAAACCAAGAACAAAAGACAACATTATTAAACATGTTAAATTATATACCATCCAATATGCCTTTGCAAACTTTGTATTACAAATTAATTAACTGGAATTTTAATCTCGATAGTATACAAAATTTAAAATAACATTTTCGACGAGAAATTGCCGTTGAAAATTTTATCATTAAAATTTCAGTTCAACATTCGACAATAAATTGCGTTGTGACATTGTTATCGGGCGGAAGCGGGCTATGACGTCAAGCAGATAACTGCGACAAACAACTCTTATCGCCGGGGTCGGGAACCCGCTTATCTGAGCGGCGGTGGTGGCGCGTCCGGTGACCTCGATGACGCGCGACTCGATGAAATCATTGCGCAATTTCTGGAAGATCACGCGTCGATTTTGATGACGCACAACTTTAACATTATATCAAAATAAGTGGCAAAACAAGTAACATGGAAGAAGAAACTATCAATGTGGATGACTTTAGTCGTCTTTTGATTGCGGACAAATGTAACGCTCTAATAGCAGCAGAAAAAATGCTTCCTGACAACATATTGAGTATAGTAAAAAATGCCCGTGACAATTTTTTTGCCAACCCATCTACAAAAAATTATGAAACTATAAAAAAACTGTTTAATCAAACCAAATACGTAGACGACGGCATCGATTACAAAGATTTCAACAGACGCGTCCTAGTTATTGCCATAAAGTTTGCACTGAACAGATCAAAAGATTATTTTCCAAATTACAAATCCGTGTTAGAACTGGCATTGAAACGCCTGGAATCTATCAATCCTGATCTGAAAAGTTCTCCTCGTGCTATGTTGCAACATTACAACGAATGTTTAGAAAATTTGGATAATCCCTATGCAGGAGAAAATCATTTGATAACGTTTGCAAAAGAAATTTTTTCTAAAATGTTTATAGAAACTATTGATTTGTACAGTTACAATAATAAAAGTCCTTTTGACGACAATTTTACAAAAACTACAACGACTGATATCCTATCAGTGGCCAAACAGGCTGTCAAATCCAGAAAACAAACATTTAAACCGATCTATAAAATTGTGACGCCAATTTTTACCATATAATGACTGTGAGTTCGCTCTTGCGGTGTCATTGCTAAAAATAAAGTCCTACGTAATTGTATCATACGATCCGAACCAAACTCAGAGTCGAGATTGATTTGACTTGACTCTGAGTTTCGTTAAGGCTATGTCATCGCTAAAAATAGATATCACGCCATATCCAACCAAACTCAGAGTCGAGATTGATTTGACTTGACTCTGAGTTTCGTTCGAGTGGTGTTATCAGTTTACGTCATTCAAAGGATTCTTGTGTGGCTTTTGATGAAATAAAATACAAAAGTCTAATATATAACCGGTTTTTTATTACACATAGTTTTAAATAAATCTAGAGTATAAAACAAAACATAAAATGTTAAAAATAAAACTAAATTTATGGTTATAAAAATCGCATCAAATTTTACAATTTCTACTTCGTTCTTGGTAATTGTCGAATAAGTATATAAAAATAACAAATGCAAGCAAATGTACAAAAATGGTTGGTAAAAATTTATCAATAGTACAGGGACATTGTTGTTAAACAGTTCTGTTAAAACGATTAACAAATTAATAATAGATACAATAACGTCGTACTCGTCCACGCTGTTGTACAAATTAAATAGAACAATATTATAATACACCGACAATAAAACGACGCTACCACAAATAGTGTAACAGACTTGTTGCAAATCGAGGTACCAAGGCTTAAAAAAATTGCTTTCCATTAAATTCAAGCTGTTCCTTTTTTTGTAAATAATTAGGCTGCTGGCTAAACCGGACGCAAACATCATAAATGTAATGGTGCCGGCCCAGGTAATGAAACGAAGAAAAGCCTTGTATTTATACTTGTAGAACAGAGCAATATTCAGCAGCGTTGAATGTATAAGACCCAGAAGACGAATAGCCATCATCAACTTGAGCGAGCCATGCTTGGACTTTAGGTAAATACATGTGGCGTACTTATCACGCACAGTTTTTATATCGGTTTCTGCGATATAAGCGCTTTCTACAAAAGGTTCTGTCGTTGCCATTGTACTTTGTTGACAGTGTAAAATCTAAAACGAACAAAGGGTTTTATACTTGAATCTACGCATGCGCAATATCTAAATTTTTTAATAAGTAAAGAAGTGGATAGCAATTACAATGAATTATTCAACAATTTGTTGGATCGTTATCGTAATGGGAGTGCGGGCTTTTCCGACAGACCATAAAACTGTCGTTAAAGTATTAATTAACCACAAATTGTTGTACGACTGTAACAACGGAACGCTTAGAGGAATTCAAAACGAAGCTACTTTAAGTGACGGTATTTACTGGCAAATTCATAAATTAAACGCAGAAGCCAATACTATACTTATGTATTCGGCGGCATTTTGTAATTTTCTATGCATAAACGCTTGTGGTTACTATTACATTGCAAAGAATCCTAATTATGATTGCGTGCTAACAGAACACTACGCCGCCACTCATGCTTTAATATATAAAAAATTAAACGACACCAACGCATTGGTGGCCATCAATAAAGAAAATAAAATGCGCAAACTTTTGATAGAAAATTTGAATCAACAGATCAAACTATTAGACAGGGCCAAAATAAATTATACTAATGCTCATAAGCGTTACGCTTCTTGCGTGTTTAATATGCAAAAAATAACAACGATGCCGGCTAAAAAATGCGACTCTTTAAACAATCGTTCGGAATACGATGACAAGTCTGTGGAAACTTACAATAATTTTTATAATATGGGAAAAGAAGAAGTGCATTTTAAACTTTTAGATTTAAACGACACGATTACTGCGGCTCCAATGGTTTCTACTACACATAAAAATTCTAACATTGATATAATCGTTAGCAATTTGTTGGAAAATTCAACTGAATATGATTATTCATCTGAGTATGACGAAAGTGTCGAGGCAACGATCACAAGCGCCATACCTTTTTCACGTCGAATTTGTGGCGTCGCTTAGCAAAACTATCTTTGTCAATTTAGTAGCATTACTTTCTATCAAACTTTGTAATTCATTTATTTGTTTGTAACATTTAAGTTTAATTGTCAAATCGTTGCCTTTATAATAATTTATAGCCAGTTGATAACAAATTATAGCGCGTCTATAATAACCGATTCTAATAAATGTTTCAGCTAAGGCGATCGCTTCTTCTACATAAATCATGACTAATTAAATATCGCCGTATATTATACCTGTTGCATATAATTGTTGAAATTTTGACATTGGGCCTATTACGTCCTGAAAACCATTTAACATGTAGCCTTTAATAGGATTTGCAGCTTTAAATTTTTTTTGTAAATTCTTAAAATACTCGCTTGCGGTTTTAGATAAATGTCTGCTTACATCTAATTGATAGTTAATAACAGATTTGAGGGCGTACAGTTCTAATTTTATAACATTCAACGGCGCATACGCTAAATACTCAAATTCTTTAACAAAAAATTTGTCGTGCAATAGCATTTGTATCGTCCATACAAAAGGATCGTTCCAAAATGTGCTATCGGCGATAGCGTCTTCCGGTAGTGTTTTATAAATAATTTTTTCTAAGACATACGCGCTGCAATTGTTGTCTTTAATTTTATAGTAAATTAATGTATATATTTCGTGATTGACTATTGTAACTGCCAAATAAACGCTATTATCTTCTATAACCTTGTTTGTGCTTAACAATAGCCAATCTAATACGAGTAAAATTTTTTTCTTTTGAACTAGATATATGGGAGGGGTGTTCAGTCCTAGATATGGTATTTTCCACAAATGTGTTCCAGGTCTTAAATTTTTATATTTTTTACAATTTAACCAATAAATTTTTGAATCAAAATGTGTTTTAAATGTGCATACGTGATCGTCGTTCCAATGATGAATGAATTTTATTTTATTTTGTTTAGCAATCTGCAATATTTTGCCCACACGTAAACCGTAATCGTTAAACGTTATAACCTGAGAACTCAACTGAACGACATTTTGATCGTCCATTACGCAGGAATTGCATACGTGATAGGGACATTTATGGTGAACAGAACAATGATCGCAAAAATGGCGAGGACCGCGATAAAAATTTTCGCGCAAGTTTTTTTCAATAAAACTATGCATACTTGCCACAAAGTTTTGTTTTACGAGCGAGTAATTTCCTGTTGATGAGATCACTTACGATGAGATCATATACGATGAGATCACTTAGGATGACGAAATGTAACGTTTCCTGTTTTGATCACGAGTCGAGATGAGATCATCTCATGAAAGATGATATCACGCATGAAAGATGATATCACGCATGATTAACGCATCCTGTTGTGACCACAATTGATGAGATCATGCGTGACTAACGCATCCTGTTATGAATGTTGGTGTTAGTCATTTCTCTCCCACGCAAGTTTAATTAAATTGAAAAGTTTAATTTAATTTTCAGTTTAAACAGATCGTCGCAATGATGCGCATCTTAATAGTGTTGGCGTTTCTGTTAGTATTTGCGAATGGAGTACGTAGTATGTCAGACGAAGATGCCAAACGCTATATCGCAACGTTCTTATCGAACAAACCTTCGCGATTCGGCGGACCGTGGAGATCGATCGAGGGCACGGCTAATCATCACATTATTCCCGATCAAGACATGAGAATATTTTTTGCGCAATGCTTGGTTAATCTATCTGGTCGTATGCTGTTAAGTGATTTTTTAAAAAATCTATGTGAAAACAACAGGGTATCAAACAGGAGTGAAGTTCAATTGATGTGTAACGTAAATGTGCAGTTACTGATTAAAAACTTGCAAAGTTTAGATGCGACAGATGACAATGATTTAAAACAGCAGCTGGAAGACGCATTTCGTTTATTTTCATACGCGCCATTCAACATTTTTATTGGACCCATAGCTCCGCAAAGATTAAACGATCCGGGTAGCGGTTTCGACGTGGAAGGTCTTTACATTGCCTCTAACAATATGAGCAGAGTGCGAGCCGTGCAGGACCTGTATCACTTGGTGTATGAAAACGTTCGAGTGCGCCAAACGCTAAATTCTGTAAACGACATTCAGGGCTTAACCGGCGAAGACATCGACAAATTAACCTCATTGTTTAAAATTCTGATCTGCGCACCTAATCCGCGTTATGTTGATAAAAATTGGGAACACACGCCGGCCGGCGTGCCAGAAGAATTCTATAAAATGTGCACTCTAATCAACAAGTTAATGTTTCAAGAGTGTTCGCAAGATGTGAATGTATGCAAATTACAACGCGAGTTTTTGCAAAAATTTAACAGTGCTACAAAAAGTAGCAAAAATTTAAAGATGCTTAAAGCTTTTATGCTTTCATTCGAAACGGCTCGCGCGGAATGCAGCGAAAACATGTACAAAATAATTCAAACCATAGTTAACACGTTTGTGGATGCGCCTGAAGATTACTTTTCACAACTAGAAAATAATTTAATGGACGTATTGATTAGCGCCGTAATGCCGGTGGCAAGACCTTTTGTCGATAGAGTGGCTCGGATTCATTGTGCATCTGTTAATTATTTGCCTGAAGACTGGACTGCCACGACCTCCTGCACTGCATTTCAATATCGAATTGCCGCACCTATACGAGCAAGATATTTTTTGAGTCATTTTCAACAGCAGCCCAATGTAACACAAATACCATCTGTTGTTAACACTCCATTAGAGAGTGGTTTTACAAATTTAATAATGTCGATCACACTGCCGCCAACTTTGCATACAATAACCGAAGAAGAAAGACAAGCGGTTCGTAATAATCTAAATGTATTTATGTTTAACAACCGCAACAGATGGCAAAGTCTACTTGTAAATGGTTTAGGTTTAATTTTAGATTTCATAATTTTAAAACCTTTACAAGTGCATCGACCTAAAAGAATGTTACCTGAAAATTTATTAATTTATTACTATCGTACTAATAAAAAGTGGTTGCGCACTTCAGACGAAAGTAAAGCTAATAACAGCATGAATTTGTTGTGTATAAAAATCGAACCTAAGGAAAAGGAAACTGTACTTGTTAAACGTACGTCAAACACCTGTTATTATTATCGCTATCCTGGCTGTTTTAGTGATCAACCACTACTTGAAAAGTACACTATTGTCATGGAAAAATTAACTTGTCACATTTTTAATGTACTAACTTTGGGAATAGGGTACTATTATAAATCATGTTAAAAAACATTAATGTTATAATTGTGTTTATTACATAGAAATTACATTATACATTGATTTAATTACAAACACAGCAGACAATAATTATTTGAGACATATATTTATATGTTCCATAATTTTTTTAGCCAAAACTTTGTTTTTGAAAAGTTGCTGTCTATGCTTCTTTTGATTCGTTGTAATCTTTTTTCGCAAAAAAGCATTAATTTTTTTTAATTTTTCGTTTTCTTGAAGAATTTTTGTTAGCGTATTTTTCATGTTTATTTGTTGTTCCGAAGTTGACAGACTTGAGTTGCTCGGTTGAGTATAACAGTGCGTGTTTTCGTCTTCAACCCCGTCATGTGCACTGTTAGGCACATTTTCGTCTTCAGCACTGACAAGATCCCTGTTAGGGACATTCCTGTAAGGTAAATCACATGAATCACATGAGTCACTGCTAGCACTTTCATTATAAAGCTCTTCGTCACTAACTTCATATACTTCGTAAACAGACATGGTAGCTCAACTAAACTATCAATGAAAGTTTGCATTTTATTTATAATAACTTTTATCAGTAATTATGATAACATTTGCCGCATTGCGGAATAAGTACATGATAAAATTTGTTATAAAAGCCACGGCGTGTGCCAATGAATGAACAGTTCATCGCAAACATGGTGGGAGTACGCTTGCCGCTAGAAATTCAGAGACGCATCGCTTCTTATCTGGGGCCCGTGGATTATAAGAGTGGGCAAGCTGCAGGATTGTTTTTGCCGGACAACAATTATTTTATGGTGAAATATGTCCGTTTACCATTTGTCAACAGAAAACTGCGCACTATAAAATATTTATATCACCAAAGTGAATCTTTTAAAAGGGCCGTTTATTTCCATCCAGATTCTTTGTACGGACTAAAAAAAGAATATCAACCGGAAAATTATGCAAATTTTAATCAAATTTGTAAACATATAAAAAAACGGGTGCGAATTGACAAAGTAAACAAAAACAAGATTTTTTATGATGTTGTTCACAATTCAAGTATGAAAGCCCACAACACACGCCACGTTAAATATTCATACAGTGATTGGGAATCGTGGCTGTATTACTGTACAATTATGATCGTGCTGAACCGAGATGAAAATCTGCCTCAACGTTTGCAAGAAAAAACAATTAAAGAAGCTTTTTCTCTTAAACGCATCAACGAAGAGCACAAAATTCTTGTGCAATCACCGAAATATATGTTTGATGTTATTTCACTATCAATTATTAATCCTTGGGACTTCGATTACATTCAACAATATTATTTTTCTGCTCGTGATGTGTTAAGAAATAAAAAAACCTACATGAGACGCATATCTGTATTGTAAAACTCAGTTGTACGTTTAAAAATAATAAAGTATATTAACATTAACGTGTTCATTTATTATAATCCTTTCCACCCCTTTTAGTATAACTCTTTCCTTTTAATATAACCTTTACCCCGCTTTTAGTTAATAGAATAATTAGGATATGTATTTAATGTATTTGCTAAATTCGAGTGACTAGCAACGTTCACCTGATTACCGTGTAGAATTAAAACTGTATTAAAATGTCTATTGTTAGGTTGCAGACCAAATAATACGTTAACTCTTAACGCTACAGGATATCTATTATTAGAATAATTATTAGCAGAATTCCAAATTCTTAAAAATTGACCTTCTCTACTTAAAAAGCATCGCATTCCTGTGAACGATTCTGCCGTCCACACTTGAGCGTTGCCGTGTCGTCGTATACAATCGTCGTGGTTAGACACGATACAACGCCCGTCGCCGGGAAAAAAGCATGGAGCCTGTGTGCGTTTCGAAGTCTGTAAATATCTGTCAAAAACTGTTTGATTAGCTACATCCAAAACGTTTTGGTTTATTAAATGCACGTTGCGTGGTGAATATGCCGTGGAAAATTTTAAAATCATAAAATTTGTGTTTGTAGCGTTCGGATGCGCAGTTAGATATTGATATAAAGCGGCCTCGTAACGATTGTGCGACAATTGATTAGCTCGAACCATGGCCACGATATCGTCATCAGACCGTGTCGTGTCACCTTGGCCCCAAAAAAACTTGTAATCGACTCTTTCCAAAACAGATAAACTTGTGTTGAACGGTTGTATGCATGCATTAGATACGTCGGCAGAAGATTGTCCTAACATTGATGGGCCCGGACTAAAAACCGCAAAAGCGTTTTGTTCTAAAACGCAGCTGCAATATTTGTACTCTACATTGTCGTCTTTGTAATACATCAGTTGACCCGAAACCCTCAGTCCGCTTATAGGATCAATAGAACACGGATCTATGACACAGATATCTGATAAACGTAGTTCTTGACGGTAGCGATCGTCGAGTGCCGAATGATCTAATCGCACAAACCCTGCCGGGCAAGGATGTCTGGGAAAAAATGCCGGGTCGTAGATTACGTCTCGAATTGTGAGCGGTCGACAAATCGGCGTTTGGGTTTCGCCACTAAAATCCGACACGTAGCCCTCGTCGCATAGGCATCGCATAGGATTTTCGTTAATGTCTAAAATCTGTCCGTTGGGTTGACAGCCTACAGTAATATTGCAATCTTCGTACATGTTTAATTGAGTAACGAGACCGGGTTTTAGACATGAGCATAATAACGAAAATCCACCAGCGCTTTCTGTTAAAATCCAAAGACCAGTGTTGGGATTGCAAGATCTAGCCCTGTTACGATCTAATGCTAAACAATACGATTCGCCTGGTTCGATGATATGTTCAAAAGGTTTGCCTGTATTGTCGTGCATGGTAAGAATGGTTTGTTCGGTAAATAGCTGACAATTGGCCAAACCTTCTCGGCACAGATCGCAATCAGAATGCGTTGTGCACGGCGTTGGTTTTTTGTGACATTCGTGAGTGTTGCCTTCGATTACGATTTCATTGGGAGGCTCTATCAAAGGGATGCGGGAATTATCAAATCGTGCCAGCGGTGCATGTATGACAATTTTATTGTTAAAATTCAATAAAACTACAAAATGACAAAGTAATATAATGATTATTATCAGAAAGCAAACGATAACTATTAACAGCATTATAAGGACCTTAATTTCTAGATTTAGTGTAAAAATTAGATTTGATATTATCTTCGAAATCCTCGTCGACGTCTTCGTCGGTATAAGTTTTTTCTTTTTTATTTAACAGCTTCATCATAAAGGTTTGTGGCGCTTTATTTTCCATATAATGTAAACGATTGTTGACTCGCACCACCGACGGTCTGTCGCTTGAACAGCACTGATACATTCTACTGAAAGATCCGGCGCAAAAACAATTGTAAATACGGAAAATTAACAAGAAACTAAAAAATAATAACAAAAATATTAGCACCGTTTCCACAGTTGTACATTTGATGTTGAACCATCCAGCAAACCAACACAACCACCCTTCGGTAGTGTCGTCTTTGGTATTGACTGCGGAATCATCAATTTTAATAATTGTATTGTTGTTCATGCGAGCGCGCAAATCAATCAATCGTTCGGTCATATCTTTGAGGTTTTTGTGATCTAGATTACTGTTGGCGTTGACCACGTTAACATTGAACTTGTCTATGTCGTCAATAGCAGCGCTGAGATTGAATTGAGAACTGATCGGAGCCATTAACGTAGTGCTATGCATTAAATTATTTTTTAATTGACGCAAAGACAATGACACTTTTTTCGTGTTCATATTACAATTTTTGGTACCGTCACCCCTGATTATGCCCGTGCCCGCTTTTAGTACGTACGAATCGGCGCAATCAAACAACAGTTCGGTATCATTTTCTAGCACATATAGCCAATTATTATAATCTGATATAGGATAAAATATTTCACTGTAAAACTTGCCGATGCGTACATCGCAGTTCTTCTCGATGTCTACGACTTCATTGTTGAGTAATATTTTGATATCGCATTGCATCGCTTGATTCGATTCGTGTACCGCTTGCGGTTTAAGGCAAAACATTCTTTCTTCATCATCAAAGTTTTTACACATTGGCGCGTCGTCCAATCGAACATAATTGCGTCGGTCCTTGGATAATCCTAAAAATTTGTTATCGGGTAAAACTATTGCACATTTGTGCTCTCCGTTTCTAATGGCGCGACACATAGGTATAGGCACGACTTGAAACACGTCGTACACTTTATTGTTCACGAGCGGCACTTCTATAAAAAATACAATAGTCCTAGATTTTGTAATAAATACATGAGTGGTGACAAGATTATCAACGAGCTGATGCATGCTGTCCATGTCCAGGGACACGGGCCAAGACACTTCTGGTTTTAAGTGTATCAGTTTCATAGCGTCCAACAATTTGGCGGGTGTCAAAACAAGACTGTTTAATACATTCTTTTTGGCGTCGTTAACTGCCAATTCTAAATTGTTGTAAAGAAAACCGATTTGATTAAGCTGTTCTAAAATCAATTCAAATTTAGCCGGCACGTAAGTGCACAGGTCGTCGCGCGACTCTTCAAGGCATCGCTTGTGATTTTCATATGAAGACAATTTTATCAGTTCGTCTGTAAGAATTTTGACTTGTTCGTCTAGAGCGTTTGTAGTTCGTGCCGTTTCATGCAACTCTTCTGCATCCGTACTGTCCATGACGCCGAATAAAAATTTATCCACCGAACCTACAAAATTTAAAAGGCCCCTTTTGTTGCGCACTTTAATGTCTAATTTGTCGTGCGATTCAAAATGACCCGCCTTTTTTATTTTTGAATCGAGTACATTATGTTTTTCTACCAAATCTTTGATGCGTTTAAAAAGAAACGATTGTATACTCGTAACCATTAAACGTTTTGTTTTCACGCATGTTGTTAGTTTAGTCGTATCGTTGACTTCTTTTAAAAGTTTTACCGCATCGATGTGCAACTCATTTAATTCCTCAAAAATTTGACCGTGATTCATTTCTATTACGAATGTCCAAATGTTTTCAATGTGTTGCATTTTGCCTACGGGCTGATAATAAAAACCCGAAGTGTTTGCCATTTTTTCTACTGTAATAATGTCGCCCACTTTAATAATTTCGTTGCAGTTAACAACTACAATTGCGCAAAAAAACGCATACAATTTCATTGTAAATTATAATCGTTATCGTTATCAAAATTTAAAAAAAACCTTACTACTGCCAATGCAGTTAGATAGTAAAGTGCATTCGGTGAAACATGACATTTAAATATTTAATTTTGATTCAATTATTGTATTTAACGACGACGGCCGACAATGAATTAAATCCCAAATATTTATTGAATAAATGCATTAAAACAAAGTTTCAAAACGATACACAATGCGAAGGAAAACTTTTATTGGACGCGTTTGATTGTAAAACTTTTGATTTTAACACAAATGCTGCGCTGCAGAGTTACGCGACCTGGCTAATACTGATGAACAATCTGCAATTCTACAACCCCTGGAACGGTACGATGCTATTTGAATCGATGGCGCGGTTCAGCCGACAGATGACCAAGGTGCCCCAAAAAAATATCAACAGACAAATGCGCCAAGCGAGCTTTGAGATATACAGACACACTGCAGATATGTTAATGAAGTTCCATACAAAAGAAATCTTAGATAAAACGTTTGATGCATTTTATACGTTCTTCAATATGTTTCCTATATGGAGTATGGCGGGCAACGAATATCATTTTAACATAATCCTTCAAACGTACAACGAGTTGCGGTATAATTTTGAAAGGAAGATCGACGAAGCTGCTATGGATTTGATCACCATCGCCCTTAACTATCCACTACTAATGTTGGACGAGAAGGCTTTAAAAACTTCAATGTACATCTACTATGTCGGAAAAATACCCAAACGCAATCATTATTTTTTTTCTAATCTTTATTACAAGATTGAAAAAAATCAAATCCTGCCTAAAGTTTACAAATATAGGGTTGAAAATTTTACATTTGAAATTAGACATAATGATATAGACAGGGCGAGATTGACCGCTTTAAAAACCGAGACCGATTATGTCTTGGCAAACGTTAATAAATTTTATAAAAAGTTAAAAATACAACCGCAATTCCATCAAAATTTTATTAGAGGTTTCGTGTACGACAATAAAAAAATATATTCACAATTTGGAACACTTTGGGATATTAGCACAAACAACGGGGGTTACACTCATATGCTTCCAAACAAACGTATCGAGTTTCATGTGTATTTTAAAAATGCACACGATACGCTGCCTTGGAATTACGGACACGAAGTTCATCATTCACTTTTGTATGCTGCAAATATCATCAGTGACATGCCTTCGTGGTACGTCGAAGGCAGCGCCAACAGATTTGGCAATCGACCCTGCTTTGCATACGATCACGAAACGTTGCAGTTCTTCAGGAACAAAACCATTGAGGACATAACGAAAGCCGATTATTCATCTATGTTTTTGTACGGTATGGGAAGTGTACTAGTCGAATTTCTTTACGAAAACTACGCTGAACTATTGCGCAACATGATAACATTTAATAATTACACACTACCTTATGCTAATGAAACTTTGAACGCGGATTTTGATACATTTAAATTTAATTTGTTGGGCAGGTGTCTAAATCGTAACAAAAACGACGATGAAAAATTCGACACAAAATTAGCATACAAAAGTTTAATTTCGGACATAACATTTGCGTCGTGTAAAAATTTTATACGATTTGATTTTGACGATGTAATTTTTATCATGACTCGCGACAGACTAATCAAAGAAAACATAAATCCTTACGTCAATAAAACTTCTCATGAAATAATAGCCACAAATCAATCGGAACTTGATGAGTACTCTTTCGATTGGTTTATGGCCGCCGTGATTAAGTTAGCTTTGCAATTTTTTACCAAGAATGTAGATTTTTATTTTATCAATTGGTCTTCGTATACGTATAATGTAAACGTGTCTTGTCAACATCAGAATGAAAATTTTACTACGGCTATCATACAAATGGCTTTCAATTATGACAAATTGTACACTTTAACTACTTTTAAAAGTAATAAATACGAAGATGTTGTTTATTTAATTAAAAACACCGACATGTTGGCGGCGACTTGTCAATTATACAAGCCTCCTATTAATTTTAACGCGCCACTAGACGTAAAAGATTTTACAAGAAAATTAGACACTAGCGCTTCTTTTGCTCTTAACGAAACAATGTACGATCTGGTTGTTGATATTTATGATAACACCCCTTTGCATTTAGCGGCTATGTCAGATTTAAATTTATATGTCTTTATGAAATCGTTACAAAATAAAAAAAGTTACGAAAAAAGGAATTTATTTAATAAAACTTCTTTAGAATTGTACGAATCTACGCTGAGATTTAACACTTTGTTTAAACAGAAAAATATCAACAAATTTTGTTATACTTTTATTCCGCCTTTTAAGCAAGATCATACAGTATTATTGGTAAAACCAGCAGTATTAAAAAATCAAACGGTATTAACTAACAATAGTAAAGTAGAAAATACAACGCAAGATATAATTTTTAATACATTTATTAATATAACTACCGAACCAAGTATAATGGATGTTACTTATTTTACACACAATTTTACAACAATTATTACCAATAGTAGTATTACAGACAAACATACAACATTATTCATTAAAGAATATTTCGAGGCATTTATTCTAGGTTTAATTTTACTAGTATTTCTTATTATTATAATAATACTGTTATACATATTAAAATATTTAAAACAAACAAAAAAAAGATACAACAGCAATGCAAAAGCAATTTATAACAAACAAAAATTCTATGATAATGACGAGACTACCATAAAATTATTTTATTAGGAACTGATGAAATTAAAAACTAATCTAAACTCCCACAGGCTCGCTCCAGTTTTACACTCGACGGGCGCCCATTGAGTATTATTTGAAGTATTACAAAGATTGTATTCACAATAGGGCTCTTCATTTATTCTACTATTAATTATTTCTAATAAACTATGATCATGATCAACTGTTGTTTCATTTTGTTTATCGTTTTCAGCATTCTTAAACCATAATCTGCTGTACCATTTTGACAACAAACTTTCCGTCATAATAGCCTCGTTTAGATAGACATACACTATTGTATCACCTTCCATCCTTTTCGCCATGTCGACAACGTTGAGTCGATGATTTTCTTTCAATTGTTTAAATCTGCTAAATATGAAAGGGCACGTCTTCGCTTCGTCTTCGGGATTCGAAAATCCATCAAATACAATTTTATCATGCCTATCGCGAGCGTTCACTATGGACACATATTTTTCTAAGTATTGAAAAGTGGCTTGCACGTATGTGCCATTTGAATCTATTTCAATTTTTAATTTATTCACTTGATACAACGGCACTTTGTAATGGATCACAACAGTTTTATTCAAATAATTGCATGTTTTTAACGTGTTAACTAATAGTTTATCATTAATAAACACATTCAATGTTGGAGGCGGCGAACCATTACTAATCATTTTCTAATGAGACAAAATGCGTTTTAACAATATAGCATATTCTTCGGCTAAAATCTCATTGCAGAAATGCAAACTTTCGTTTTTAACTTGAAGCTCTTTTTCAGAATACTTTGACTTGGCAAGTTCTGTGCACAACAAACGGTCGATGTTCGGTTTGTCACTTAATTTATACACAATTAAATCCACCTTGTCGGTAATCAAACAACCTTTCGTGTAGAACGTTATAATATTATTTTTACGAACCACATACATGAAACGGTGCGCGGACATCGTATCCAATAAATTCTGTCGCAGCACTTGTATTTTATTTTCTTGGCGCTCCTTTTCCTCTTTCAACTTGTCAATTAATTCAGTCTGCTTTTCGTTTTTTAATTTGAGTTTCAAATTGATATTCTCTAACACTTTAAGCGCAGTCTCAATCTTCTTCAAATTCGTAATTGATATCGGCAGACAGTCTTGCTTGTTAACATCCTTGTTTTCGCACATATTTTTGATCAAACTTATTGCGTAGAGTAGACATGACTAGACTGTTTGTCCGCATCGAATTTCCATAATATTTTGTATGTTACATTGCCAAAAGCTTGTATTAACATTGTTTGCAATTCCAAATCCATGTCTTTGGTTTCTATGCTGCTACCAAAACTGACGTAGATAACTCCTTCTTTTGCATCATCTAAATATTTTTTTAAAAACTCATCTAATGATTTGTTATTAGTTATTGTATCTAAATGAATAGCACCCAAATACTGTACGCTAGAAGGAACGGGTCGATTGTTGTCAAAAATGGCATGCACATTCACAAGTAACAATTGAACACGATTGCGCAATTCCTTGATTGTGGGTGCGTCGTTGCCAAATTGAAGACGCAATAAAGTATTCTGATCGTCCGCCAGTTTGGTGAATTCCCGTTGCAATTGTATTTCTGTTGATATCTCATTAATTGTTTCGAGCACAGTCAAGTCTCTAAATTTGTCCCGCCACATGTTTGGATAAAAAATGGGGTGTCTGCTGACGGCACCCATGGTTTCAAAATTTTCTGCCAAACCATATCCTGACGATATCTGTACGATAGGCAGATTTCCAAATATATGTGAAAAAATTAGAGAATAGTCTATAAACGCTTCACATATTAATAAATCAAATTTAATACCGTTTCTCCTGTAAAAATTAATGAAATTTTTTACTGTCGGCAAATTGAATTGCATCCGCAGCATTCGAACGAGGTTCATATAATTGGTTGCAGTCACCGTCGTACTATCAGCCACAACGCCACGCTTTCTAAAGATGTTGGATTGTTTTTTCAAATCATCTAAACTTTTGACGCTCACATCTATTTCGGTAAGGTTATAGCGCGCGTGAACACTTGCAAAATCCACCATGGTTTTTGGCTTGATAACAACAACGTCATGTCCCCTTTGTGCTAAAGCCTGAACGTACACTTTAAAAACTGTTTGATGACTGTACGATGGTGTAGGAAAAACCGCCAATATCCTAGCGGCGTCGCTTCCCATCATAAAAACAAAACAATAAAATAATAAATGCATTTTACTGTAATGTATGGTTTTAATGCGCTTCAATGTGCACTGTTGCATTATTTATTTGGGTCAAACCCTTTTATACTAACAGTTTTATCGTTTAAAAACGTTTTACTGCCATTATCATCGTTTAAAATATTTTCGTGTTTTTCGTTGACGGAAGCGGTCAGAGCCATGTTATAATTAAACTCGTTAATTTTTATGGTTTCGATGATGTCGTGATTTCGTCTAAAACATTTTGATATCTTGTAAAATTTAACTTTTAACAGCAAAATACAAATCAATATGACCAATATTAAAATTATTTTTGTGTAACTGACATCGTTAATTTCATTTTGTTGTATGTCTGTTAGCTCGTGTACAACTATATTCATAAATTTGTCAATGCTATCTTCCGATCGCAATTTTGTTGTAGAGTTATGGCTAATGTTCATGATAGAGTTATCATTATCGCAGCACGCGGTCAGCGTTGCGTACAAAGATATGATAATAAAAGTTTTCATGTTAATCATTATTTTAAATTTACTTAGATTGTTTCTATTGACGCTGTGAATCGGACGTTGTCGCAATGCTAAAACGTGCAGAAATTTATTCTCCAAACAGAGTTTTGAAAATGTGGAACTCTATGTCGTTTAACGACGCTCGTAAATACGCCTTTTTAACGTCTAACAAGACCTGGTTACATCCTGCTAGGCATTTTACCAGCGACGAAGATCTATACGAGTTTTTGATAAAAAACAGAGTACAAGAAGTTCATGCCAAAGCATTAGATGAAAACGGAGGCAGGGAGTGGGTGATTGATGTGGACTTTTATGACAAAGATGAAATTTTGCTGCTGAAAATTGAGGTGGCCAAGCAAATTTTTATTAATTTTTTTGGAGAAAACATAAAACATATTATGTTTACAGGCAACAGAGGATTGCATGTATGGTTACGCGTGGACCGTTTCATGATGTCTGCAGATACAAAGTTGAGAACAAATTATTATGGTATATTTGCTAAACCGACCGAAGAAATTGATTACAACAAGATTGTTCGTGGATCCTTTATATATGCTGTCAAAGAGGCCATTAAATTAGACGAATTAAAGGTGTGGATTGACGAACACTTGAAAAATTATAGCTTGACACAAAAAATATTGTACCTTTGGCCGCCGGTGGACGCTCACATATTTTGTACTCTAAATCAAATTCGTGTGCCTTACAGTTATCACGCTATCGGCCGTGCTTATTCTAAGCAACTGTATTAAGAATGTTATTAAATATGTTGACAAAATTGTTTTCTTTTTTAACGGGAAATGGTGGTGGCAGTGAATACGAAGATAACGCTTTAGATGATAATAATGACAGGATTAAAAAAAAATTGTCTAATATTTCATATTTATTTCAAAAACAAGTTGTCTCTGTCAACCCCTTTAAACCGTTCACGTTTAAGTATTTGCTTGAACGAGGCGATAAAAATATCGTATGGGTTATCCTGTATGATTTTATTGATGGCATGCGCATTAAAGACGAAAATAGTGCTTTGTCTATTGTGGATCCTTCAAATTTTAAATTTTTAGATGCGATTTTGCCTAACAATTTTGCTTTGAAAAACTGTAAAATACAGTGCTGTAACAAATATGGAATATTAGAAATGCTCGAGTCTGTATGTTTTGAAAATAAAGCTGTGTTTGTCAGTAAGATCTTGGAACTATGCAACGAAATAGAAGGTAACGATAACTCGAACAATGTAGGTAAAGAAACTGAAAATAAATTTGAAAAATTGTATAAAATTATTGAAAGTCTTAAAAACAGCAATGAGAGTATGTCGCAATCGTTGAAAACTCAAGTTTTTGATAGATTTAACATGTTTGAAACTAAGCTGGCTCAATTGGACAATAAAATTAGTTTGTACGAGAACATTGGCACCGTCTACGAACAGTTACGGGAACACCACAAACGACTAAACAATCACGCCTACGCTAACATGTTTGCTGAAAACTCAATTAATGTTCGCATGCCGAGGGACGAGAACAAGCATCCACGTATCGCCGTTTTTGTACAACCAGCCGAAGCGGGTACACAAATAGCTTTTGTTTCTGGCCAGAAACGGCACGTGCAAAAAAGGAAGCACAATTACAACGGAATGGAACTGATCTACGAAAACGTGCATCCCAATCCACACATGGCGGTTCATTGCATAGCGGAGGACTTCAACACGAACAACTACGAAGTGACAAAGAAAAAGGCTAAATTGTTGCATGTGAAATGCAATTTAGACACTGTAAAATCGTTGATATGTAACAATTTTTGTCATGTATAATAGTTAATTTTGTAATAAGAATGTTATTGTGCGAAATGTTAAATAAAATATTCTTCATTTGCATCGGAAAATAAGTATTTTATTCCTTTCGTAAAATATTCGAAAAATCAAATATA